ATGGATAACATGGCCGGGGATCGGGCTTTGGCTCGTTCTCCTTTTTCTCTGTCTTTTGATTGGACATTTGTACCCACTGTTCTGGAGGATCCCATAGTTGCAGGTTATGCCCCAGTACGCTTGCCAACAGAGGGATTGGGGTTGCAAGCCATCGGACATATTGGCTGTATTGGTAGCGTGCAAATAGCACGTCTGTTTCACTGGAAACGACATCAAATCCGGCGAATGCTTGCCGAACAAAAGCTCGTTCAACACGAGTTGAAAAAGAATAAGAATACCATTCCTATTTTTACACTTGGCCCACGTAGCATTGATCTTTTTAAAATGGATCAGCCCGTTAATAGTTGGCGGCACTGGAGCATTGAATCGGTATTGTCTAAACTGGTATTTTTTCAATTTTGTTGTGCATTGCAAGAAAAACAAAAGGGTTTTCAAATACTTCCGGCAGCTTGGCCTTTTACTGGAAAGGTGCAAATGGGAGAGCATATACGATACGTACTTGTGCTGCGAGGCAAAGAGGATGCTGCTTCGCTAGAAAGAGAGTTACGATATTGCTCTCAACCTATCATTGTCCTTTCGGAAAACCTGGAGAATGTGATCCCATACAATGATGTACTGACAGCGGCACATTTGTTGCTGGATCAGGATTTAAGAGAGGATTATAAATTCTTGCGTCATCGAGCAGGGAAATGGCAGTGATCTTAAAATACATGGCTGCTTGTACTACTCATAAACATGTGCTAGAATGAAATTGTTAATTTTTCCAACTCTAAACTCCCATTCGCTGGAGAAGAGGGTCATACCCTACGCTTTGGACTATGCACTTCACAGAGTTATAAAGTAGGGTAACTTGTTTCGAAAGAACAAGTCTAGTGTATTACCTCAACCTACACCTTCGTTCTGATGAAGACAGAAATGAAGAGAGGATAAATGTAGGACAAAAGGCAAAGCCAATGAAGTTCCGCAACTCCCGTTTGCTGGAGATAAGGAATGAAGAGTACCGAAAGGCTCTTGGAAAAGCAATGTTATTGAGTTTTAAAGCCGATTTTTGCATGGATTCTTCCGTGCGGAGATCGGCTTTTTTGCGTTTTAATTAAAATTGAGAGGATGGTATAATGGAGACAGTCATTTGGTTTTTGAAGGATGAAGAAGGGAAGGCTCAGGTTAAGCTTTGCTTGCAGGAATTGATTCAAAGAGCAAAAGCTGATCCACTTTTCACTCAACTTGCTGAGCTTATTTTTCAAGCCCTTGAGTTTGTGGAAAAAAGGGGAATGATTCGTTCCATGACTGAATTTTTTACGACTTCCCTGGAAGGCAACTCGTTATATACTATCCGAGTCATCAAAGAGCTTAGAGATCATCCACCACTTCTTGAATTCCGTGTGAACTGGAGAGGTGCTGGAGCGTTTAGAGCGATATGTTTTGAATATTCGTTAGAAGATGTTCAAATGCTGGTGTTTACTCAGGCTACAGTAAAAGCCAGGACCTACTCTGAAGAATTTGAACAATTAATAAAAAAGTCAGAAGAACAGTATATTGCGTTTATAAAATCTCCAGAGAAACACATTTTTTCACAAGGGGATGAAATGGATGAATAAATACAGTCATTTAAAAAGGGATTTTGAACAGCTAAAAGCTGAGGTTAGAGAAATTCCGGGAGCTACAGAGTATCTGGATGGTCCTGAAGTTGCTGTCGGACAGATGATTCTAGCAAGACAACTGGAATTGGGTTACACGCAGCAACAACTTGCTGATCTTGCGGGAGTTCCGCTAGAAGACATTAAAGTGATTCAAGCTGGACTTGTGCATTCGAATTTCGGATGTGACATACAGCCTGATTCATTGTCTAAAGTATTTAAAGCCTTAAAGATTATTGGAGTGCAGCCGATTATTGATGAGCAAGCTGCAACCTCAATGCTGGGTTAGTTCAAAATAGAATAATGTTGATTTAAAAACCGATTTTTGCATGAGTCATTTCATGTGAAGCTCGGTTTTTTGCATTTTATAAAACCTTTGAAAGGACGATGAATCTTATGTTGAAACCTGATACTAATGTTGTTTTAAATGTTCAAGCCACTTTGGAGGAAGCACTTTCGCTCTTGGATGATTTAATCGCGGAAGCACCTGAATCGTTAAAACGTGAGGTGACAACGATCTGGAGTAATTTGGATAAGCTCGTTCAACAGACGTTTGTAGATCCCAAATTAAAATAAGGAGCTGAGCAACGATGGCTGAAGTTATGGATTTGTCGATTATGGAAAAGGTCGTTATTCAAGGAGATTTATCATCACTCAAACCAGAGGAAAGGTTTGTGTACTATACCAAGGTTTGTGAGAGTGTAGGACTGAATCCCCTGACAAAACCATTCGATTATTTGAAACTGGACGGGAAGCTTGTACTGTATGCCAAGCGTGACGCTACAGACCAGCTTCGTAAAATACAAAATATCAGTATTACGATCACAAGCCGTGAAAAGGTGGGTGACGTTTACTGTGTGACCGCTCGCGGAACAACTCAAGATGGCCGGACCGATGAATCCATTGGTGCTGTCTCGCTGACCAAAGAAGAGAAGTTATGGGACGAGATGAGGAATCGAAAAGTACCTACAGGCCGAATTCTCCCATTAACTGCAGATGAACTTGCCAACGCCATCATGAAGGCCGAAACGAAGGCAAAACGAAGAGTAACGTTATCTCTATCGGGGCTTGGCATGATGGATGAAAGCGAGATTGAAACCGTTGAAGATGCGGAGCGAATCGAAGTAGGGGAACCTGTTCAATCCACTCAACAAAATAAAAAGAAACCTTCTTCTGGTAGCACTTCGAGTACCCAATCAGGTTCTTCAGAGAAAAAAGGACAGAAGGATGCGACTTCGACTAAGCCTGCTACTTCAAGTTCAGGAGAATTGTATAGAATGCTGGATATGGCAACAGGAGTTTCTCCAGGAGGCGTTACCTTCGCTAAATTACGAGTGGTTAATATTGCAACGGGTGAAGAGTCTGTGGTACTTGCCAATACGCCAGTGACGATTGAACAAATTAATGCACTATCAAATAACTCACAATTCAAAATTGAATTTGAAATGAACAATGGATTCAAGATGGTGAAATCAATTGCGATTGTAGGTGAAGCGGCATGACGAAAGTGAACGCTACGTTTACAGACGGGAACACACTAATCTGTGTATTCCCTTCTAGTCGGAACAATGGTGTTTATTTGGTCAAAGCTGAACCTCATTTCAATGACCTTATCATCACTCACGATTGCCCAGCTTGTCACTATGGACAAAAGGAATGTAAACATGTTCAGGTGGCAGCCGAGCTATATCGCCGTTGGCAATGGTGGGAACCAGAAAAAACGATTCATACGGTTACACGCAAAATTGTTCTTTCCCCGGATTGGGAACAGATTCAGCTTCCGCCCAGCCAGGAGGAAATGATACGAGCTGTGATTGATCATGCTTCCTGATATTGTGGCCATTGCTGAACAACATGGTCTGCAGATCAATCCACACTCCAGATCAAGGGAAGAAGTGGCGTGTAAGTGTCCTTTCTGTCATGAGGATTCAAAGCCAAGTAAAAAGCGAAGATACTACCTTTCTCTCAATAGCAAAGACCAAGTGTTCAAATGCTGGTTTTGTAATGAGAGTGGTGGTGTTTTTCGCTTTATTTCTCTGTTGGAAAATATCCCGGAGGAGAACGTAAAACAACGATTCCGAAAACGGAGAATTATTCATCCTGCCGAGCGTCTCAGCCAAAATCAGCGAAGGTTGCTGAGAGAACATACTGGCGTGAGAGAACCAAACTGGAAGCAGATGAGGGAACGGGATTTCTCGTATTATATGCGTTCCCTTGATCTGTTTTGGGACTCATGGAAAGAGTTTCTGATGAAGGAGCAGCGAGATGCCTATTTTCAATTAATTGTGGGGATCAAAACCTGTACGTATCAGAACTACATTGAAAAAATCAGACAACGAGAGCGAGAGATTGAATCGCCTCTCCTTGAAAGTGTACTACAAATCTACTCTTGTGCCTCCCGTCCAAAGTGGACAGAGGATGTCGAGCGATTTGTGGACCAGTTTAAAACGAAACCTGTAAGTCCTGAACCTACAAAGGCAGGCATGGACGGAGGAGAAAAATGTTGAATCGTGTAATTTTGATTGGTCGTCTGACTCGTGATCCTGAGCTGCGATATACTCCCGCTGGAGTGGCCGTTACGCAATTTACTTTGGCAGTGGATAGACCTTTTACTAGTCAAGGTGGAGAACGAGAAGCGGATTTCATTCCTGTTGTTACTTGGAGACAACTTGCTGAGGCTTGTGCAAACCATTTGAAAAAAGGGCATATGGCTGCAGTCGAAGGGCGTATTCAAGTACGAAACTATGAAAATAACGAGGGTAGACGTGTTTATGTAACTGAAATCATTGCCGACAACGTTAGATTCCTCACTCCTCAGTCTGGTGGTACTACTTCTTCAAACGATTCAAGACCGGGGACAGGAAATCAACAGAACGGAAACAGTGGAAACGGTCGTGGAACGAACACGGCAAGCGATGACTGGGGAATTCCAGATGATGACTTACCATTCTAAAAACCGACAAACTCTCATTTAAATAGGAGTGAATGAATATGGGATATACCCATTTCTGGTATCGAGTAAGGGAGATCGAACTCGATGTGTATCTTAAAATTCTGACTGACTTTAAACGTTTGTTACCTGTATTCGCAGGGGTAGGAGTGTTACTTGCTGGTCCAGGAGGAACAGGAGATCCCGTTATTAATGAAGACAATCTGCTATTTAATGGTGTGGGTGCAGATAGGTATGAAGACTTTGTTTTTCCACGGGTGTTGTATCTATGGAATGAGCCCGATGAAAATGATCAATATTTTCAGTTCTGTAAAACAAGCGCATATCCTTATGATCAGGCCGTCATAGCTTTCTTACTCATTGCCAAGCATCATTTACAGCAGGATATCACTGTTCAAAGTGATGTTGTAGCTAAAAAGGTGGATGCTGCTAAGAACCTATGCCAAACATACTTGGGAATCACATGATCTTCTCATACTCACGACTTTCCCTGTATGAAACTTGCCCATTTCGCTTCTATATGAAGTATATTTTGGGTAGACCAGAGCCGGTTACAAAACCACTCGCTCTCGGTAAAGCAGTGCATAAGGCGATTGAGCTAAAAATCAATGGTATGTCTGAACATGAAGCGATCTTGGCAGCTATAATCGAAGCCGATTTTCATCCCGAAGTGACTTATGAAGAAGTTTTGAAGTTGCTTCAGCAGGCTCCTGATGTAAAGGGTCAAACGGAGATTCATTTTAATCTTCCGTTGGACTCTTCGTCCGGAATCCAGCTTCAGGGGTACATTGATTTGCTTCAGGAAGTACATTTCTGGGATTGGAAGTCGAATTGGAAACTTTACGGGGTCCATGATACAAGGCAGCTTGCTTTGTACGCATGGGCCACTATGAAAATGAGAGGTCTTCGTCAAGTCAAAGGCACATTGTTTTTTCTACGGTTTCGGAAAGCAGAATCGTTTATTTACAACGAATCTGATGGAAACCAGGCTAGAGAATGGGCCATTCAGCTTGCGGAGCAGATTGAAATGAAGAAGTCATGTCTGGAATCATTCCCGGATATGGCTTCTTCGCTTTTTCGACCTACACCGGGTAGTCCCTGCAAACATTGCCCGTTTGTAATGGAATGTATAAAGCTTTGAGAAAATGTATTTTGGAGGGATAAAAATATGACGAAAGACGAAATCATTAATGCTGCTGAGTCAGGAGAATTCATTGTAGATCATAACTATCAATGTTTTGCTGATCTCGACGGGACAGAAGCCAGGCGATATTTGGAAAGTAAGGGGTTTGAAGTTGTTCAGAACTTCGACACGGGTCTTAATGGGATTGCAATAACAACCTGTGGCCTTCACCTTTCCACCAATGGCTACATCTATAAAAAGTTATAGGTGCGTATAAAATGACGAATTATTCCCTTGGAAAATATTTGTCTTCTGCATTACAAAAAAACAAAAACTTGAGGAGTGTTATATATGACAAATACAAATACATGAAAAATTAACAATAGAGAAGGCAATCCAGATCGCGTTAGAAATCGAAAGAACCGAGGCTGCATTGAAACAGATGAAAGAATGTTTGAAGACTTATGTTGATGAAAATGGAGCACTTCAAGCTGCGGATAAAGTTTGGGAGTACAGCAATACCAGAAGCTGGTCTTTTAAACCTGATGGATTGCGTGAACTTGCGGTGGCGATCACAGCGGAAGGGAAAAATGCTTGGGATTACCTGAGTCTTTCTTCAACTGCGCTGAAAAAACTTGGTTGGGAGGACGTTTCCTTGTCCGGGTATGGTACGTTGAAAGAGACTAAACGTTTTGCTTCTCGCAAAGTGTAGTTCGACACGACAAACTAATTCAAAATAGCCTTTCGCCTGGCAATAAATGGCGGTGTTTAATTCCGACACCGCCATTGCGGGGTCGGGATAAACAGAAAGGGGAATATATGAAAAACTTCTCGGTAAATGAAACTCAATTGGCTTCTTTGCCTCGACGAAGACGTGAACACGCTGAAAAGTTATTACAACTGGTGGAGCGAGTAATGCAAGAAGATGTTCCTAGTGAGATTAGAAAGCCTGAAGATGTGTATCAGCTCGTAGCTGCTGAGATGTCATCCCTTCCTAATGAGCATTTTGTTGCAATCATGCTGAATGTTAAGAATCGTGTTATTTCTAAGGAAACGATAGGGATTGGGACATTAAATGCTGCTATAGTGCACCCTAGAGAATTATTTAGAAAAGCAATTTTAAAGAATGCAGCTTCTATTATCTGTGTGCATAATCATCCTTCAGGTGATCCAACTCCGAGCCAGGAAGATATCAAGGTCACTAAACGGTTATATGATGCCGGTGCAATTGTTGATATTAACGTACTGGACCATATTATCGTTGGTGTTGAGGGATTTGTATCCCTGAAGCAATTGGGGATGATGTGATGTCAGCAAAGGAGCGGTATTTGAAACAGCTTTTGAGTAAGACAACGAAGGAACGTTGGATTGCTGGTTTGATGCTTAGTGCTTCTTCTGAAGTCTTAAAGAGTATTACATTGCGTCAGTTAAAACAGGTGAAGTGAAGATGAAATATTGTATAAATCCCCAGTTGCTTAGACTGGGGATTTATTTAGTTTAAAAGGAGGACGAGACGTTGAGTCATTGGTTTTACATCACGCCTGAAGAATATGTTGAGGCTGAGAAAATAGGAATAAAGCCTGCCATGCTGGATCGTCGAATTCGTGCACAAGGCTGGACGAAAGAACGTGCGATGACAACACCACTGCGAGGATTCACGAATCGTCGGAAGTGGCTACAGATTGCATTAGAAAACGGAATAAACAAGAACACGTTCTACAATCGGATCAGATTAGGGTGGAAGATGGAGCAGGCAGCAATGAAGCTGCTACAAACTTCAGAAGAAATACGAGAACAAGCTCTTAAGCATCAGAATGTGTACGTGTGCTTCCCAAAGAATACGTCCAGCTTGCTGAGTAGAATGGGATTCCTTATGCCACTTTCCATAACCGTGTTACAAACTGCGGTTGGAATTGGAACGGGCTGCTACAGAACCGTTGTGGAGTGTACAGCAATCAGGGAGACTTGGGTCACAACGTTTACGTGAGCGTGAGGGCGATTGGTCGGCTATATTGTCGGCAAACCAGAGTGGCGTGCAGCTAGGCGGTCTTAAAGAGAGGTGGTAAGTCTGATGAAGACATTGCATGGTCGGAAGATACATGGATACACAGCAATTGGCTATGAGGTAATCGCAGATGATGGTCAAAACGCTACTTTCGCCTAAGTGCCTTGCAGTCAGAAGTTTGTGAAGCTGCCCGAGATTGAAGATAGGAAAGTGACGAGTAGTATTGCTTTAAGTATGAAAGAACTCCAAAGCATAAATAAGCGTGCTGGAATACAAACGCAGTCTAAAAGTAAGAAAAATATATAGCATCAAAATCAGGGAGGGTGATTGAATATTGAAAATGAAATGAAAGTTATCCTAAATGCTGATGAGAAGTCAGTTGCAATTAAAACGCTGAAGTATAAGTTTTTTGCTGTCAAACAACTTCATGATTGGATCAGCAAGGACAATTTGACTCAGGAGATGGCCGGGATACTGTCCGGTTTAATTGAAGGTCATATCAGCGATGTATCCAAGCAATTGAACTATGAGAGTGTCTTACTAAGGAGAAGGAAGAGCGACATCTGCGGATTAGAGAGGCAAGTGCCCGTATTCGTGAGCTTGAAAGACAATTGGGTGAGAACAAACCTATCGACAGTTTGAAGGAACAACTTCAGTTTCTTGCATCTACAGTCTCTAACTGGTGGAACCAATACTGATTCCCTCATGTGTCTGACGAGGTATTTACAGAATACGGCCACTATAAAGCTCGATTTTGCTTTATGTTGGATCACCTGTACACGTTCAGCAAGACACCTGAGACAGACAAAAAGAATCGCAAGTAACGTATACAGGAACTGATCGAGGAGGACTGGGACATTGTTTATAAAGAAGGTGGACGTAGCCCGGAGTTGGTAGACAACGATAATAATCGTTCCAAGCTGGTCAAACTGATCACATCCCGTTTACCCTCAGCCAAAATTTTTAAAACAAAGGATTGTTGTACGGACGATGAAAGCGTGGTTGTATACCGTGATATTGAAATATATATTTACGATGTGCTTGATATTCCGTTGCTGTCAGTAGAAAGAACGGAGGCTGGCCATGAGTAAACTACAAGGTATGAGTAATAAACTTAATATATATGGAAGTGCTTCAGGGTGCAAAAGAAGATCGTCATCATAAGGGAAATATCCTTAAAGGAACATATTCCGTTTCAGCAAGAGATTTTGCAACGAATCCTAGCCATGCATTAGCTATACCAGAGGTTGCGATAAATAAAAACAGTCATCACTATTTGGAGTGTCTAAGTGTGACATCATAGAGCATGATCCTATCGGGTGTGTGACGGTGAACTGGTTTCTTATACACAAGACCATAGAGTAAGTATGTTCATAGCTACGCCTCGTCAGCGTGCCGAAGCAGCATACTTGGTTACCGTGGGCATGGGTATTTGAAAATTTAATAATTTACCCGGAGCTGATTCCTTATACACATCCTCGAGGAGCAATCATTTGGGAGAAGTTGCCGAAAAATATGGAGAGACAGAGTATGAAATTAGAACTGATACCGTATAAACTTAGAAGAGATTAAGAAATGCATTTTTAAGCGCACCGTGGAACGCAATGGTCGGAGAACTGCTAGATGAAAGAGAATGTCTGCTAGATGTTATAAATGAAACATTGCACACATTGCACAGTTGAATGAGACATTGGAGTTTTATGAAGAACCCGGTAATCACCTGGATCATATCATTGGTTGGTGGCCGGAAACTCCTGTGATTCAGGATGGTGGGCATCGAACGCGAATGGTATTGCAAGCGTATAACAAAGGAAAAGAAATATGAGGAAAACTATGAAACGACACGAATTGCTCAAGAGGCTGGAAAATATCGCTGACATGTCAGATGAGGAGATTGCGATGAATGCGGATTGGATACGTGATGTTGCTCAATAATCCTACAGCCATATCAAGCAAAAGGAGTCCATAAAAATAACGATTAGACTTTAAACTGAAGAAGAAAGTTCTTATGTTAAAAGCGAGAGTAACGCATGCGGCTACAAATAACAACAGGTCGTATCGTCATTACTTTCGCTTTTTCTATATCATTCAGTAATAACTTACCATTATAAGCGAAGATTCATAAGTTATGGAATATGGAAAAAAACAAATAGTAAGGTGAGGGTCGACGATGGATATGGAGTACAAAGCTTTCAAATCTCATTTGAAAATGATGGCAGATCGTGGGTTTTCCATTCAGGAGAGCGTTGCATTCCGTGCCCCGTTCATGTCTTTGGATTTATATGGATGTAGTGAACAGCTTCTTACACCATTAACGAAGTCAATTATGGTGTGCTTACAACGTTCCTTTGGAGTAAATATCTTATTAAGCGATCTAACAAAATATAATTGGACCGACCTAGTGAGGAACTGCAAATTAGGACATACAGCATGTGAACACTTGTTTATGTTCTTTTATGAGATGAGTGTAGGAATTACGCTGGAGTTTAAAGTGGATGATTACTACACATCCAGAGATTTGTCACGAATCATGCATATGCCCAAAGATGAGACTATTCGCCAGCTTCAGTTAGGTAGATTTAAAGGAGCATTTATTGATTTGACTGGTCAATGGAGAAAGGAGAAGCTATATTTCTGAAGTTACCATTGAATACTTATAAACAATTATTTTATGGTCAAGGTTTATTGCCAGAAGTTTGTGAAAATAACAATGGAACTGGTGTTTGCTCAAATCATTTGCAAGTCATGATAAAAAAGAATTAAATATAAATAACGTTCCAATAAACGAGTTTAAAAATGAAATTTATGAGTTAAACATACAAAATTCCCCTTACTTCGACAAATGAGTTGGTTTATAATACACATGAAGTAATTAATTAATAAGGAGGAATTTTGTAATGCAAAAGAAAATTACCAGTTTAATTATTGGAACAGTCGCAGCATCAATTCTACTCACGCCTTATTCTGTGTCAGCTTCTCAAAACTTACAATCGAAAGAACAAAATATCACAGTTTCTGAACGTTTTACAGATAAATTGTTAAAAGATGTTCAACGTAAACATAATCAAGTAGAACAAGCATTAATTAATGGTAATGTTGAAGGCCTTGATATAAATAAAATTTTAGATGAAGCAACAGCTACTTTGAATTATATACAAATGTATGAAAGTAGTGGTGTAATAACTCCTCAAGCAGATCCTGATGAGGGAAGTATTCAAGAAATTACGAATATTTTTAAGGAGCAAATGAGAGGTAATGGCTTACGAATGTTGTATATGTATCCAAATGATTTGGCTGGAGCTGGCCTTTACTTTGCTTCTCAGGTAAAGAGTGGCGGCCCATGGGATTACAAACTTAAATATGGAGTAAGTAAACGTTATAAGTTTAATGGTAGGATTATCACCGGTGAGGATATTGGGAATATTCACTACGGCTATGTAGGTAGATACCTTTTCCCAGCGAGCATTTTAAAGTCCGTAGCAGGTGCTTATCAGATATATTCAGGAACAGCACACCCTTCTTGGTGGAAAACATATTTTGACGACCCCCAAGATCAAGCTATGATTGAATGGGGAATTAGTATGTTTAATACGGATAATAAATGATATAATGGGAATATACCTCATTTTTTGAGGTATATTTTATTTTAGTAGAGATTGGAGGAAGAACGATTCAGTGAAAAGTAAAAAGATAAAAGTTTTTTTGATAAGTAGTTTTTTGGTGTTAGCAGTAGCTATTGCTTTTGTATCCTTGTGGAATTGGTACTATGACTTAGAACGACTTCCAAAAGGGGAAGTTATATCAGAATCAGTTTCACCCGATGGTAAATTTACAATTAAGGCGATGAATTCTGATGCAGGAGCAACAACTTCGTTAGCCATATTATGTGAACTTCAGTACAATGATGGCTCAAAACCAAATAAAATTATATATTTCCAAAATAAAGTTGAAAAAGCGACTATCATCTGGGAAAGTAACGATATTGTATCCATTAATGGTGTAAAACTAAATGTTCCTGACGATGTCTATGATTACAGAAAGAAAGAGTAAAATGTAAAAAAAAGTTCATTCTTCTCAGAATGGGCTTTTTTTTACATTTTTAATCACATATAGATAAGTATTTTAAAAAAATAATTTCGAGAATTAATTAGTCAGCAAAATCGACATAGGTAGCTATTAGCATTGGACCAAATTCAAAATAACATTATAAAAGCCCGTTTTAAGAAGCTTTCTTACAAAAAAATAAAGAAGTTCTCAATCAATTGTATAAATACTCCAATCTCTCTTATTAATCTGCCGAATCACGTACATCACTTTTACATTTTCATTCTTATTAGTTGTTGTATCGAGACATTCTCCCAGAACATTAGGAGCATAGAAAAAGGCGTGAATGAAACGGCAAGCTTCACTTGTCGTTGAATTTCTTGGAGTTGTTGGAATTATTGTTTTAACGGTTATCATTCAACAAAAGCATGCTGAACGACTGAAGAGATCAGGTATTGCAGAGATCGACAAAATGGATGGAGTGCAGTTTGAGCACTATCTTGGGCACCTATTCCGTTCACAAGGGTTTAAGGCGGAAGTGACAAAAGCTGCAGGTGATTATCGCGCCGATCTGGTTATATCCAAAGATGGAAAAAGAATCGTTGTTCAAGCTAAACGTTATAAAAAAAATGTTGGCTTAAAAGCTGTTCAAGAGGTTCAAGGAGCTAAGGCACATTATAGAGCAAATGGAGCATGGGTTGTCACGAATAGCAATTATACTGAGCAGGCATATCAGCTTGCTAAATCAAATGGGGTAAGGCTGATTGCTCGGGATGAACTGGTGGAGATGTTGCTTACAATGAAAGAAAAGTTGTCCGCTTCAAAGAAACCGAGAGATGTAAAGACGAGTGCATAATTGATTTAGAAAGGCATGAGAGAATTAGATGAATTGATAAGTTGACTTTGTTTTTCTAGTTAATGCTCTTGTGCTTCCTCTATAGTTAAAAGTATGTTTGCTTTTAAGGAAAAGAACGTTGCGCATTTGCTACGACCTTTTCGGACGCATGCTTATAGAGCGTAACACCAACATCATACATATCAGTTCCTTCGATGGATCGACTTTTTTAGTCGAGGAATTGAAGTATCAGCATAGGGCGTAAGAATATCGCATTTGTCCAAACAAGCAGCCAGAGAAATGCAAAGGATGTGTTTAATGTAGATGGGACGGCGTTAAGCAGTTCTGTAGTAAACCAGGTTTGTTTCCAAGGATATAAAATAAAGAAAAGGGAGATGGAGATGGATAACGTAACGTCACTAACTAAATTTCTTGGTATCGACCCAGACTCGGCTCTTGGTGTATCAATAGAGGGGACTATGGATCATATACCTTTAGTGGGAAAGATATTGAGTTCTTTGAAAATGAGAGAACTTCAAAAAAAAATAAAATATCTAGAACTAAGAATTCAACGCTTATCAGATAGCATGATGGAAAGACCAGATGATTTTGTCAGTCAATTTTTTAAGGAGAGAGCATTTCCATTCATGTTAGATCAATTATTAGAAGAACAACAAGAAGAAAAAACTGATTTGATTATGAATGGTATTGAATATATTTATGATCAGAAAATAACTGAAGAAAATAAAGTGTTGATTCATTTTGATATCTTGAAGCAATTGAGAGTTACTGAAATTAAACATCTAATGACATATTCATCAGAGGGGAAACAAGCAGCAAGAAGAGCAAGTGAGTATGAAGAAGTACCAGGGAGTGATGTGAAATACTATGAATACATAGAGAATCATCTCGAAAAATTAGGACTTATTGATAAAGGAGTTAGATCAACTAGTGAGGTGCAACAGAGTATTGTTTCTGCTTTCTCTAATGTTGTTTCAACTAAAGGTGGGATGAAAGGTAGAGGACTAACCCTTACTAATACACAAATAGTCTTAACGCCATTTGGAAGAGAGTTTATTAAATTTTTTGATTTGAAATCTTTGATCCAATTGCCTGCTAAGTAGAGCACCCATCGTGGTGCTTATTTTGCTCTCATATGATGGATTATCAGCCGTTTTAAGCTTCTTGTCATGGAGAACGTCCGGATTCAGGGATCAGTCATTTGGAGAGCGTAGAACAGGCACTGATTGAGCGTACACGCGAATACAGTGGTCATCCAAACACTGAAACTAACTCAAAGAAGGATAATAAAAATTTTAAGTCGAATTAGAAGGGGGAGGGATATTTTTTGGACATAACGTTATTAGGGGCATTGGTCTCAGGAGTAGTAGGGGTGGTAGGTGTATTAATTGGTGGTATCTTGACCTATAAACTGAGTCATCGATCAGAGATGATCTTAATAAAGAAGAAGATCATAATTGATAAGATTCAGGAAACACAACGCGGTCTTTATGTTATAGCTAGACAATTAGAGCAACTAAGCTTAGCTTTAAAAGAGTTTCAGAATAAAAAAATCAGTCATGAAGAGTTCCAAAAGATATCTGATCAAGTCCAAGATGAGTGTGGTTCAGTAATTCGAAATATTAGGGTGAACGAGTTTTTTATTAAACCTTCAATGAATTTGATTGAGGAACTCCTAAACCAAACTCATCACTTTCATGACTTAATATATGATGCGTATATTTATCCCGATAGCCCTAGCTCAAGAAATTATCACCCAGATCTATTAGAATATAAGCATATAGAAAGTTTGATAATGAAAGCGACTTTATTTGCTCTCGAAGTTAAGGAAAGTTTGGATAAGCAAATAGAAATTGAATTAATTGTGATAGAGACGACCTTTAGTGGTCGTTTTTTTTGTACCTATAAACTAATTGAGGTGATCGAAATGAAATCAGAGTCGTGTCAATCGGTCAGATTAACTATAGTAGCATATGACTACTAATTGACTTTCAGTCTAGCGATCCAGAATATGTGAAACTCGGACGTAACATTTGAGTTCAGGTAAAAAAATCCTGAATGTGCATGATTTCGATTTACTATTGAACTAACATGTGTTCCAATGGTATAGTAAAATTGTAATTATTCTTCAATCCTAAACTCCCATTCGCTGGAGACAAGGGGAATACCCTACGCTTTGACTTTGCGCTTCACAGGGTTTATAACAGCAGGGTAACTTGTATCGAAAGAACAAGTTTAGTACTACCTCAACCTACAGCTTCGTTCTGATGAAGAGAGGAAAAATGTAGGACAAAAGGCAAAGGCCAATGAAGTTCCGCAACTCCCGTTTGCTGGAGACAAGGAATGAAGAGTACCGAAAGGCTCTTGGAAAAGCAATGTTACTTGAGTTCTAAAAGCCGATTTTTGCATGGATTCGTCCGTGCGGAGATCGGCTTTTTTGCGTTTCATTAAAAATGGAGAGGATGGTTAAAATGTTTAATCTGTTCAGAGGTAAAAATGCGAAAAGTGCGATTCATACAGCAGTAGGTGGGTTCCTTCATGAAGAGAAAAAACGCCATAAAAATGCTGTGGACTTTCTTCAGATGATGGCCGCAGTAACCGTTTATGTCGCTGGAGAAGTATGGGGAACCGTTGAACTAGAAGTGAAAATCAGTGATACCGTCCGTTTCGATATGGCAACTCAAAGTTTCTTCTACAAAACGGACGGAAATGAAATGAATGTGCAGGCCCTTAAAGGACAACCTTTTTGGCAAAGCGTGCAGCAAGTAATGGTCTTTGGACAAGACTTGCTGGATGACATTAAAGAACGAGAAGAAGGTCGAAAGCAGTTGGTATCCAATATTGCTGACCTGACACAACAAATGAATGAGAGTTCAATCGTTATACCGAGAGTGAAAATGTTTCGTGTATAGCTTGAACAATACAGAAAGCCGATTTCATGCATGTACACTCATGCGAAGAAATCGGCTTTTCAATTTAATAAGGAGAGTGATATGAAGTGAGAAATAATTGGAGAGTTTGTCCAGAGCCGGTATCTCATTCAATTGAACGTGTTTTTCATAACTACATGTTAGGCAGGATGAGTCGTTTGGAATACTGCCAGCGTGTAGGATATCTTTTGCAGATAAAGGAGGTAAGGTAGGATGAAAACAGTGAAATTTACATATGATCCGCTGGCGCATGTACGTATTGTCCTCCAGCGGCATGTTGAAGAGAATATTCAAGGAAAGTTTTATAAAGCAAAGCAATTTGCTTGTTATGAATACTTGTCTAAACTGTCGGATGAATCTTTGGAAAACTTGCTCAGGGAGTACACGAAACGACTCAATCTTGAGTGCATTACATTGGCAAATTGGAAGCAAGATGGTGAACTCATCTTCGAAATTATTTTTGAACAAGAGGTTTATAGGCAGTTGGAAATTGACTTCAAGAAAAGAGGATTTGGGGCTACCGGTCTTGGTGTACTCGATGTCGGGAATAACGTTTTCTACGATTGTGAGTTTGTTCAGCACTGGAGTACGATTCAACATATCGTGGAAAAGTCTTACCCACGATACGTAAAGGCATTGGAGAAAATGTACATTTATGAAAGACTTGAAGAGTTTGATGGGGTCACCCGTGAGGAGTTGGAGCACTTTATCACAAGCAACTTTGAACTTTATGGTGGCAGTAAGCCAGCCAAAGACTATCTCTAAGCAAGTATAAAATCTGATCTGAACACTTGAGCAACTTTCAAGTGTTTTTCTTTATTCCAAAAACGAGGAGGCCTTTACTATGAACTCAATCTTAAAAGATGCTGTTGTGGTTCCGGCTGGTCAAGGAGATGCAATTGGATTCTTAACCTGGAACTCGTTATCTAATATGCTAATCACGCCTGACGACTTGAAACAGAAACTCATTGATTCAGGGCTGGGAGAAGGGTGGATGCCGAATGCAATCCGTCTACCAGATGCTTTTAGAAGAGCGACCAGTGAAAAGTTTAAACGGGAGATGTCGCCAGGTGTATATGAGAACTACATGTTTAGAGAGGTGGCATCGACAAGTTCTTTCGTGCAACGTAATTTGGTTTGCGAAACGGTGGATACCAAAGGGAGAAGATTAAACTACATCCCGGATGTAGGATCGCTAGTATTGGATCGGAAAACGGAGAAGGTAGATGCCAGTTACGTCTCTTCCATGGCGCAACAACTCGTTAGTAATGCTGCCCTGCAATTTGATATCTTCCGAAACAACTATGGTTCTACGACATTGCGAACCGTGATTACGAATGCTTTAAAGAGTATGTCACCAACCCCAGTAAGGCCAACTGGAGGTGTCTACTTTGTTCCGGCACAATTTGATGGGAACTTGGATGCACTGATCCGATTTATTGTTTCTCTTGAAAAAGGGGAAGCAGAGAAGGTTCCTGTCATGAACACGTTGGATATGAAAAACATGGTGACTCGGAAATTGATGGATCATCTGCGTTCAACGCTGGCTGCTTGTGAGAACGGGGTTGAGAATCAGCTCAAGAAGAATGATCTAAAAGCTATTCTTGAAGATGCGAAAAATGTGGTGAGCAACTTTAAAGACTACGAAAGTATTGTTACAGGAAATTTGCAAGAAATGGAGGCTTATGTTTCGCTCATTCGTAAGAGAGTCGCGGATGCTTTGGCAAATATGGCCGATTGATTTTCACATATTCTTGTTGAAACGGAGCTGACCCTATTTCTCTTTAGGTTCAGCTCTTTTTGATTTCTAAAACTAAGATATGGAGGAATTAAATATGAAAATTAAAAACATTCAACATGCGTTGTCACAACAATATGCAGAACGTGAAGAAGTCATTGAGGGGCTAATGGTAGCCATGATTGCTCGTCAACATGCGTTGCTGATCGGACCGCCCGGAACGGGAAAGAGCGCATTGGTGAGTGATCTGACCAAACGGATTACAGGAGCGAATTATTTTCAGTGGCTGCTGACACGCTTCAGTACACCAGAGGAGCTATTTGGTCCTGTATCCTTAAAGGAACTGGAACATGGTGTGTACAAGCGGAATACGGCTGGCAAATTACCAACGGCACATACATCCTTTCTAGATGAGATTTTTAAGGCGAATAGTGCCATTCTGAATGCGCTTTTGACACTCATTAATGAACGGATATTTTACAATGATGGTGCGCCAGCACAAGTTCCGCTCATGTCACTCATAGGCAGCTCGAATGAGTATCCTGAGGAGGGGGAAGGATTGGAGGCATTGTTTGACCGATTTCTACTGAGATTTGAGGTTAACTATATCGGAGAGGATCAGTCTTTTGTATCCATGTTGAAAGGATCTTCACCAGCTCCTGCAGATATGAATATTGAAGAACTGTTTCAACTTCAATTTTTTAGTGACACCGTAGTGATTCCTGATGAGGTTTTTGATGCCTTGAGCAAAATTAGGAGAGAACTGATGGATGAAGGGATTCATCCTTCAGATCGACGTTTTAAGCAGACTCTCTCTGTAATCCGTGCGAAGGCCGTACTTGGTGGCAGAGATAAGGCGAACTTGGAAGACCTCATGATTCTCAAAAATAGTTTGTGGGAAAAACCGGAACAACGCGAAAAGGTCATGAAAATCGTACGGAATTATGCTCAGGATGCGGTGAAGACACGTATTCAAGAAATTGAAGCTGAAACAGCAGATATTATGAAAAATTTGAATCAGTCCAGTAATTCTACAGACGTTGCTGTTGAAAGTACGAAGAAACTGAAATCGTTGGTCAATGAGATGAAAAAACTTCAAAAAGACAATCCAAACAGACTTGAAATTGAGAGTACCATTGCAACTGTTCAAAGTACTCTGAGTGGTATTGCGTCACAAGTGTTAGGAGTGTAGCAGATGAAGGAACCTATGAAATCTGTTTTAAACACAGATGCATATGATCGAAGACGATTTGGACAGTTAATGGAAATGTCAGGCAAGCTGAAGAAGATTGGAAAAGAGGGGAAGAACATTTTTCCTTTGATCCAGCCTTTGATGAGTGATCTATGGGCCGGATTGTTCAAAATGAAGCCAGAGCTGCTTGATGAGGTTCCTGAAGAACTTGGAATGAACCGTCAGCTCATGGAAAGAATCATGACTGATCAAGGATATCTGGATTTTCGTGAATTTACTCGCCTGGATGATCTGGCGGCAGCCATTGGAACAACGAAATACAGTGAGACGGTTCTTAGATGGTTGAAAGAACAAGCCAAGCAAGATCAAGACTTAGCAGAAGCTTTGCAGCACCTCATTCAAGGGGATCAGGAAGCTTCCCAGCAAGCTACAGATGCTTTGTCTGCAGCGCTTAATCAGAACGGTTCTCAATTATCTCAATTGCTCGCTGAGGCTGCGGATGAAGCGATAGAGACTAAAGAAAATGTGAAATCCATTTTAGGTGGAATACAGGCCGGAAGTGGTGATAGTGAGCTGAAGAAGGTTCCATTAAAAGAGCAATTATTTCTAGCTGAAAAGTTGAGTCATAATAAGAAGTTGAAAGAAATTGCAAAATGGGCAGGGAGAATGAAGGTCATTGCCAATCGCAAACAGCGTTCTAAACACAAGGATGCGATTGATCGGAATGGAATTCGGCAAGGCTGTGACATTGAGCAACTGCTGCCGATGGAGCTAGGCAGTTACGCCAGCCCTATTAGCAAATTGGATTTCTTACGCCGATATGCGGAAGGCCAAACTCTTCAGTATGATACCAAGGGAAAAGAACATCTCGGCAAAGGGCCCATTATCCTGTGTCTCGATCAATCCGGGAGTATGAAGGGTCAGGATACGATTTCTAAGGGATTTGCTTTAGCTCTCATGAGTATCGCCCGGAAACAGAGAAGGGATTTTGCGTGGATTCCGTTTTCCTCACATGCTTCTGATGCGATCATCTATGAGCAAGGAAAAATTGAAGTACAAGATATGATCCAGCTTGTTACCGTTTTTCTTGACGGAGGTACGAATTTTGTACAGCCCTTAAACAAAGCAAGCGAAATCATTAAACAAAGTCGATTTAATCAAGCGGATATTATTTTTGTTACTGATGGGGAAGCACATGTAAATCATGATTTTTTAAAAGCGTGGACTAGCTTGAAAGAACAAAAAGGATTTTCTGTCTTGTCCTTGTTATTAGGGAAAGAATCCATTCGTGGAGTAGATGGATTTTCTGATCGAATTGTTCGAGCTTCGTCATTTGAGGATCAAGCTATACAGCAGGCTTTTGATATATGACCAAAGAACAGGACGTGCACAGTGCGTCCTGTTTTCTTAATTCAAGGAGGATACAAGTATGAAAAGAGCAAGCATTCAGCGTACTACAAAAAGCCTTTTAAATATGCGTGACCGTATTCGATTCGATCTGCCATTCCAACGCAACAGCGTGTGGAAGAATGATCGACGTTCGTACCTGGTAGATTCTGTCATTAGAGATCACTACATTCCTAATATTCTCGTTTGGAATAACGGAGACGGGTATATTTGGGTTATTGATGGCAGACAACGTTGGGAGTCTGTTTTCTTCTTTGCGGATGGTGAGTATAAGTTGAGTAATGGAACAGCGGATTTTAATGGTGAGTCGATTGCTGGTAAGCGATACAATGAATTATCTTCTGATGCACAATTCGAATTCCTTACGTACAACTTCACGGTGACTGAGTTTAGTGAATGCACTTTCGAAGAAGTGGAGGAGATGTTCTATCGTGTGAATCAGTCTGTGCCTTTAACATCTACAGAGAAAACAAGGGTCAAGGTAAGTCCTGCTGTTAAAGAAACGGTACAGGAGCTTGCGCAGCACATGTTCTTCGAGAAGATCGCTTTTACCAAAGCAGATCGAAATCGGTATGTAGATGAGCAACTGATCTGGAAGTTCATTGCTTGGGCCTCTAACCAGGACATAGATTTTAGTGGGTCAAGTTTAAACAAGTTCATTTCAAACTTGGAAGAGGTTCCAGCCCCAGTGACGGAGTTGATCGGATGCTGCTTTTCGTAATTGGGATCAAGCCAAACGCAAGGTTTTGAAAAAGGTTCACGTAGGAAGTCTATTTCAAGTAGCCGACTATGCAATTCAGCATGACTGGTCTGAGGATCATTTTGGAGCATGGACAGAATCGTTTTTGATTGATCGATATTCTGTGGATACAGCGTATGGACAGCTTTGCCAGAAAGGTGCGACTAGTAGGGCGTTTATCGAAAAAAGACTTGGTTTAATGAGGGAGGTATGAAGCAGTTTCCATTGCAGATTGAATTGTCTGAAACATAATTTGAATACTGTGTATTCGTGTATATATATGTTGCTACTTTTAGCAAGTATTTCAGTGGTTTTAAGATGGATAGAGGTGACCCCACTGGCTTAAGCTAGCGAGGTTTATTGTGCATTAAACAAGGGGATTTATATTTTTTTCAAATAACCGAAAATGCATATGAAGATAGGAGGGGCTTGTCTGCGGTACCCAATGATTATTTATGAGAACAAACTGAAAATCACCAGTTCTCATAAAAAAATAGTATAGATTCATTTAATATGTGTATTTACATTAAATGATTTACATATTACAAATAAAAGTATAACTCATAATATTTCTATTTTTATATAAGTGAACTGGAAATTATTCGACATAAAAAGACAAGATGAAACAAAAAAAGCCTATTTCTAATTTGTATAGAATCGCTGATAATGAGATAGCTATTTATATTAATCAATAAAAAAACAGAAAGGAGTTGGAAAAATTCTTGGTATCAGATGAAATTGGCTTGTGATTTGAATTTATTTAATTGGAAAGAGAAAGCTAAGATTCAATTCATTTGTCAGAATTAGTTTTATATTAATTTATCATTACAGAGGAGAACAACTTGATATGTGTGGGGAAAAACAATGTTCATTAAAAATTAGCAGTAGGCTTTTCTTAATATGGATTTTATTATTTTCTTTTTCTTTTACTTTGCTCTCATATGAAGTTCATGCAGCAGAGTTAACTGTTCTTAAAGGTGATGTCAATGGTGATGGTGTGATTACTCCCGGGGATGCCGTAGTAGTTAATAAATATATAAAAGGAAAAATAGCTCTTACACCTGAGCAAATCAATATTGCTGACATGAACAACGATGGAGTCATTGATGAAGAGGATGTTTCTAGTATTATGGGGATTTTTTTGGGGGTTACACCTGTAAGTAAACCTCTGGAAGTCCCAAAAGGTTTAAAAGTCAAAGTAGACAATCTTTTTTTTATTGAATTATCCTGGGACGCTCTACAAGAATCAAAAGAATATGAAACGATGTTTAACATATATCAAGACGACGTTTTAATTGGATCGACGAGTACAACCAGCCTTGTCTTACCGAATGATCCCAAAAAGGAATATACGTTTACAATACGTTCAATGGATAGGGCTGGAAATGAGTCTTTGCCAAGCAACTCTGTAAAGAAAACAGCGATTAAGAACTATAAAAGTTATATCTATAATTCTGCTGGTCGGCTGATGAAAATTGTATTTATCTCCGGCAAGAAGATTGAATACACGTATGATGCCAACGGGAATTTGATAAGAACTACAATTATAACTCCTTAAAAGCACCTATCGCAAATATATAAAATTGCAGGTTAAACACACACTATCTGAACGGGGAGAACAATTTGAAGCAATCTATTACAAAAAAATATATATCCATCCTGCTCATCGTGTCCGTATTTTCAGGACTTTTCGGAAACTGGATACCGGCGATTACATATGCAGAAGAGCAAAACGAATCAGATGTTTCTAGTGGCCAAAATCCTTCTCCATTGGAGTCTCTTTCTCTGATTGCAGAGCAGTTTGACAGGACAGAAGGTTTTATCCATGGTTACCTGGATCAGGGCTATACCTTGAATGAAGTCATTAGTTCTTTATATAAAGCCAGAGACGAACAGATTGGATTCGACGAAGCCTTGCAGTCAGTACGCCCACAGGAAGTTAATGAATCCGCTACGGTCACAAGTGATGTTTATACGGATTCAGCTGTAGCTGAAGAAACACCAATCACGGGTGTGGAAGCCGACCAATCCAGCATTATGCAGCAGTATGAAACGTTCGCGGTGGAAGAGGAACTGAAAGCCCCGCCAAGTACAGACCTTGAGAAAGAGAACGAATCGAAAGAAGAGGAAGACAAAGAAGTTGAGGGTGAAGAAAAAGAACAGATCGATGCAGAAGAGCAATTGGAAGGTGAAACAGAGTCTGAAGGAAAAGCACCACCGACAGAAACTACAACTGATGATGAAAACGCACCTCAAACAAATCAGGATGTAGGTCAAGGACCGACAGCACCTTCAAGCGACAACAATTCTAATCTCGAAGGAAAGCCGGCTGCTGAGTCCAAGGAAACACCATCATCACAAGGAAGTGCAGAAAGTATATCTCCTACGTCGATGGAATCGAAATCAGAACCGAAGAACATCTCGGAAAAGTTATCCAAACCTGTGCCTGAAAAGGGACAGGTTAAGGAGAACAATGATGCTTCAATTACGAATAAAAAGCAATCCGAGTCATCATCAACATTAAAGCAAAAATCAAAATCAGAAGTAAAACCACTTGCAGGACAAACGAGTATCCCAGATCCAGGGAAACATATCGCTGAAAAAGCACCAGTCTATAGTAAAAAGTCGTTTAACGAGGCTCCTTATACCGTGGGTGAAAACGGAGAAACCATTTCGACTATGAGTGGTGGTCTTATGTTGGAGCATGTCGATGCGTCTTTGCCTGGACGTGCGGGAATGTCCTTTTCGTTGGAAAGGCAATATAACTCGAATTCAGCCCAGTTTTATGATCCGGCCGTGGGAACGAATACATATGAGTATCCGGTCTACAATTATTTTCTCACCTATCAGGCAGTGAAGAAAAAAATTATTACTAAATATCATGTCAAATACAAACTCAATAAGTGGGTCCAAGAAGACTACAATGGCGACGGTATAAAAGATAATGACACGATCGTGGTGGAAACACCAACTGTACTGCAAGGTACGTATGCAACTGAAGCTGAGGCTCGGAAAGCAGCAAGTACACAAATCGCATTTTGGAATCCATCGGAAAGCCGTACAGAGCAACAAACCCGTAGCGGAAGCCTGAGTAGTCTACCTTCGAGTATAAGTTATAATCAGGGTGGATTTAGCGGTACTCTAAACAAATCAGGCAGTGCTCAGGTCATTTCTGGCCAATATCAACCTGCACGTACAATTACTGCTCCAACGCAGACGTGCACGAACTCTATTCCAGGAAAATATGACTCCAAAGGTGTCTGGACTCAGACAGGGTCAGGAAGCCCATGTCCGGATACGAAAACAGCGACCGTTGAGGGCAAAACGATTACGCTAACCCGTTCCTCGGTGACGGCTACGAAAGCTTGTCCATCACCAGATAAATCGGTAGCGAACTATGTGTGTACTAAATCATGGGAAGCACGTTATAACGGGTCCGTATCCATTCCAGAATCAGACACCCGAATATACTCTCAATCTTATGTAGGAAGTGTCGTTAAGCCTGGGCAGTATTCTCAACAGCGTTATGATTCTTGGATTGCAGGTAAAGCTCCATACCAGTATCGTTATGCTTATGCCGTGAGAGAGCAACCTTGGGTAGAGCAGGAAGTAACAGAAGGTCCTGCTGAGACTATCACTTTATATACGGATGGTACACCCGATTGGTCAGCAGTTAACGATTTGAAAAATATCGTAAATAGTAATGCTGGAAAAGGGATCTCTACTTCAATGGATAGTAGCTACAACTATTATCTGGCTTCTAGTCCATCTGCTGAGATACGTGCTTATCAAGTAGGTAGTAACTTTGATGTCACTTACTACAACAAAACGGTTCCTGCTGCTTCAGACAAACGAGCACCACTTGGTAAGGGATGGTCCTGGAAACTGCCTTACATTGAAACGGAGAATGGCAAGTCGTATATGGTCATGGCAGATGGGGGCCGCTATGAAATTGCAAGTAACACGCTTAAAGGCTATGACTGGGAAGGGATTACAGTAAATCCAAATACCTCGGTAACGGTAAATGGTGAAACCTCATCTCTCGTCATGACTTCTTCAGATGGATTAACCAAGCAATATTTTTCTGTGGATGGACATCTACTCCAGATTTCCGATGGGCAGAAAAATGATGTTCAATTTTTCTATGAAAATAATTCGGTGTATAACAGCAAATTGTTAACCCAAGTGAAGGATGCTATTGGTAATACCATTCGTATCAGCTATAGTTCTTCAACTGTAACGATCGTGCAAGGAAACCGTACAGTCACGTATAACAAACAAACGAAAAATGGCATCGAACTACTCGATTCGGTCATCGATCCGCTGGGACGAAAAACAACCTATTCTTACAAATTGGCTGATGCCAAGTTTAACCTACCTGGATTCAGCCCGGAACGTGCGGCGCTTAATCCGTATGCTTTGCTAACATCTGTACAACATAACACGGGGGCCAAAACGTTCTATGAATATGAGAATGGAACAGTTAAGCGTTACATTGGTGAAGATTCGTTCAATGATGCCTATCGTGTGCTTTCTCGTAAAGATCAGATTACGTATGAAAATGGAACAACAGAGGATTTCAACCGTCAAACGTATAGCTACACCTCAGATCTAGGAGCAACATTTTCACAGGACACAACTTTTGCTGTCTCGGTGAGTAATGGATTAACCAACACACAATATAACTACCGTAAAGATTTTATTAACAATGATACACCAGCCCAGTTCTATCTGGACGGAACCATTGTTAATGCAGAGGGTAAGACCCAAACAACAACGAATACCTATGGTAAAACCGTCAAAGGACGTGGTTATGCTGCACCAACACCAACGGTCACTACTGTAACGGATAACCAGGCTAAGGACGTATTAACGACCACCGTACAGTTGGATGACTACGGCAATATCACCTCGGTAACGGATGCAACGGGACGCACCACCACTAGTACGTATGATGATACCAGACACTGGTTAATGAGTGTCACCGACATGGTGGATGCAACCAACAAGAAATATACGGCTCTTACACGGGATAACCTGGGTAAAATTAAGCAAATTGTGAACCGTAAAGACAGTACCAGTGGTGAACTGTTGACACAGGCAGATTACACCTATGATGCCTATGGCAACTTATTAACTCAACGGATATCGGATGGCAAACAGGAACGAAATGCGACACTCGAATATGATGGTCGTTATCAAAACGCATTTCCAACTCGTCTAAGCACGATGGTAACCGATGTGGATGGTCAAACAACACAGATAAACTCATTATCGGAATATGACTTGTCTACGGGTGCATTAATTGCATCTACGGATGCAGAGCAACGTACAACAAAATATCGCTTGGATGCCGTTGGTCGAACCACTGAAGTGACACAACCAGACGGAACCATGCTCCGCGCGGATTATGATGATATCAACAATACGATCAAAGTGACGGATGAGCTCGGACAACAACGTTTGATCAAATGGAATTCACTAGGTCAAGCGATCGAAAACGGTTATTTCTCAGGGAACAGTTACGTGGTATCTCAGCGTACCGGGTATGATCCGTATGGCCGAGCTACCTGGACAGACGATGCACTGGGTAATCGCATACGTAATACGTACGATAACTGGAGCCGTGTGGTAATGACCACTGGAGCCGATGGTACGTCCATATCCATGAAATATGATGATGTAGCTCGCACAGCGACAAGTACCGATGCCGAAGGTTACATCCAGATTTCCACCTACGACAAGTGGGGCAAAGATATCAAAACAGAAGAGAAAACACAGATTGATCAAGTTTCCCGAATACTGGAGCAAAATAAATACGATAACATTAGCGGTCAAACGCTGGAGCAAACGGATGGCAACGGTAACATCACCGCGTTCAGTTATGATGTCATGGGGCAGCTTCGCCAAGTGACCAGCGCTAATGGGGAACAGACACAATACAGCTACGATCTTGCAGGCAATCTACTCAAGACGATTGATCCAGCGGGTAACATCAAAGAGAATAGGTATGATCAGCTTAATCGCCGTATTCAGACGAAGGACAAGTCAGGCAACGCTACGAAAAGTTACTATACACCTGGCGGTAACCTGACGAAATATGTGGATCGCAATGGAAATACATTCACATATGAGTATGATTTGCGCGGTAACTTGCTCCGTAAAGTGAGCTCAGACGAAACGATCAGTTATGCTGTAGATGCTGTAGGTAAACGTACAAGTATGACAGACCGCACGGGTACAACAGGATATCAATATGATTCAGCGACGGAACAATTGACACGACTCTCCTATCCGGATGGGCTTACAATCGAGTTCATCTATGATCTGAGTGGCAATCGAACCGAGATGAAGGGGCCGTTTGGCAACACCGTCTATTACACGTATGACACAATGAACCGAATGACTTCGGTGGGAACAGAGAAGGATGCACCAGATGCGCAGTATTCGTATTACCTGAATGGATTGTTTAAGTCATCACAGTTTCAAAATGGTGTGAAAGATCGCAAAACGTATAACGGTCTGGATCTTGTCGGTCTGGAGCAAGTGCGTGATGAAGCTATTTTAGGTGTATACAGCTACAGTTATGATAACAACAAAAATATAACGAAGCGTGTACAGCAGGGCGTTCAAGATGACTTTACGTATGACCAGCTCGATCGCATTGTTACGGCAAGTGGTAATAACGAGCAGTACACATATGACAAACAAGGCAACCGCCTGACGATGCAGTCGGACAAGGAAGTTAACACGGTGAAGACCGAGTATCAGTATGATACCCGAGATCGTTTGACTCAAGTCACCACAGATACAGCAAAAGTGGGATATCAGTACAATGGTGACAATCTGCTGGTTGAACGTGCTGAAAATGGTGTGACCACTCGTTATTACTATGATGATGTTGCTCAGATCATTGCTGAAGCTGAGGTGCGCAATGGCACGCCGGAACTAAAGGCCAACTATATTCGTGGTGCTAAGCTGGAAGCTATTGTCTATGCGACTGGTAGCAAGGCGTATGTGCAAACGAACGGACACGGAGATGTTACCGAGCTGCGGGATGCCAACGGTGCGTTGCTGAACAAGTATGAGTTTGACGCCTGGGGGAACGTCGAGTCGAAAGAGGAGAAAGTTCATAATCCTTTCTTGTACTCTGGCGAGCTATGGGATGATACGGCTCAGTTGCAGTATTTGCGTGCGCGATGGTATGATCCGAATACGGGTAGGTTTATTAATGAGGACACTTTTGAGGGTGAGCTAAACGATCCGCTGAGTTTGAATTTGTATGCGTATGTTAAGAACAATCCACTGATTTATGTTGATCCTAGTGGTCATAGAGAAGAAATGAGTCCAGGTGGCGGTGGAGGAGGGATTTCTCCAGTAAGCCGAATAACTTTTAGAACACCGAATAGCTCAAGATCATCCAGTAGTTTAAAATTTGTAAAGCCCCCATCTGTTGATTCGCTGAAGTCTGAAGTTAGATCAATTCAGGCGTCGAGAGTAAGTCAAACCGTAAAATCTACTACAACTAATTCTAAGATTGTATATCCAAGCAAGCCGCATACTAACAAAACACCTGGTCACTGGGAGGCAATGACCGAAAAAGCTACAAAATTAGCTCAAAGTAAGGATATTGTTAAGGTATATCTTAATAAAGGAATGGGGAATGAGATAAAGGGCATCAGCCCTAATAGAAGACCTGATATAATGTCAGTTAGAAGAGACGGTAAAATAGATCAATATGAGGTTCCGAGTAAAACTGATAGAGTTTCTGATTTAATAAAACGGATGCAGGACAATCAAAGACTTATGGGGAATAGAGCAGGCGACATCTATATTTTGCCACCAAAAAAATAACGGAGGTAGTACATGGAGGAAAGATTAACAACATCGATAGTATTATATGGGCAAATCGAACCAAATAATATCAATCAGTGGAATGATTTTTATCATATTTCAAAAGAGATTATTACCAGTTTAAATTTTAAGCCTAATTATATCGGAATTTCAGGTGATTCATTCCAAGGTGGAAAGCTCAGGACGTTGGTTCGTACTGAAAAAAAACTATTAAAATCTTTCGAAAAAGCGGAATATTTAGAATCACTTGAAATATACGCATTACCGGAAAATTTTACGATTGCGGCTTTTGATTATAATGCCTATATAGCGAGGAGTAAACAAGTCGATTTTGATCATATTTTGGCAACATTTACATCAGAGGCTTATAAAGATCTAGATCAAGAGAGATTAGTTGATTTACTCAGAAGATTTATCGTTTTTGAATCAGGAGAGATTTTTCAGTTAAGCAATTTGGAGAGCCCACAGATATATGCTTCAAAAGCTAATGCTCTAACAGCTTTTAAAACCCTTAATATATTGAATGAAATAACCTAATAACTCCTGAATCTATAATAAGTGGTGTTTGTGAAAATAATTTTAGCCTTAGAGTTTAAGAACTCTAAGGCTTTTTTCATGAAAGAATCTTAATTGCAAAATACTGATCTAACGCCATTGTAATAGATTTTATTTGTCTTTACATTAAAAAATAATAATAGTTACAATACAAGGAAATTTTGAGGCTAGGTTGGGTTGAGAATCAAGAAGAGGAACTTATGCATTTCCAAAAATGGACAGTCTCCTGAGGAGAAAGAGTTATGCCCATCAGAATGAAATGACGTAATTAAAAGACAAGCATGTTTGGAAGCTTTAGAGAAGTTTGCCAACCAGAGTAATGTGAAGGGAGAGGGAATTTTACCAGTAAAGTTGCACAAGTTTGAGAATGACTCGTGATTCATCCTAGTAGGAACTATAATTACAAACTCATAAAGTGATTAGAATATTATTTTTACACAAACCCCAATCATTATATTTTGATCGGGGTTCTTGTCTTTAAAAATACAAGCGCAAGGAAGCTAATCATAGACTGTATATGTGTTGGTTGTAAGTAGTCTTCTAGAAAGATTAGATAAGTCGATTGTTTAAACAATTTCCAATATACTAGTGATTACTGGTTCAACATCAAATCTAATTTTAGATGAAGTTCCTAAATGGGCTGGGTTCTTTGGTACCTTTTTTTGTTCGTATGAAAAGTTAACTAATAATTCTGCGAAATTCAATTGTTCAAGTATTATTGCAGAAAAACCATTGACCGATGGTAGAATAATCCATATGATACCTATATAGATAATAAAGACATAAAAAATGGATTATCAGTGGAGGTGAAATCATCCTTGGAAGTGATAACTCAACAATCAATTCGGGCAGAGTTGTTAAATTACATAGAAGAAAACCAAATGCTTGTTTATCATTTTGCTGAAATATCGGGTATTAATTCTGGAACTCTGAGTCGTTTCATAAATGGTTCTCAACTCATTCCGATCAAAGCTCTTGATAGAATGACATACACAATGGGACTTGAAGAGGGCACTTTTTATGATTTATATGTAGATGAGCTGCTAATTGATCCATCAACAGATTGGAGAAGGTTACGGCCGTTTCTAATTAGATGCTCACAGTTAAATAAGCTAACCTGTATTGAAAAAATTGTTGATCTTATGTTGGAGAAATCTTACTATATTTCTTCTTTATTTAATTTTGCTGAGTCTCTGTTTGAAGGAGGCAACACCACGGCATCACTTCTTATCTATAAAAAAGTCTCAGAAGGAGAACGTTATCAGCACGCCGAAAGGTTGGCGATATGCCAATATAGAATCTTTAAATTATCACTAGGGGATGACCAGCAAATTAATTATGAGCTTGCTCTAGTATTCGAGCCGTTTGTCAAAAGGCTAAGTGAATCAGAACAGTTAGATGCGTTGAAAGATCTAGCTAACGTATACGTTTCTTTGCAGAAGTGGGAGAAGGCAAAACAATTAAGCACTGAAATGGGTCGAATAGCTAGAATACAATATGATCTAAAACATAAAAGAACAGGCAATAAGGTAGAATCAACTGCTCCCAAAAAAATGTTGTTTGGATATATATTGTATTCACATTTGCTATTAGGGACAGTCGCTGAAGAGGCTCAGGATTTCAATGAAGCTTTTTACCATTTAGAAAAATATGAGGATCACAGTTGGATCGTTGAAACTGACGCTGCTGCTGAACATACTAAGAAACAATTTTTAGTCTGGTCCGCCGCTAATAGAATGCTTTATAGAATAATGACAGGGGATATCGATCTTATTGATAAGTATGTAGATTCCCTGGCTAACAATGATAACGAAATACTTCTAGGTCTATTCAAAGTTGTCAGAGCAGCGCTGAAATACTCCTTCAACATCGACCACATTTTAGAGCGTTACCATGATATGATTCATAATCAGGTAATCTCCCAAAAAAGGGTGGGAACGTACACTTCGCAAGTAATTAACGACAGATTTGTGATTTTCTTAGCTGATTTAGCTGAATATTATATTAGATCTCTGCGTCCTAGTATTGGTATAATCTTTGTGTTAGATAGTTTGGCAATATCTGCTAAACTAAATAATGATACTTATCTGGTCAGATGCTTCTGTTTATTTGAGAAATTGAGGCATTTAGCGACAGAGGATCAACTAGATAAGTATAAAGCAATTTTAAAGGAGGTAGAATTAGTTATATGAAGAAGATGATGATCGCATCTTTGGCCGTGACTTTAGCAATTTTGGTAATTGCTCCACTTAATCAGGTATCAGCTGGTAACAACGAAGTTATTCCAAAAAAAGATATTTCCATAATAAAAACGAGCTCACACGGTGCTGGCGGTTGGTAAAACAGAATAATAATGTCCAAAACCTCCTGGAATGGAGGTTTTTTTAATTGTCTTTTTTGTATAAATTCACCAGTCTTGAATTTGAATAGAAAGAGATAGGATTAGTTATAGAGGTGATTGGCGATGTCAACTAATCCTACAATTAAAGAAAAAATAGAACAAGAGAGGTATGTCTTAAACAAGTTAGTTAGCATCCACGGTATTGAACATTCTCTGGTTATCAGTCAATCCGAACTATTAGATGAATTAATAAATCAACACAACAATGATACAAAAACATCATCCAGTTAGATCCGTCTGGTTAGTGAATTATGATATTAGGTAATGGAGCCGTGAGAATCGCGGAACATAAATCTAACTGCGGCTCAGTTTAAAGGATTAAAGCCATAAATAAATTTAAGTGTATTTGTATGAAAGAAAACTATGATCCTAAAATGGATAATTACTATTCATGACTTATAAAGGATGGTGAGAAATGATTGATAGTAGTATGGTTAAAAACTCACTACTCATGAATCGTGCAGTTTATCGTTTGAATATAAGTTCTAATACGGGTCTGATTACATAATTTTAATTGATTCAACGTTTATTGATCCACAAAACTTTCATTCATTTGAAGTATTTAAGGGTAGGCAAGTTTTTTCATTCATAGCAAAAGTAATGCTCTCATGACTAAATACTAAGCCTGGCAACATGGAGGACAGTAAATGAACAATCACACAATTTATTTCCCATGGGATATACAGAAGCGAAGTGCAGAGTGCTATGTCAGAGCAATAATAAAAGAGTTTGAATTACCTTTGCCTGTAAAGATTAATTTAGTCTTACCATCAAATGAGTACATTTTAAAGATTGAGCTTTGAGTTTATAAGCGAAATAACGTTATATATCTAACATGATTCCATATGGAAATTTCAAGGGTTACTCAAAACATAATATCTCGTACAAGCTTTCGGAGATCGAAGAACTTGTTGCGTTGAGCAAAGCATAATACAGTATAAGATTTCAAAAACCAGATCAAAGACAGTCAAGAGATTGTGGTCTTGACGTACAACATTCAGATTATAAGTTTTTGATCACATGGCTCCCCGTTAGGAGGTTCCATTGCTAGAAATTCTATGAATTAGATTAACAAGTATTATTTTTACTTATAAAACCCTAGGACGAGGCTTTTCAGCCGCTGAACCTAGGGTCAGAGATTTCGTTTACGCATTCCAATAGGAGTGCGACCCATTGATCGGTTCACGCACTTTTACATGCGACCTTTTCTAGGGCATTTATTTTATTTCAGGTCCGGATGCCGTATCGCAATTAACGTCTAAAAATAACGATACGGACTGTGAATGTTTTGAACAAAAGTTCAATCTTCAATCTCAGTCGATTCACCCGGTTTCACTTCTTTCTTGGAGTAAAGTCTATTGTATACCGAAAATAACCATATGTCACAAGGACTAAACCGGAAGGCGTTCTTCAATTGCCCCATAGACGATGTTAAAAGAGGGATATTATTCCTTCCTGTCGAACTATCGTATCAAGAGGGAGTTGAGTGAAAATGAACAGTTATCATGATTTCAAAAGAGAAATGGGTAGTATCTCGTATGGTGGATATACGAAGATTTTATCAAATATTCAAAAATACGTTACCGATGATGAAGTAAGAGCCTTCTATCCCAAAAATTTTTTTACAGATAGTGCAGAAGTTGAGTTTTTTATATTCACAGAAAAAAGTATTATTCGTTTCAGGCAAAACGCAAGAGCATCTGATGTCATGTATTATAAAAATTTTCAAGTCGAGACGTTAAGGATTATTAAGTCAAATTCGCGCCAAGAAGAGAGGCAACTTGAAATAAAACTCAGATCAGGAGAGAGTTTTTTCTTTGATTCTAAAGCTGATTCAAATCATCATTGGGAAGATACATACGGGAAGTACATTGAAAATATCTTTATCGTATTGAAATAAGCTTCGTTTGGGGTTCCTTTTACTATGAGTAAAAAAAAAGTGCATCACAGCTTACGAAATAATAGGTACTGTCGTCACTAGGAAGAAGAGTACAGTAACGACTACGATGGGCGTGGCTGGCGCAAATAAACTTTCTATCGTAACAGGAGAGACAAACTTACCTGCACTGGGTAACGACAGGATCAATTATGTGACGGCTTATGCCCTAGGTCGGCAAAGCAAGAGGAGTTGATACTTAGTTTAAGCTTTGCATAATTGAACAAAAATAAGACTCTCACGAAACTAAGTCGAAAGAGTCTTATTTGTCTTATCGTGGTAATTCACCTGAACCTACATATTTATCTTTCTTACTATTCCACTTATAGTTTGCAACTGCGATCTTCCAACCACCTTCTGGATAGTAATTCTTCCACATTTGAATTATTTCCCCGGTTTTCGAAATCTCTATTCCAACATCACCCATAACAGATAACTTCTTTTTAAGAGTACCATTCTGATATTTATAAACGAGCAGTTCTGTATTTGATGGTAAATAGTCAAGAGTAACAGCTACTTGCTTTTCTTTAGCCGAAACATTGAGGATATGGATTGTTGGTTCTTCATCGCTATAGTAATTTGTATCTATAAGTACTATGACACCTTTGGAATTAATAAGATAAAAGTTGCCTGATTCAGTGATCAACAAGTGTTCTTTCTTATTGTCTCCGTTTAGGTCTACTGACTTACTGACTGTTACACGCTCTCTAGGGAATTTCTTTTCTAACAAAGTCTTTGGATTTACAGTAGCAGCTTCAACGTAAGATGGGCTTAATACGAACCCAAACATCGCCATGGCACAGAATAGAGCTAGTATTCTTTTCATGATGCTTCTCCTTCGTATTTATTTATCATTTGCGTCGCTAGCACTGAACATTATTCCAATAGCATCAGATCCAGTTATGCTATAACGAATTCCGTTTAGTTCTGTTGATTCGTTTACAGTTGTCCAATCCACGCCTTCATTAAGGATACCCAGATCATCAAGAACACTACCAACAGCTTTCGATGGTAAGTCTGGATTGGTTGCGAGTATAACTAAACCAATAGTTAAAACAAGATCTGTTCCAGATGAAAGAGTACCATTACCTTGGCCTATCATCATTACATCACGTAATGATCCGTCTGCTTTGTTTACTGATCCGGCTATGCCTTTGTAATCTGTGGTCATATACTGGAATACATCTTGAGCTGGTCCAGTTTCAATGTTTAATTTCTTGCCAATTTTCAGTTTGGAGTTATTAAGCACATCTGCGCGTTTATTGAACGATTTACGAAATTCTTCCGGAGTCATTCCCAGAGTTCCTGGTATTTCTGCTATCTTTTCCTTTTGTTTCTGAACGTCCTCTTTGGCTACCTTAACATCCTGGGTCTTACTAGCAGATTTTTCAGCAACAACAGTTCCCGGCTTGGTTTCAGCAGGAGTGGATACTTCGGTTTTCGCAACTTCTTCTTTCTCAGTTTTCTCCTCATCTTTGTTTCCAAAGATACCTCCCACTATAATCACAACTATAAGCCAAAACCACCATTTTTTCTGAATAGGCTTTTTCAATCTTCATCCTCCTGATATAGTAATAATTAACAACATGAATAGTCTATCAGACCTAGGTATTTTTATCTAGGGAGATAGGTAGGTTTATGGGGAACTTACGAGGAGAGATTGTTAAATGCCGAAATTTTTAGTTTGGATTTTAGTATGTATTGTAGGATCGATATTATTACAAATAATAAGTGTGGGGTTATTAGAAAGTAGTATTTTAGGCAACTTACCGATACTGGGGAAATTGTTGATGTTTTTTGATATTGGTTTTTTAATTTATTATATGAATGATGGGGTGACTGTAAACAATTTGGTAGTATTTACTGCACGAGCAGTTAGTTTGTATGCAACGATATATACAATTATATTCATGAGTAAAATAGAGTATTTTCAACTGAAGTTAGATTTTGGAAACTCTATTGAAGTTAAGGTAACAATAACCGTAATAGCTATAATAGTAAACTTCGCAATTTTGTTTGTTGCCAGTTCGATTGCAATACCAATCGCAGAGCTTTATGAGAAAGCGATTATTAGACTTTATCAAGTAATTGATGAAATGAAATCTCTAACAAATGGATTTGAATAATCGTGTGAATATAATCAAAATACATCCGATCATTAAATCGTCACTTTACTCGGATGTATTTTGAAATGGAATAGATACTGAACAGCTGACTATATCTGTAACTGGAATCCATTCAACTCCATGTTGATGTTTAATCTTAACCCTCTTTTTGTCAGTTGACATCATAATGATTCCTATGTAATTCGAATTATCTTCAAAAACCAAGCAAACTGAGTATCCCTTATTTTCTGCCAAAAGAAGATCTTTAATCATTATAACCTCCGAATATGGGTCAATTTATCTATATCATTATAATACTTATTTACTATATAGGAAAGTTTTGAGATAATATTGTAGTACAAAACCAAGATAGTACTGAGGAGGAAGAAAATGAGATTTAAGAAAACAGGATTACTGTTATTGGCATTTCTAGTGGTCGGAGGAACGGGAGCATTTGCTGCATCAAAAAGTAAAACAGTTCAGGCAACGGTTAGTAATTTCAAGTATGCTCTAAATGGTAGCAACTGGACCCCGCAGTCAAAAACACAACCAGTAGTAATCAATGGACAAACGTACATACCAGTTAGTCTAGCAAAAGAAGCAACGAAGACGAACATAACTGTCGACGCCAAATCAGGCAAAATGAGTTTCGGTGAAAAACTTGCTAAAACTCCTTTTGATAAAGAAAGAATTTACTATTTTTCAACATATGCTGGCCTTTCAAGAGATTCGAAATATACGGAGAATAAATACAAAGAAGTCGTTACAATTAAAAATTTAGGTTATATCGTGCTCTATCCTAATAATAAATATCAGACCTTGGTTCTTGATCTAAAACTAGTAGATGGATCTGGACAAATATTATTGAAAGATGAAGATACAGGTGAGCATATCAAATCGTTATTTTTAGAAGAGGGTAAGCAAGAAAATGTAGAAATTAATGTAACTGGTATTAGTAATAAGGGAGTTAAACTTTACATGGAGGCAGACGACTTTAAAAAAGAGACAGTACTAGTGGTACAGCCAACTTCGCATTATAAGTAACTTACTAAAGAATCCTGGACATATTGTCAGGGTTCTTCTTTTTTTTGATGAAGGTATCGCCACTTGATAGTTGAATTATCAATTAGGGTGATTTGATGAATCATACATACAGAGTATTATCTACAGATATGGATTTCCTCACAGCAGCCTTAACTGAGGTACGCGTATCCGTCTGGCATGTTCTGGATGATCACGAGCACATCATTGACTATGGCGGTCCGGTGGTGGAGTACAGCCCAGTATCCATTAAGATCATGGGGAAGAGATACTTTCGTGAGACATTTGAATTTAGGGTACAAAAATAGGAGCCTTGGTTAATGGCTCCTTTGTAGCTGAAAGCTAGATTACTGATCCTTTAATAAGTCTAACAAATAAAATAAAAGTCCTATTCCTCCAGCAAGAGCTACAACTCCAGCAAAAAAGTTGGCGAATATAGAGGTAGAGAATGAATTGATTTTTCCGAAAGTTTGACCACAATAAGGACAAAAAACAGCTTATATTTCCGAACATTCTACCAAAGAAACGAGTAGCCAAATAGAACATTGTTAGAATGAAAACTGACTGTAATTATAATACCTATTTTCTCTTCCATGTATTCCCTCCAACTATGTAATTTACCCCAGAATAGTCTATCAGACCTATGTATAATTTTCTAAAATTAGAAAGGCATCAATTAAGATCATGGGCAGTAAATAATTCTTTAACGTGTTTGAATCTAAGGTACCAAAAAGGAGGCTTTTATGGCTCCTTCTCACCTAATTATTTATCATCTTCATAAGTTCAGCTAATGCTATGAATCCACCGCCAATGCAAATTACGAAACCAACGAATGACCCGAAAATTGAATTGAAAACTCCATTAGATCTACCATAGTGGTGGCCGCAATTAGGGCAAATGATAGCTGATATTGAGATAGTATTACCACACGATTGGCATTGTTCTAACTTTCGGTTAAATCGACCTTTGATCAATCTAAAGATATTGATAAAAAATGCTATTAAACAGGCTATACCAAATATAAACAAACAAGTAGTGATGAGACCGGCAATACCCAGAAGTGAGTAAGATGCCATATTATCAAACATTTTGTTCCTCCATCTATGTAATCAATCCACTTATGTTATCAAAGTTATTCGTCTATTTCCATATATTTCTGTATTATGAACAGTAAAAAAAGAGTGACTACCACTAAGGTATCACTCTAGTCGAATCTCTAATTAACTTTTTTCAATAGTTCCACACTGTTATTCCTCACATTACCGACTTCCTTCGGCACCTCGTAAGCTCTCATCTCTGACGCTTGATATGGCTTGAGCAATCCAAGCAGCGACTGCAAATCTTCATTATCTCTTCCAAGCCATTCTTCCTCATCCTCAGGGCGCAAGATGACCGGCATACGATTATGGATGTCTTCCATCAGACTGTTTGGTTCAGTAGTAATGATGGTGCAAGTACTGAGCTTATTCCCGTCTGGGTCTGTCCAGGTGTCATATAGGCCAGCTAGAGAAAAGATGCTATCATCCTTCATGAGTATTCGCATCGGCTGCTTGTTGGATCCTTCCTTTTTCCACTCATAAAAACCACTACACGGGATAATACAGCGCTTGGAACTGATCAGACGTTTAAAAGCTGGCTTTTCCGCGATCGTTTCTGCCCGAGCATTAATCATCTTATTACCAATCTTGTCATCCTTGGCCCATACGGGTACCAAACCCCATCGGAGTGAGCCCAGTCCATTGCCGTTTTTGCTCCCGATAATCGACGGAATGTATTGCATGGGTGCAGCGTTGTAATTAGGTTTGTATTCGAATCCATCAGCTATAGAAGCATAGTATCTCTCCATAATTTCTTCAATTGGATCTGTAATCGTGAATCTTCCGCACATATCGAAGCCTCCTTAAAGACGCTATTATATGTAATTTAACTCAAATCTTTAAAGATAGAAACGGGTAATATGTGGGGGTGCATATCCAAATAAAAATAAATATGCAATAAATTAGATGATATTTATAGATCAGCAAGTTTATGTTTAGACGTTTGGATAAACTTCATTCTACAATAGAAGTAGGGAATGTACATAATAATCTTAGGGGGATTCATGTGAAAACAACGTTTTTTAAGAAAATCGTTTTAATGATTGGGGCATTTATTTTAGCTTTAAGTGTAGTTCCAAATGCAAGCGTGAAAGCTGCTGTGGATTACAGTGGTGGGTTGCTTGATGGCAAGCAACTTTATAATAGCGGTGGATTCACTGGAGGAAGTTTAATAGGTACGGAAGCAACTGATAATAATGAGAATACGTCTTTTCTTGTTGATAAAAGTACTCCGGGTCCCACAGGAACCTTGGATCATATTTATTATGATTTTGATTCTCCTCAGACCGTTGTATCTTACCGTTTGAAGGCAGATAAAAGTACTAATATTGTAATCGAGCTCTTAGATAGTCAAGGAAATTACGTTACATATTTTCAAGTAAGTACTACCGATGGCTCTTTAGTGACATTACCAGTGCCTGCAGATGGTGTAAGTAAAATCAGCCTAGTTAACACAAACGCCAATTCAACATTGAAGGTTTTTGAATTTAACGCATATACACCTGAACCACAACCAGAGCAACCATCTGGCAACAGAGCCATCATGGTAGTCACAATGACCACAGGTCTTGAAAAAGAATTCGACCTAAGTATGCAAGAAGTTAACAGCTTTATTGACTGGTATGAAACAAAACAAGCTGGAAGCGGAAAGGCATCTTACGCTATTGACAAACATGACAACAACAAAGGCCCGTTCAAAAGTCGCAAGGACTATATCCTGTTTGATCGAGTTCTTACATTTGAAGTGAGCGAATACTAAACAGTCAATACAAAAGGCTCCGCATTGAATTGCGAAGCTTTTTTTTGCATTAGCTCACACAATAAATTGATCAAACACGGGTATACGCAACAAGCCTGATTTGGTCCAGTTACGCATCTTGACGCGAGCTTGTATCTTTGGTTCCAGGTACACATAATCCTTGTCCTGGCCCGTTACGAGCTGCTTGCATACACCACGAAATGCCTGCTTATGTTTTGGGCTCGGGCCATGTTCTATTATCCCTGCTGGTCGGAGCTTTCCAGACGGATCGCGAACAGCCACAAGCCATCCAAATTCAGCCTTGCGATACCCGGTAATGAATACATTCGCGTAAGACCAGTTAATGATCTTCATCCAGTTCTTGGACCGTCTGCTGACGTACTGGCTGTCCTTGCGCTTCCCAACTACACCTTCCATGCCCATAGACTCTATTTGGGCGTACAAGTCCTCTCCAGCGCCTTCTATATGTGGAACAATTCCAAAGTTAGAGGAAGGAAGAGATAGACTGTGTAGGATCATCTTGCGTTCCATAAGAGGTAGCTTACGTAGATCCCGTCCTTGGTAGAAAAGAATATCAAATATGGTGAACGTGGCAGGCAGTGTTTTGATAAGCTGCTGTACCTTGGAGTGCTGACGTGTGCTAAATCGGCTCATCACAGCCTCGAAGTCATTTAGTCCGGTTTCGGGATCAGTGCAAGCTACCTCGCCGTCTAGGATAATATCAGAGTCAAACGGCAGAAGCAATTCCGGGTACTGACGAGTACATTCATTATTGTGACGTGTGTATAACCGGACATTGCCGGACTCTTGCGAATATATCAACCGGTGCCCATCTACTTTAGGTTCAAAAATGAATGCTGAATGTGAGAAGGGACCTGGTGCTGTTTCAAGTAACATAGGACTAATGAACATAAAAACACCTCAATCCAATTATAGCGTTTTGCCATAAGGATTGAGGCGGTAAGTTATGGAGATCACTTCATATAAGTTTGTTCAAACCATTCAACAGACTTTGTTAGACTTACAATTCCTATCACGAAAAGACCTATGGCAAAAAGAAAACAGATAAATATTGAATCGCCTAATCCATTCATTTTACCATAATGTTCACCACAGTATGGGCAAATAATGGCAGTGTTTGAAATCGAACGTCTACATGATGTGCAAGGGACCATTTTATTTACTCTTACACCTTTCAATCTTTTATAAATATTGATGAACGCCTTGATAATAAATATGATTGATAATACAAAAAATGATAAAGTTAATGTACCCAAACAAAACACGCCAATGTAGTCACTAATTTCGTTAAGCTTCTTACTCATAAACATTTATCTCCTCACTCAAATATAAACTCCACTAATGTACCATCCGGATATTCCTCCAACTGATTTCCTTCCCAACTGCCAGCGCCTCGGTTATCCGATGGACTTATGTATTCAATATCGGCTCCTTCTCCACCCTCTGCACACATTGCCATAGGCCATTCATCACGATCGTATCCTTTTTTTGTTTCTACACCTCTCAGGGACAATTTGCGGTTTTCATCAGCGCCACTTCTATCAATGGTGCATGTTGCTGCATGACCGCTGTCTATGGCGTCCTGAATGTGCTTGGCTGTTTCTGGATAACGATCAGCGGGGAAGAGCAGTTCTACAACTTGCCCAGTTGCTGCTGGGGTGCTTTCTTTGACAGGCTTCTTCTGATAATCATTTAGGCTCTTGGTTGAAATAAACTACAGCAAACATAATCCCAAATACGATAATAGCTAAAAATAACTTTTTCATTATTTAATTACCTCCGTTTTGTTTACTTCGGCAACTCCTTAAAATACTCCTTCACCTGATGCTCTAAAAGCGTGTAGTGACGCCAGGTGAACTTATTGTTTATGTAGAAGAAGAAACTTGTCCTTATTGGGAATGATGATATAACTCTCTCTCCATGAGATTCCTTATAAATGTACCTAGTCTGTGCGACTGGGTATTTTTGTTGTCGATAAAAGAACTTACGTTCCCGTATAATATTGACGAGGTGATTAACTTGCTAACGGATTTCCAAAGAAAGGTCTTACGGATCTTGTACAACTACAAAGGTGGGCGGCGCAGGTTTCCCACAATTCACGAGCTAACGGTTAAGACAGGGAAGCTTAATCCAGATGTCATGGCTGCTTTAGACGCCCTTATTGCCGCCGAATACATATATTGGGATGACAAGTCAGACACATCTAACATCGCCATTCTTGAGGGTTGGGAGCGCGAATCTGAGAAACCACAACTTCCCAAGGTACAATCGACGCTTAAACCTGCGAACACGGATTACTGGACACAATATTGAGAAGAAACGAATTGTGACAAGCGAATTGACGGGGAACGGAGTTTTCGAGGGATCTCGAGTAATTCTTCCAGAACATCGTAAGGCGTATCTTCAGGCAATGAGTGTTAATCACGGCTATAACATCTTTCATCTCTTCACCTCAAACGAATTGAATACTGTTAACGTAACAAAGCAACGTTCCTGAGGCGATGAGGATTACTGTTGGATTTCATTATCTGAGGTTATAGCTGCGAATAACTGATGATATATAAACTGCGGATTTTCGTTTATAAAATTTGTGTTGTTGGGGTGAAGAAAAACTACTACGATCCTATAATTTTGATGGTCTTTGATGAATATCCAAATTGAGTTTCTTCATTAGAATAGGTAAAGAAGGTGTCGAGGGACAAGAACATAAGCCCATGAACCAACTAGCCTGTCATCATTACATCCGAACAGCGGCAATAATTTGAAATAATGAGGACTAGAGCGCTTCTGTGTTTTGGGACAAAAACTTTCATGAGGCACGGTAATTTTTAAAAAGGATAAACACAGGAATTGATCAAAATCTCTCGAATAATACAAAAAGAATTAGTTACAGTAGACCTAGAACTACTAACAACTACAGGAGCTATTCTCAGTAATGATGCATCGACTAGCACTTTTGTGGGATGGGATGTAGCTAGTTCCCAATTTGAAGCAACCACATCTGGTGAGAACAGAATCATGGGTATCCTTACACCACCAAGCGGATAATAATCCAACGGGGCATACACAAAAGGTAAAAGTTATCGTGCGCCTTGCCAACAATTATGGCAATTGATACGATAAAAGATCTTGAGGTAGCCAATGAAACGGCTACAGAGGATTTGAAATCAATGTGGAACGAGGGGGTGAAACTAAGTAGTGGTTTAACAGGTATCGTAAGTGTAGAATATATATTCATGGAGGAATAAATTTGGCAAAATTAATCGATATTTTAACAAGGGCATTAGCTAGGTCGACAGCAAGAGAGCTTGTAAGAGCATATGATAAAAATAAAAGAAACTCTCATCGACCTTCTTTAACTGAAAAGTTAAAGAATAAAAGTGAAGAACCGAAGTTAAAACAAATACTTCAGGAAAGAAGAGAGCGATACAGTGATAAGGTCAATATTGCTGATTGTTACTTGAGAAAAGATTGGAGTATAATTAGTATTTTTAGTGAACATGAACATGAGATATCTGAGTATTTTGAAAAGTTTTGGTGGAGTCGTACTCAACAAGAACGATGTCAATCTGCTATTAGATATTCAAGAATCTATATGACCACACCACAAAGGTTAGATTTGTACGGGAGATTAAATATCTCCTATTCTGAATATATATCGAGAGATGGTAGATCAAGACCTAGTTTAGCTGAAACAACCGAGTTTATAGTGATTAATACCGATACATTTAAAATTTTGAATGAGATGATGAATAGTAAGGGGTACATATTAGATTTTCATGCTAATACGCCTAATCCTTTTTTCTCTTTAGCTATTGAGTAGACAGGGGTAAATTGTAAACAATTATTAATAAAGAAAACTATATCTATAGGATGAGTGATAGCATGTATAATTCTCAAGATAAATTTTTTGAGTTGGTTGGATTAGGAACAGAGAATAATAAATGGGATTACAAAAGAGACATACATATAAGTCCTAATATTGCGTTTGCAAATATGCTGAAAGATATATTAGCCTTCTCAAATAGTGGAGGTGGCTGGCTAGTACTAGGTGTTGATGATAATTCTGGAATTGTAGGAGTAGATAAAAAAATTGATCCTACATCACTAGGTGAAAAAATTATAAGTGTGTTAGGTGAACAAATTATATTTGACTTGAACTATTATAGTATTCATGATGAGGGCGAAAAGGTTGTAGGTTTATTGTATGTACATGATTCTGACAAAGTAATGGTATCACCAATAAACTTATTTAACGAAAAAGGTAAAGCAATTATAAGTGAATATACCATTTATTTCCGTCGAAATGCTAGCTCTATAAAAGCTAACATTGATGATATTAATATGTTGATTCACAAAGTTAGCCTTATAGGAAAATACAATCTAAAAACTGAGGATATACAGTTCTTAAAAGATAAAAAATCAGAATGCTTTATGTTTAAAGAGGAAGATGAGTTCTACAGAGGTGAATTCCAGTTTACTGTTTCTAAATTTGCTGATAAGTTGAACACCATTTATCGATTCCATCAATCAAGATATACTAAGTATGAAATAGGAATCTTATTGGGCTTTGAAATCAGTGCTATTGATGATTATTTTGAAGGAAGAAGGTTTCCTAAAATTGAACACTTATTACGTGCAGTAGAAATTTTTGAACTCCCGCATGATTATTTTTTTCAAACCACTATGGGCATGGAAATGCCATTTATTAAAAATCCATTAATAACTTATATAATTTTAGATAAGACTGATCGTAAAGTTGACTTATATGAGTATGGATTCGGGAGTGCGTTCAACGTTATTATTAGTGATTTAGCTAGAAATTTCTCATATTTTAAGAAGTGGCTTTACAGTGATAGGGGAGAATATAAGCCTAATGAGCGAGATTTTGATAGTTTAATTAGCCAAAATGTCAGAATTTATGAAACTTATGAAAAATATCTTTTAGATTTAAATGATTTTCAATATAATAAATTTAAGCAACATTTGAAGATTCAATACTATAAAGAAATAGAGAAAACCCCAGATGAAAGTGAAAAATTTCTCAATGAAAAAATTAAAACTAGACTTATTTATAGTGATACCGAATTTGTATGTAAATTCATTTCAGAATTAATTAAGAACATTAGAATCTCAGAGAGTAAATTACACATTGAATATAACTTTATATTTGAAGTACAAAATAGGATAATTCGTTATAGAGATTATGATCGTCAAAATATGAAGGTAGCCTTTTGTAACCAAGAAACATTTGACGAATTTATAGGCAACGAGAAATAGATATACTAAACTCAAACAGACTTTTTTTATTTGTACAAAATGGGTTTAGATAATATTTGAAAATGGTATGGGCGCCCACAAAAGCGCCCACAAAATGCCCACAAAACTATAATAAAATAAGAAATCCTTTGAAAAATGAACAGGAGAAAAAGCTGATTTACACGGATTTGGTACAGTAAATGATTCCATTTGAAAGCTAGGAACATAAACCGTACACAAGTCCACCAATGGGAACGCGATCAATATATCACGTTGTACTAATCCCCAAATCCCTTGCGCCACATGGCGTGAGGGATTTTTCTTTATGCACTAATCTTTACTTCACAAAATAAATGAAGTTAAGATTAGTGCATAACTTAAAAATGAACATAAAATTCCATTAAATTAAGAGAGCATACGGTCGAAAAGGTTGGTAACGCACCAATATCTACGGTATTTCACACCGCCGCTAATCTATTTCAGCTACTTCCCGATGGTCGGAATGGCAGGACTTGAACCTGCGTTCTCTTGCTTCCAAGGCAAGCGAGAACTCCAAACTTTTCCACATCCCGATATGCTGGTCTTGACGGGAATTGAACCCTTGAGAAGCGGCGTATGAGACCGCTCTGAGAATCAACACGCGCCCCCGCATTGGCACGGGTCCGTCTGTTCTCACCGCATATTTAACTCTAGCAACCCCCACACAAGTTTACTATTTCGCCACGAACACCAAGTCTTTCACACTAGTCAATTTCGAGAATGGTCAGTTGGCTTGCACATGATTGATATGTACGTCTAGGATTGTACTTTCTAGTTAATAAAACTTTTTCAATTATCTCACTAGGTTGCTCTATACATTTTCAGCAGTCGAGCCATCTACGTGAAAGGTTGCGTCTAGTACGTACAAAAAGTTTAAGTACGAACAAACCTACCTATATTGGTAAATGAGGTGGTCATATTGAAATGCGGTTGCGGAAGGTTTATTACGCAGAATGCAAAGGCTCTAGCCACTATCTATGAGACGGAAGGCAGTAAATGTATCCACTGTCTATCGGATACCTTGAATGTTCCTTATCAAGAGTTAGTGGATAGGTACATGGGAATTTACGAGTGCCGACCTTGTGCTAAAGATAAGAAGAAAGCGGAGATACGGAGAAAATTACTTGGACTAGGAGGATAACAATGAAATACCTGAAATCAGGTTTTAACGCCCCATTGGTGAAGAACTTGAATGTACTATTACTTAATGATTCGCATATCGGGCCTGAAGCCGCTGATATTAGGTTGCTTGATAGAGCGATTGACTTCGCCAAGACTAATGAACATAACATTCGTAATCTACTGAACGGTGACTATATTGAAGGAGTCATAAAACTCGGTAAAGGTGGAATATATATACAATATATGTATCCAAGAGAACCAATTTATTTTGTAATGGACAAGCTTGAGCCTGTAAAACCTTTAAACGTTACATATTGTAGGCATTGGCACAAGGAATTTAGTAAGCCAATCAAGAGATCCGCTATTGACACGTACAATGGATTGTTGGTTCGAGAAGAGAAGCCTTGGCTGGTTTGCCGAAATACGATTGTTAACACTGCGGAGTACGCGGAGCGTGATGGCTTTGAAGAATCGTTCCCATCTCAAGCACACTTGACTCTTTCCGGTAAGAAGTCGAACAAAGGGATTGACGTAAAGTGGATAAGCTAGTCAAGTGCATTAAGTGCGAGTTCAGGTACGTCACAGATAAAGCAAGGGAGAACTTTGTTGCCGAAGGGCTTCAAGGAGAACCCCTGCTTTGTCTCCATTGTATCGGTAAAATTACAGGAAAAGTCATGAACCGATATGGCTACTTGGTCTTGCCTGAAGAGTTAGATGATTCTAACCAGCGGATGCAAGTTCTGCCAAAAACACTCACTGGCTGTAGACCGTGTATGAAGGAGAGAGGGTTATCGTGATGAAAACAGAGAGGATCTACTTGAGAACAACTCCAGAGAATAAAAAGTATTTGCAGGAGGTAGCTGACCACTATTTTGAGGGAAACCTGTCTGCCGTTTTCGAGTTTATGATTGAACGTTTTGATATGCACTTAGAAGGGATGGATTGATATAGCTGAATTTGCCGATTCGGAAGAGATGTACAAGTACAAGCAGGGACAAGACCCTGAGTTTCCAGAGATAATGTCATCGGGCATCGAGGGAAATCAACCCGAACATCAAATGGGAAGACTTGAACATGGACTTTGCAAAAGACCCTGAAGAACTGGAACACTGGCCAATGCCTTCCCTCATGGGGGGGATCCAGAAACTAAAGACAAAGCCACAGGCAACTTACGCCGTGGCTCTGTTTCTTTTGGTATAAACGTAGACCAGTAGTCCGCAATCCTCCAAAGCCTGTAACGATATGACAACTGTTTTCCTGCTCAGTTTAGTCAGCTTTACGATTTCATCTTGCAACGGGAACTCCTTCCTACCATCGCTCAGAAGCTTAGTCACCCAAGGTATGTGGTAATAGCCGAAGCATTCAACCCTCTCTCGAATAGGTCAGCCGCCAGATACTTACTGCATGTTATGTCTGAAGTGTACAGTTTACCATTCAGGTCTGAAGTGTATGTTTTACCATACAGACCCCTATGAAGTGTAAAAAGTGCATTTGTTGTGAGTTCTGTATTGTAAAGTTTACACCGTATAAAGAGATATAAAAGATTAAGAGATATAAAAGAAAGATATATAGAATAATAAAACATAGGCAAGGGGTAGTGAAAATACTCACTGAGTAAAACTATGGCAAAGCTTGGCGTTACCCTGCGGGTCACGCTATTTGTTTTTAAAAGCTTTCGGTTAAAGCGAGACTCCACCTACCTATAATGTACTTACAGCAGGTAAATACGACCTACTTTAAGTTAACGAAAGGTCTACACCCTATAATGACTTGTGACAAAGATAGAAAGGTGTAAGGAGTTTGGGATGCTGAAAGAACATGTTTACCCGTCTGAACACAAGTCTGGTCAGAAATTAGTGGACGACTTTTTACTTGGTTTGAATTATTACATATCACAATGAGGGGAGCGTTTTAAAAATGGCAGGAACAACAAACAAACGGAAGAGGACTTCTAAAGCCCCTGAGAAAGAGACTGAAACGGTTAGCCTAGATGGATTGAAGGGCGACGTAGTAGCAGAGTTTACCCAACAACTTTCTATCATGGGTCAGTTCATTTATAACGCTCAAGAAGAAGATACCACCTTGATTGTCGAGAACTTGGGCTTCGGAGATATCTATGTCAGTGACAAACCGAATCTCCGAGTGGGCAATGAAGATCAACGTTTGCTTTTCAAGGAGCAAAAGGCGTTCAAGGCTCGGAAGCTATTTATGACTTCGGGTAGCCAGCCTGTGGCATCCATTATCGAAATCAAGTAAAGAAGTACGCTTGGGATGGAAGGTCCTCGATAGAACACACACCAGCCACTTAGCTTCTAAAAACCCTATGGGCAGTGGGTAGACTTGGCGACAACATCCATGAGTTCAACGTCAGGAGCCCTCCTAATAGAATGAAAAAGAACCATTTAGGTAGAGATTCCACCGTCTCACTGTTCGAATATAGCCTTAATGAATTCATTTCAATGGTGGACAACGCAGTACGCAGGGCGGTTAGAAATATACCCATTTCAACTTATATTGGTATACGAAGCATTCATAAGAGGATGTGATGATGTGGGAAAGATCAGCGTCTCTGATGTTTACGCCTGTATTCATTCCAAGCTTCGTCAAGATCCTGAGATTTTTGCCATGCTAGGGCTTGCGGCAGACGCATCTCTGGAGGAATTGGGAACGAAGATTCAGAAGAGAAAGAAGCCGCAGAACTTCGTTCAGCACAACTTGCCCTTGATGACGTTCTACAAAAATCCCGGCGCAAGAGGCGAGAATCACCTTGAGTATAGGTTCATCGTTGACTTCGATATCTATACACAGGATGACGTGGAACTGGCAGTGAACATCGCTGACCGTATTTGCCAGATTTTCGACGATCATTACTTCTGGATGCCGAAAGGAAGTGTGTTCAAAGGTGAGTATGTCACTAGTGCTGAAGATGACATCGATCTAGAGAACACCTACAAGTATTTCACCCAAATATGCTTCACCATTGGGATAGATGAATATAAGGAGGTTTTCTGAATGAGTAAGGTTACTAAGAACAAAAAAATGTTGATTAAGGGCGCTGGTAAGTTCATGGCGAAAATCCCGAACTGTGACGACCTCGTTACAATCGGTACGCTGAACAACATGCGTCTGGATATTCAGCTGGACATGCAGGACATTGAGGGCGGCGACTCTAGCGTAGCACTGGATACGTTGCTTCGTAAGAAGACAATTGATATCACAGCGGAATCCGCTAAGTTCGACCTTAACCTTGTACGTTTGGCTACTGGCTCGAAACTCCGTGAAGGTATTTCTGGTTCGGCCTACAGCATGGTCACTGAGACCTTTGTAGTCCCTTCCGCTTCTCCGTATCAAGCGAAACTTACCCAAGTCGCTCTCGCTTCTCCAAAACCTAAGTCTTTCGAGGGTGCTGTGGGCGGCGCTGACCTGAGTGCAGACGTTACGGTAACGGGTCAGGATGTCGTATTCGATATGGCGCTGGCAGGTAAAACGGTTGTTATCGTTTATGCTGCGGCACTGGCTGGGATTACACCAGACCCTGACGGCTTCGTGTGGGTGCTGGAAGAAAAGCACACGGTTAAACAGAACGGCTCAGACTTTACTGTTGATCTTGTGTACGGAGCATCCTTGAACGTTGACCCTCAGATTTCTGTTCGTACTCTGCAAGGTAACAAATTGCTGAAGAAAACGACTAGCTCTACGCCTACTGAAGACCAGTACGTAGTAAGTGGCGGCATTCTGAAGTTCAACTCGGCCCTCAAGGACGTAAACATTTACGTCAACTACAAGCGGAACGAAGTTGTTGATATCCTCGATATCACAAACAAGGACATGCCGTTGACAGTACACGTTGTTCACGATGGTCAGTTCGAGCAGAAGGACGGTACAATCCAAGGTTATCAAACCGAATTGTTCCAATGCCGTGTGAAGTCCAACTTCACGCTTGACGCACAACGTCAACAAGCGTCCACGCATAGCGTAACGCTAACTGTAATCGACCCTGAACGTCCGGACGGTAAGCTTGGTTCTATCAAGCGCTACGAAGTTGGTTCTGTTTCTGCGGAAGATTGCTAATCACTAGACTCCCTTCGGGGAGTCTTTTTACATACCTAATGTTAGAGTCTAGGTTTACTTCCTTAGAATGTTCTGTGAGTTGATTGCAGGGACTTCCCCCGCTCTGTGGTCAATTCGATTCACTTTTCTTGGGGGAGAATTATAAAGGGGGCTATTAAAATGAGTGAACGAGATTTAGTTATTCCAAAAGCTGGTGGCATCGCTGAAGAAGTGGCCAGTCAAGTAGAAGAGCAGACTCCACAGGTAACAGCTGAAGAAGAGAAGAAGCCACTGACCCAAGAGGAAGCTGACATTCGTGAGAAAGTATTCTTCGAGACAGATGAACAGGTTCGCTTACGTGACGGTAAGACCTATTACATCCCACCACTAGGGTTGCTTGATGCTCGAAGATTGATGAAGAGACTTAATACGATTGATTCCGGTGTAATCATCGCTAACCTTATCCCTGAAGATGAGGAAGATAGATTTGAAGAATTGCTTGAAGTGCTCCTTATGGCATTTAAGCCATATTACAAACACATGACGGTCGAGCATCTTGGAGAGTACGTTGATTTGGAGACGGCTAAACAGATTATCGATTGCATGATTGGTCTCAATGGGCTAAAAAAGTCCATGTAACCACTCTGGAAGAGGAAGAAGACTATGACAGTCAGCCGCCTGTCGATTGGGCTAACATCTTCTTCAAACTTGCCCACTACTGCCACTTGAAAAAGCATGATGTGTGGCAGTTAACCTTACCTCAGTTAGGTTACTACTTGGAACAATGCAACGAACACATTCAGTTTACGATCAAGGTTTCTACCATGTCGCTTGGCGGCCTGTTCGGCGGAAGCGTTCCTGCTGGTGATTCAACCAGTGAAGAGGAAGTAACAACTGACGGTAAATACGTGAATGGTTATAAAGTAGCCGATGCGGAAGATATGAATTACCTTGCACAGCTATTATAAATCCTCCTGCTCTGCTTCCTTCTAGGGAGGGGCAGGAGTTTTATTTTATGAGGGTGGTGAGACTATGAACAACAAAATCCAAACTGACGTGATTTTAGAGTTGCAGAAATCCATAGATCATATGGCTCGATATGGGCAGGAGATGGAAACTCTCGATTCTCGTTTTGGTAGATTGGAGCAGCGGATTGACGCAATGCGTTCGTCTCTGTCCGGTTTGCAATCGCAGGTATCACGTGGGGCTGGAAGCAATCTCCGTCAGTCGTTGACAAATGAACTCAACAATTTCATCACAGGGAACGGGATTGTTCTTGAGCAGTTAGGTTCTGCTGGGCTCACGGTTAAACCTGAGACTTTTCAAGGTATCTTGGGCAAAGTTGAAAATGAAATTAATGAAGAGTTGCGGACGTACGTTCGTAACATGCACATTGAGATCGACCCTAACTACGCCGGCGGGCAACAGCTTCCTATCAGTAAAGATGGATTTAACGAGATTAATAAAGAAGTAGCCAAGGTCATCAATCTACAAATTCGAAACCTTGTCAGTGCTATCCAGAAGCAAAAATCCAATCTGATGAAATCGGAAACTCTTGACCGTTTACAGATTACGATTGGCAAGGAAACGGTCATCGCTTTCGTCAATAAAATCAAACAAAAGATTGTGAGTATGCTTCAGAACCTTGACGTAGCCGATGCCAGCGACATGAAAATTTCCAAGGCAGACTTGAACAAGGTAATCAAGGAAGCTAAGGAAAAATTGTTGAAGGCAATAGATGTTGAAGTTCCTGACATGAGCGGAATGGAAGTTGCGGACAAGGTAAAGAGAATCCCTAACGAACTTGAACAAAGCCTGAATGAATACGTCAACAAAACCGTTGCAGGAATTAACACTGCAATGGCGGGCAAGATGCAGATTCCGTTAGGCGACCTGAGCAAGAAGGTCAAGAAGATTCTTGCTCAGGAACTTGACACTACGGTGGACAAGCTGGAAGCGCTCGGCACGGTCGATTTAGGCTCTATTCGTGGCGCTGGATTGAAGGCTCAACTTGAACGAGTGGCAAAGACTCTTGACAAGAAATTGAGCAACAATGTTCAGGAAGAGATTGACCAATTAATAACGGCAATAAATGATGTGCAAATCACCCCTGAAACTAAGCTGAAGCATCACCTCGTGAATCAGATTAACCGCCTCAACAAAGCGTTAATTAACAAAATCCGTGAGCAGGTAAACGTTCAGGTGCAGTCGATCATCCAAGAGATTAATAAGGTTCAATCCGGACCAGGTGGACTTAACAGTGATACTCAGATTCGGAATGCAGGAGGACTTGGCCTTTCTACTCCTCGTTCTGGTTCGTCTTCTTCTGACAGTCACAGCGACGGTGGAGGAACTGCATCCAAAGGAAGCAGTAACAGTGAAAAGGATAGTGGATCGGGAGCGGTTAACGCCGAAGCTGTACAAGGGGCAATCATCAACATCATGCGTCAAAGAATTTCGGGAGCCTTCGATAATGCTCTAATGATGGCGATGTCTAAAGCGGTTGAGGCGTTTAAGAATATTCAGCCTGAAAAGCTTAAAATGATGCAGAACTTGAAGCAGAAGGACGAATATAACCAAGACAAAGACGGCAACTCTCTTGAAAAGACGAACATGGCTGGCGTGGAGAGTACGGTCAGCGATCTGCAAAACTTTATCAGACAGCAGTCTATGTTTTATGGCACGGATTACAAACAGCTTTATCAAGTAGGGGGCATGGCTTCTGGTTTGCTTGATGACCCTGTAGAGATGAAGGAGTTTGTCCGCGTAACTGCACAGTTGAATGCACTAGCCCCTGGAAGTAGCCCTGGCAATATTGCCAATGGTCTTGCCTCAACGAAGGCTCAGTTTGGACTTGGGGTGGCTGACCTGGAGGATAGAATCGCACAACCTTTGGCGGTTGTATCTGACGTGACTAAAACAAGTATTGAGCAAATTATTGATGCACTGAAAAGTTCAAGTTCCAAAGTTGACCCTGAAACGGCAATCGTTATGGCGGGTACGACTCTCCAAGCAAAATCACTTGAAGGGGCGAATGTCAGTAACTTCTACAACTCCATTCTGAGCAGGTTACGGTCTCCTAATGCACTGAACAAAATGGATAAATCACAGGTTGATCCATACTACGGCGACGACGGTGCAGAAGTAGCCAACAGACTTCAATCTCCTGAGGCTATGAAAAAATTGCAGGAACTTGGTCTAGCGAAAGTTGATGACACAGGAGCAAAGATTCTTGTTCCAGAGGAAGAACTGTTTAAGGCCATTGCTCAGAAGTTGTCCGGTGCAGACAGCCCTACCGTTCGCGATACCAATGATGCTTTGTTTGGCACGTATCAATCTTCCAAAGGTGCGGCTACGATGCACGAAATTATGAACACGTTCGTTAAGGTCATGGAAGTTAGTGGAAACTTTGATAAATCTAAATATGAGAACATGGTTAAGTCATCTGTAGACAACCCACTCGTCAACACTAAACGGGCAGGGCAAAGCATAACGATTGCCTTTGATGCTCTTGTTCAGGAGATGACCCCTACCATCAATAAAGTGTCCTACGCACTTATGAACATGGCAGAAAACGTGACAAAGAATGCCCAATTGTTCGTCAAGTTAGGAGACGTGCTAACTAACGTATTGATTGGGATGATGCTGCTTAAGGGAGTTAAGTGGGGCGCTGGGAAGATTGGTGCAAACTTCGAGAGGGAGTCTGCACGTACTTCATTTCTGGAGAACGTATCGGGCATGAATGTTGATAATTCTATCAAGAACATGACGCGTAAAGAGGTCGGGGAGATGCAGAAAGACCCATTACTTGGTGGTTATTTACGTGATTTGAACGGATTGACGGAAAAGCAACGCAAGCACTATGAGAACTACCTGGATTCTAATAAGGTAGAGGTTAAAGACTTGCCGACTCTATTTAGCACGATGGACGAAGCTAAAAATTGGAATCCGGGCAAGGAGTTGACGGATGATGAAAAATTCGACCGGACGAAGCAGTACAACAGCCGCCTAAGTACCCGAACTGAATTGGCTTCCGTCCTTACCCCTAGCCTCCTGACCACCCTGAACAGCAGTACCGCTAATCAAGGAGTGTTTAATACACATAGAGCAAGCGATAGCAATTACTCTAAATTGTCCGATAGGATGTCCCAAATGTCTCAAGGAGATTTCCAGGGATTTGAAGACCACTTGGTGGACAGACAGCGAAACGGCTTACCTCCGATTGACGATATCCAAAAACTGAGTACTGCGATGGATGATTACGAGAAGACCCAGCGGGAAGCCGCTGCTTCTGCTCGACAAGCCTCCCCTGCCTTCGGAGATCTGTCCAATGCTGTACGAGGCATGAACTCTGGAATGTCTTCTACGGCATCCCTCAAGAATGGGTTCAAACAGTTCTTGAAGGATATTCCAGACTTAAGCAAGGGGGCTCTGGTTTCTGTTAAAAACTTGGCGGGAGGTTTCGCTAAGATGGCTATGGAGATTGCTGGGGCAATCGGTCTCGCTCAAGCGGCTAAAGGATTGACAGAGTCCTACCTGTCAACAGATGACGAAAGGTTACTTGCTCAGGCTGACGACCGTGACAACGACCTGAAAGGCATGGCTAACACGTTTAACGCGCTTGCTGAAGGCGGTTGGGCTAAGAATCGGAATAACTTGATGGGGCTTTTCTACTCTGCAAAGAACGGAATATCATCCTTTTTCGGTGGAACTCCATCCGACCTCGGTGTCTTTGAAGCCCAAGGTGGACCTTCCAATCCTTTCAAGACTAAAGGATACAAACCGGAGGAACTTGGCATTATGGGCGAGATAATGAATTATTACAATTTCTCAGGAACTGGTGAAGAATTTTCAAAATGGCTCAAACAACGGGAAGCCAGCGGTGGACAGACAGTAGAGGAAGCCGTTGCTGAGTTCAATGCAAAGTCTGGGCGTGCTGCAGAAACAGAAAAGATGCGACAGAAAGCCATAAACAAGCAGTACGAAGCAACAAAACTTAAAGAGGCAGAGGACAAGAGACTCCAAGAGAATGCGGAGAAGGAATATGACGAGAAGTACAAGGAAGGTGCAGCCGAGTTCTCTTCCATCGACTCTGGCTCTGTTCTAAGCCGTGTCTCTGACCGTATCAATGAGATTAAGGACACCAGTCAAATTGACACGCTTCGTGCCCTAATGAGCGGAATGAAGACTGATTCCGACGAGTACATTGCACTTCGTAAGAATCAGACCGAATCCATGCGACAGGTATTGAATGAAGAACTGGATATCATTGACAAGTATATCGCCAACGCCAAGGCGGTCATGGACAGCGCTGACCCTGAGTCGCAAGAGTACGCCGATGCCAAAACTGCTTATGATAACCTTACTTCGACAAGAGATAAAGTGGCATCCGAAGGGGAAGTTGACATTCTTCAGCAAGAGTGGAACACAAAACAAGAAACGTATCAAGGTCAGGTCCGTAAGGTTAACAACAGCTTGTCTCGCATTGACCTTATTGCTCAAGCAAAAGAATTGGCGGCTGCGTACAACATGGACACTCAGTCTCAAGAATACTTGGACACCATGAAGAAGATTACACTGAATAAGCTATCTCAGATGAAAAATGAGCTGGCAAACCTTCAAGCAATCCAAGCCATCGGAGACCTTTCCGAAGACCAGGCAACGCAGGTTTTACAGCTACAGAATACAATTGCCAATGAGCAAGCCCTGATTAAAGAGTACAACCTTGCTTCCATCGGAATTGGCAGGGCTAAGATTCAGGACAACAGTTCTGACCGTGAGAATGAGTTGCTGGAACTCAAGCTACGAACTGGAAACCCTGATGACTCCTCGCCGATCCTTCGTAACAAGCGGATTGCCAATGCCAAGGAAGAGGTATCTGAAATCAACCAGGTCATTGCCGATCTGAGAGCTAAACTTCCTGCAGCGGGAGCGGACGAAACAACTAAGATTAACGCCGAAATCCGTGACTTGCAAAAGCAATCTTTACAGGCTCAGTTGGGCATCTTGGATGAAATGAAATCCACAGCGGGAACGTTCAACATGCCTAATGGAGTAAGTGCTATGAGCCGCTACGAGTACCTTACCCGTGGCAACACTCATAACACGACAACGATCGGTACAGGAGATGTCACCGTCAACATCACTCTTCCTAACATCACCAACGGCATGACAAACCGCCAGTTGCAACAAGTCGGACAGTCCATTGGACAAGGCTTGTCTGTAGGGCGGGTAGGAAGCCTTCGTAGCCAACAGGCGATGAATCCTAGCAACTACCGAAGTTAGTGAAACCACTCCCCGTCTTATAATGAGATGGGGAGTTATTTTATAGGAGGTAAGGTCATGACACAACAAAATAACCTCTTGTCAGAGGATTCGGTGTATAAGAAGAAACTGTTTTACGACAACGGAGTCCAGTTTAATCAGGTCAAGGCAAAGCTGATTACGGAGTACAAACCGCCAACGCCTTACCTGAAGACCCATGTCAACCAGACCTTGGCCTCTTCGGCCGGGCTTGTGCAAAACGGAACGTCTCATTATAACGCTACCCTAACCATGCTGTTTTATTCTAAGAAGGAATATGCCGACTGGCTTCAGTTCATCGGCTCTCAACATAAGTATTACGACGAGAAAGGTACAGTTTACATCGGCATCGTAACTGGAGAACCCGATATTAAAACCGCTGAGATGGAAACGAAGTACATCGTAACCATCGGCATGTCTCTCGTCCGCAAGCAAGATTTTGAGTACAAGTACATGACAGAGTTCATTGATATCGAAAATCATTGGGCAAACAAGTATATCGACAATATGCAGCAGCTTGGACTTATCGCCACGAACTGGGAAGCAGACGGGGAGTCTGTGGTTTACTTCCGTCCGGACGAAGCGGCTACAAGAGCAGAATCCATTACGTTTCTTATGCGGACGTACCGACACGTAGACAAGTTGCTGAGGGGGTACTAAGAAATGAAAAGATGGATTGACGTAGATCCGCTGGATTGGTATTACCGTGACACACTTGAGATTACCCGTATGAGAACGGATTTGACAGGTGACGTAGAAGTCTTAAGCGGCATGACGTACAACGTGTTCAAAGAAGGGTACGAGCGAATGGTCAAGCGCTTCGTGACCGTAAGCGGACAGCAAGAGTTTCTTGTACCTGATTACAAATACCACTTGAGTAATCCGGTGTTCGTTATCGTGAACGGAGTGGAGGTTCTTCCTGAGAAGGTAGAGAACGGAAAAGTAACCATGACCAACCCGCTGTCGGCGGGCATCGAAGTCGTGGTCATTGCTTATGGCATCCCTGACCGGAAAGATATCGGGTGTGTCAATACCCCTTACAATGGAGTAGGCGACTACCGGATGCCACACGCAACCCTGAAGTATGCTTCAACATACCATTTCAGCTACAGCAACCAACCGGAGTCTTGTACAGTCCTTGGGGTGAAGCTGAAGAGACTTCTCGTCACCGTTGGCGCAGGAAGTGATGCAGGCGTGGTCATCCGGAACACGATCGGATTTCAGCGTGACGTGTTTGTCATTCATAAGGGTGAAGTTTACTTGCCATACATGTACAATGGCTTCCCTGCTGTCATAGGGTATAACGCCGTAATTAAAGGGGTGAGTAGACGTACAAGTGAAACGGTCGTCGTGGAATCAGGGCGAGTGACGTACAACGACAGATTTTTCGGAGACGTTCGTATTCGTCGCGGAGACTTCTTCTCACTTATGAGCCGTATTTACGAGAATCTGCATAATCGGTACACCGATCGTGCGTTCACATACAATGATACGCCGCTGAGACCGATTCTGGATAAGGATGTTATCCTTTCCAGATGGTACTCGAACGACGTACTGACCCTGTTGGATGAAAAATTCCATGACGGGTGTTATGTGTTCCCGCTTTATGAAGATGGTCAGTTTGAACCGGAAGCGTGTATTACAAGAGCGGAAGCCGTAACCTTCCTCAACAGATTTATAGAGTGGATTACGGAGAAATATAGATAAGGCAGGTGGCTGAAGTGGTTTATGTATCTAACGTTAACTACCCTTCAAGGCAGTTGCTACAAGGCATCATGGAGCGTGTAAACGCGCTAGGGAACGAGCCGAAGGTAATCGTAGAGTTGGACAAAACATCATACGTGCGGGGCTTCCGTAGAAAATACGATGCAGTCCAGTATGTGGTAGACAGTGCAGTGAATGATATGCTATCCATCGACAAAGCGGAGAAGATTACGAACTACGTTGACGGTACGCTGATTGATACCAGCACCGACCTGAGAAACGCAGACTTCTCCATGCCAATAAAAGCAAGTTCAACGATGCACGGGAAGGAGAATGGGGAGCGAACCATCAACGGGATGTATATCACCGATTGGTTCGAGACAGACCCTCGCTGTTCCCGTAAAAAGCATAAAGGGATTGACCTTGACCTTGCGATGAACGACCCTGTTTACGCTGTGTGGGCAGGTACAGTAGCCATCGCCAGCACCTTAAGAGGGTACGGTAAAGTCGTCTACGTTAATCACGGAAACGGGTGGCAGACAAGGTATGCCCACTTAAACAAAATCAGTGTCAGTGTGGGGGATAAGGTTAACGCAGGTGGTATTGTAGGTCTTGGAGGTAATACCGGACACTCCATCTCCAGCGGTGGTGGTGACGGAACACACTTGCACTTTGAAGTACGATTTAACGACGTAGCACAGAATCCTGAACCGTACCTTCGGGGCAAGAAAACTATTCAGACAGCAAGCAAGAAAATTGACCCAAGGAACATTCAGGATGCTTCTGTTCTAATGGACGCTCCAGAAGTAATGGCAGACTCGACCTCCTACGTGGAATACAACATGGAAGCAACGGCATATGTAGCAGACTGCCCTGGCTGTATTGGAATCACACGGGGCGGTACAGACGTACGGACATGGAAGAACTGGAAGATTATTGCGGTAGATCCCTCTGTCATCCCTTTGAAGAGCAAAGTGGAACTGATTGTGAATGGAACGAGTTGGGGAGAGTATCTTGCGGATGACACGGGCGGGGATATCAAAGGCAACCGAATTGACATTCTTTATGATACGAAGGCGAATGCCCTCAAGTTTGGAAGGCAGCCCGTTGTTGTACGAGTCAAGTCTTGGGGCGATGGTAAACCAAGAACGGCAGACTCGACTGGAGATGCCAGCATCGACAAGGAAATCGTCACGTACCAATACAACAGGACAACCACTAAACAAACTTACTTCAAGGAATTTACAACCAAGAAGACTGCACTTGATGTCAAGAAGTACACAGAGACAAACGGTGCAGTGCAAATGACTGTTGTTGATGACAAGACTTCGATGAACGTCCTCGGATTTAACGGAACGGGCGGGGCGGGCCAGGCAAAGACGCTGATTTTCGAGCACGATTGGTTTAAGGCAGGAAACCTTGGCTGGGCATACTTCTCTGACCTTGAACTGGATGACACGATTATCGTCACAGTTAATGATTACGAAGTAGTGCGTATCAACGGGGTGAGCGCTAAAAACGGAGTGGCATACCCACCTTCCATACCGATGCCAAAAGGACATAACGTGGTGAAATTCACTTTCGCCAATTCCTCGAAAGCGTCGAGAGGAAAGTTCGGTATCTTGTGGCTCAGAGCGAAAGAGTTTGATGTAGAAACCGTTGAATCGAAGGCAATGTGGGACTTTGAAGATGGAATGAATAGTGCCAACAACTGGACTCCGTACAGCACGGTTGTACAGAAGGACAAAGGAGATTACCAAGCAATCTCGACCAGCGGAGGTGAAGCAGGTATCGAGCGGCTAGGTAAAATCAAGAAGTTTCCGTTTACGATTAACTTTAGCCTGAAGACAGCGGCGGGTACCAGCGGTAAGTTAGTTATTAGTGATGGAACGAAGGGGTTTCTTCTGAACATCAAGGATGACCAAATTTATACATCTGGTGGCGGCACGTTTAAGCTAAACACGACTTCTGATTTTATCGAGTACACTGTAGTCTGCCATGACCAAACGGATATCGATGTATATGTGAAGATAAATGATGTCTGGGTTAACACCGGAATTCGTGGGGCGGCATTCGACTATCCGTACCAAAGCAGAATTCTGTTTGCAGTGACGGATGGAACGATGTATCTCGACAGTGTGAAGTACGCTGCCAACGACTATGCCATCGAGCAACTAGCTACTGCCATCGGTGACACGTATGACGAGAAGTGGTATGAAGTTGGGGACTTCGTTTATGAAGACATGTACACCATTGAGAAAGATGTAATGAGTTGGGAAATCAACACCCACCTTGATACGACTATTAGTACCGCACGGCTAACGCTGGACAACTCTTCGGGTATTTATTCTCCATCTTGGGAGCGTAGACCAGAGTTCCCTGACTCATTTAAGACGGACAAGTCTCCGTTGAGCTATTACGAAGAAGGAGAACTGCGACATGTTATTAGCGAGTACACTCCAATCAGGATTTATGCGGGATATGGGGAAGAAGTTGTCCGTGTATTCACTGGAATGATTAAAGGGGAGATTACGGAGAACTCCGAAGAGAAAACCGTCTCGTTTAGTTGCGTGGACAGGTACGACATGCTTGAGGAATTTATCTTCTACAAGCCTATGCAGTACCCACCGGAAGAAGCTTATGCAGGAGATAGCGGGGCGTTCTCCTGGATTAAATCAAGCATTGTAGAAGACATTGTTGTCCATGCAGGCATGAGCACTTGGAAATTTCATTCGGAGGATATGAGCAATCCTGACTACGTAATCGAGGATACAGTTTACATTGACGTGAACAAAGGGAAGAACACCTTCATGAAATTCAACAAGGAGAGCGGAGAACTTGAAGCCGTGACTCAACAAAATATTATGGAAGTGGGCGGCTGGCAGAATCCGTTCGTGGCAAGTGTATCCTTCTCAATAGGTACAAACGCTTCAGATGCCGTACAGTCCATTATTCAAGATATTCCTTACCGTGCCTACTGCGACAGGTATGGGACGTTCCGAATGGAGAAGATGGACTTCCTCGATTCACCAGACTGGGCTATGGTAGCGGGTATGAAGTGGGAGTTCATTGATGGAGAGAATCTACTGGAAGTTACTTCTTCTACGGATTACTCTCGTGTCAGAAACCACTTGATGATTTCCGGTACAGCGGGTATCGTGGAACACTTCTTCGACAAGTCTCTGATTATCGCAACCAAGGGGAATATCCGCACGGCGGGTGCTCAGTTGGATTGGATTGAAGAGATCGACGGAAACTCCATGAGAGACTTGAAGGAGGATGTAGCCAATAAGATTTTCTTCGATTACAAACGTCAGGCAAGAACGAAGAACGTCGTAGTCAAAGGTAATCCGTTAATCGAACTGCTGGACTCTGTCTACGTATACGATTCCAAGACGTTCACTGCCAATTACTTCTTGGTTAAAGGGAACAGAATCGTCGGTAACAGCGATGGCATCGTCAACTACCTAGAGTTGACGTGGCAGTCTATATCAGAAGTAGGATAACCACATAGGCAGGGAGCACTTACGCTTAAGGCGCTAATTGTTCCCTGCTTTTTCTTATAATGCTATGGAAGGTGAGGTGTATGCTATGGACACTAGGAACTTTGTAAACGCGAATGAAATCTATCCCATACTCGATTTAATCCGTAGGGAGATGAAGAAGTCCGGTCTGTACACTGGCGGCGATGATTTAACTGTCATGGATGCACTTGAAGAACCGAATGTAATTAACGTGGAAGCCCGCAGAGAATTGGCAGGTTATACTGCTCTTGTAACCTCTGTGGTATACACATACGATAACGGTGTAATCGAAGTTCTGACCCTTGAGAGGGATGCAAATTTAATTGTGGAAGGCTTCCTGATAGAGATTACATATCCTGCCTTGGTCAATGAGGAATTAGAAGAGGAAACGGATATCGCATCTTTCAGCACAGTTAGAGCGACTATTATTAGAGAGAACGGATTATTTAAGAATCTGGAGCTCGAATATATTAAGGCGGTGTAGTGAATGTCTAGCGGAGCAAATTTTGCAAGTTATTTGGTAGGCGGTAGACTCGACCCTCCTTTTATGCCTACCAAAACGAACCCGTACATTGAAGGGATTATGATAGAGTCCCAAATGTCGGGCAAAGTTGAACACAAGCTGACCATTCAAGAGGATTGTGAGCTGCTTTCCGTTGCAGTCGGCGTATCCAACTATGAAGCAAGAGACTATTGGAATTTGTACGTAGGGGAACGGCTGGTATGTAAGAACATTTACACGAAGGATTTACCGGAGGGTATGTACCTGACGGCGATTATCCCGTGTAAACAGGGAACGCAACTTCACTTTGAGTTCTTTAATGAAGGCGGCAAGCCTAAGGTAGTATGGGCAAACTACCAAACTCTCAAATAGAAAGGAGGTGATGAAATGGCAGATACGTCATATCAGCCAACGCCGTGGCTCGACACGACCATAAACGAAGAGTTCCTGCTAGAAGGACTTGCTGGAATTATGACAACCAACGGCTGGTCAAAGGTAACAGAGTTTACTAAAGTAGCCTACTCTAACAAGCTGACCAAGCCAACAATCAAGCGTTTCTACCTTCCGTTGGCTAACCCTGAAATAGACTTGCCGAAGGTACTTAACGATGATTACTACATCTACCTTGATGGGGAGATTGCTCCAACATCCTATTACACGGCGGTCAAGAACACTGATGAAACCACCACGATTACTTTTGAAGCAGGGGTATCCGGCCAGGTAGCGATTTACTACAGTACAGTCGGGTCAGCGGACACCTTCGACTTTTATGTGACCAAGCACATCGTCGTCAAAAATATATCCGGAAACCTGTTCGGCATGGCGATGCTGGCTCACATTAATGAGCAGATCGGACGGACGGACTGTAAAGTACCATTCGCAATCTATGACAAAAATGCCGATTACGGTACTCAGTTGACACCGCAGGACAGCGGCGTATTTTCTTGGGCAATTCAGAAAGCTAACGAAGAGGCCCTCTTTGAGCGGCATACGCTTTACTTCTACCAGCTTGAGAAGTGGATTGGAAACGGGAAGATGTTGGTTGGGTGGGAGAACGTCAATGAATTGAAACGGGTGGCTTTGGATGTTGAGGTTCAGACAAGCATGTGGGGTCTGGACGACAATACAAACGCTCTTCAGTCACGGATTACTGATTCTTTCCCTCAGATGTATCAGTCGCCAATAGTCACGTCCCGTACAAGAATCCCTCAGCTTGAGCACACAGAGAAAATTGCCTTCGTTGACGTAAAATTTACGAACTGGTGGGACGACAGTAAGGTGTTCGTCAAAGGATTCGTGGACGGTAAGTCGCTCATGCTGATTATCGTTGCGGACACTGCTCCTGTCTGGGATGACAACGCCGTACCTGCGATTCCTCTTTACATGGGAGACTTCGATGTGAACGGTTTGACTGAAGAGGTTATTAATCGGGATATCACGTTTGACTTCTACCGGAAACAAACGAAAACGTCCACCATTATCTCAGGTAAACCGATGGTCAATGCAGGGTCGTATGTAAAGGTATGGCTAATGGGTGACACGGATGGCGACATGCCTGACGAAGCTGTCACACTGACCATCGCAGGACAGGAAATTGGGAAATTCAATACCATCGGGGCGGTAGAGCCGACAAGTAACAGGAACGATGCTCAGTTGATGGGGCAGTTCAATATCACTGGAATTGAGGGCATGTCCTCTGTGACCATTGAAGCAGTGAGTGGAGATGGAGTGAGTGGCTACACTCCGGTATCCGGTCGGATGTTCCTTGAAATTCATATCGAGACCAATCGGAACGCAGAAGGCACACCGTCTGCCTTATTCTCAGGGACCGCATACAACAAGAACGGGGCTACCGTAGAAGCCGCTCTCAAGCAGTCCGGTCAATTCGATTATGACGATGCAAGCATCAAGCAAGAGGTTCTACTTCCTGTTATGAAGGAGTATCCGTACTACCCAAGTAACGGTATTGACTCCATTATGGTCAAGCGAAATAAGTTCGGTGCAAGGTATCAAGCGCATTATCTGTCTTGGAATGTCCCTTCTAATTCTATGCCACCGCTAAGGGAAGATGATGACAATCATAAGCACCCAAGGGCCTGGAAAGATTACATGAACGAGCAATACAAGTACCAGTTTAGTCCATCAAGGTACAGCGGGAAAGCTCATTCATCCCGTGCGCTTCTAGTTCATCCTGAAGATGGTACGTTCGGAACACTGCGCAACGTTATTTTAACCTCGCCCTTAACTATAATGAATGGTGACGAGTTAAAGGCTGTGAGAGATTACTGTGACGACGAGAACAGGTATGAGGTTTACTCTTACTACTTGGTCGAAGGGATTTCGCCACTGACAAAGAGACCTGCAACGCCATACAGACCTGCCGCTCTCGGCATTCTAAAGGCGGGGTACACTCTCCCTGAGATTCCTCCTTCACCGCCTGAACCTCCTGCTCTTATTCTGTCAATCGACCCTGCTTACTCAAGCATAGAAGAGGACACGTCGATCAAGTTCACATCGCTGTACAGCAAGCACTCCCCTATTACGAATTACAAGTGGGAAGTGGCGAGTGACGTGAAAAAGGGCTTGTATACAGTCGATAATGCAACGTTTACATTCAGCAATGTCGGCACGTATTCGGTCAAGCTTACGGTGTGGAATGAAGTAGGTCAGCAGGCAACGGCCACGGCAACCATAATGGTAACTGCCAAGTACGTGCCCCCACCACCTCCACCACCCCCACCGGCTAATACATTGCAGTGCGGTAAGCTGAACGATTCTGGCGGCGGGGCTTATACGGAGAAACTGCATGAGATGGGCAATTCGTCTGGACGAGTCGTTATCACCTACAACATGTATGGGGTAGCTGACCGTATGGATGTTTACTATCAGAACCAGTTGCTTGCCAGCACCAACATGGAAGTATCTAACGGAGGTTCACTCCAATTCCAATACAGTCCTGTTGGCGGCGTAACACAAATAAAGGTGGTCATGTCCTCCAGTTCGGGGTCGGGTTCGTCTTGGGAATACCTGGTAAACTGTCCTGTGTAACAGCAGGACTTGCTATATAAAGCTAATAAGTGAAGGGGTGCTATTTAAATGCCATTTATCGACACAACTCCTGCTTCGTTTACCCCGAAAGTAACGGAACAGGATATTCAACCTCGGTTAGGAGACCTACTTGCTACTCAAGGATGGGAAACAGTCGCTAACTTTAAGAAAGTGGTTTTTGACGCAGGTATTATGCGAAGCACGTACACTGGTCAAGATACGGTCGACATTCCAATCTACGTGGCGGAGCACTTCATTTACAAGAACACTACGGATAAGATGTTTGGCGTTGCTGTTCTTGGTACATGGAATCAGAACCTTGGTCAACTTCGGAAGCTAAACAAGTCACCTGATTCTAAAGCTCCGGCTCCTGCAACACTTGCGGTGTTCTCAGAATGGGCTACAAACGAGTTCCGTAAGTATCGTTCCCCTCAGACTCTGTACTTCTATATGGTCGAGAATTTGGCGGGACTTATGCCTAACTACTCTGACGTAACACTGCCTTGGATTAACTCGGGCGACCTTAAACGGGCGGCTCTGGATATCGAAGTAGAAGCTGCAGGTTGGGTAGGCACAGGCTCGACGGCTACCTTCACTGTATCTAAAGCTGAAGGGAATCGGATGCAATCTCCAATCATGCAAGCTGGTCTTCGCACCAACCTTTTGGAAAAATACCACGACGACGATATCAACTATGCGATTCAAAATACGAACTGGTGGGCTGACTCAGAAATCTCTATTAAAGGTCACTTGAACGGAGATAGTCTGTTTTTCATCATCCAATGTGACAACGTACCTGCACCGGAAGGAAACCTTGTTCCAATCATTCCTCTCTACTTCGGTAAGCTGGATGCCATTGAAGAAGGTGATGATGCCTACGCAATGTTCGCAGGTAGTGTACCTATCGTGACACAGACAGGTTCAGCGGGGTTGACTGCTATCGCTGAGTACGACTTCGATGATACGACGAAGAGACAACCGAACATCATGCCGCTGATGAAAACCTACCCTAAGAATCCTGCGAACGGATTGGACAACGTTATGGTCAGCCGTGGTAAACTCGGTGCTCGATATCAGGCGTACTACCTGTCTTGGAACGCACCAGCCAATGCCATCCCTCCAATGCGTACTTCGCAGGATGGCAAGCGAGACTATCCGCGGGCTTGGAACAACGCTGAGAATCCTCTTTACAAGTATTCCTTTAACCCTTCCCGATACAGCGGTAAGGTTCACACTTCCAAGCTGTACGTGGTTCATCCAGAAGAAGGGGTGCGGGGAGCACTGAAAGACACCATCGCATTATCGGCGCTGTCCTTTAACGCAAACAAACTGCGTGTGAAGAAGGATCACTGCCCAGATGAATTCGATGTATTCCGTTACTTCTTGGTTGAGGGTGTGTCCCCACTGACAAGTAAGCCGGGAACTCAGTACCGTCCAGCGGGTATTGGATTGTACTTAAATACTGTAGATGATGAAGGCGTGGAGGTCACTCCGACACCTACACCGACACAGCCTACAACCCCATAACAATATAGCCCTGGCATTAATTCCTATTAAATAAGTATATTTAGTCAGGATAACCAGCAGGGTAATTCCAAACGAGAGGTGATTTATCGTGAGTTGGTTTGATGGAGATTCCACGATTCAGCTATTCCCTAAAGACCTTGAAGCACTGTTTAACTCCAAGGGATGGGATACATTCATAAAGTACCGCTCCGTATCTCAAGACGGTCAGAAGTTCGCAGATGTCCGCTTGTTCCGGTCTCTCGGCTCGGACAACCAAATGCGGAACTTCGGCATGGTTTACGGATACGGCAAGAAAAGCAATCCAACCTTGGGCGAGCAAGAGTTTATTTCTCAGAACTCCGTACTTGGTGCGTTGATTGAAAACGAGACATTAAACACGAAGTTCCACTTCCAAGTGTTCCCTGTACTCAGAGATTCTGTCATCGTCTATAAGAACGGTAACGCTGTTGCTTCGACAGACTACGTTCTTGATGAAACGAACGGTATCATCACATTCACGTCCGCACCATTGCCGACTGACGCAATTACAGCAAACTACTCCCCATCTCCAATTGCACCTCAGCCAGTGAAGCGCATGTACTTCTTCACATTCGATGATGTGCGGGGCGAACGAATCGTACAAGGTGTTAGCGGTTCTGTAGTCGTTGGAGACCCTGAATCCATTTTACCGGATGGTGATGGAACTCGTAAGTTGTTCCAAATCCCAACGGTGGCGACGATTAAAGCGGATACTGTAAGGGTTTATGTGAATCAGGTTGAACAGGATTCAACGTTATACACAGTTGACTACACTAATAATAGTGTAACGTTCGTTGGCAAAGCACCAGACGCAGGAGCAGAATTACATGCATCCTACATCAGAATTCTGAATGCCACTGGAAACCAAACGCTGAATTACGGTGACATCACAGTCAAGAACTTTGACCCCGATAAACCGAATGATCTAATGAATGCTGTTTACTCATCCATTTATTACATCTATCCATCCCTGCCAACGGCTCTGTCCTTCACTCCGTTGCAGAACTTTGATAGAGGATGGCAACGTGATAGTACGATGTACTACTGGGGGAATGTAACCAAAGACCGAATCGTAATGTTTTTCCGTCCAGATCCTACTCCGGGCGCTGAGAATACTTACTTCGCTCCATTGTACATCGGGCGGCTAACGACTCTTGGTAAGTCCCCTCGCAAAAACAATGTCATTATCTCTGGTTGTCGGGAAGCAGACGAAGTTGTATGGAAGAAAGACATGAAGTTGGGTGCGATTTACGTCGACTACGGTAACAACACATCCAACGGAAACCGTGGTGTACAGCTTCAACAGTCCATCGGTGGTACATACTACCAACAGCATTACCTCGCGTTCATAACGCACGATAAGAACGTTGATGCGGGTGAGTCCCGATTTAATCCATCGGTTTATAGTGGTAAGTATCACATCTCCCCGATGTACATTGTTCACCCGAATGATGGTTTTGTAGGTAAGCTGGATGAATGTTACGCCGTACACCCTAAGAACATTTCCCAACTCGATGAACTTGAAGTAGTGGAGACATCCGACCATGAAGAAGTGGGCAAGGGCACAGGCGTAAACAAAGTCTTCCATATGGCGCACTCGCCTTCTCTGAAGGATGACGGAACTCCGTTTAAGTTGGAAGTTCAGGTGGATTGCGTAGACCAAGTGCTCGGCACAGACTACACAGTTGATATCGAGACGAAGACAATCAACTTCCTTGACGGAAAAGAACCTGTGTCTGAATCGGAAGTCCTTGCTACTTACGAGTACAAGCAACTTTACCGCTACACGTTGGCAGACACACCTGTCAGTCCGTTCACATTGGCTAACATGTCGCCGTTTGCCCCAATTGGTCTCGGCATCCTGAAAGAAACGTTGAAGAAGAACTCTTAATAAATAGCAAGGGAGGTTGGCGGTGAATGATGAACGGTAAGAAATCTTACCTGATCAGCTTCACCGCCCTTTTTTCTAAAAAGGGCTATGAACTGACAATTGGGTTTGAGCAGATTATCAATGCAAACAATCAATATCACCTGACCGCTCCCGTTAACAGTACCTATCGAACACTGATTGAAGATACCATGAAGGGCGCAAATAAAGTGCCTCACTCGGCTACTGGATTATTCGGGCGGCTAGAGAGTGCTGAGTACGTCACTCAGTATGACGGTTTTGAGGTGGAGACTGTAGTCGCATCTATCGTATCGTATTTGTCGGGCATACATAAGTATTTTAACGGCGAAACAGTCACGGACGTAACAACTGGAGAGCAACAGAGCGTACGCAGGCTAGAGCAGGTACTTGATGCTGAAGGTGCGGCGGTGAGAGAAGGCAGTAGAACAGACCATCTGGCACTTCTTGACGAATTATCCTCCGGTGATCTTTATGACGTGAAGGTCTCCATTGAGGAAGGGAACAGAGTATCCATTTCACTATCTAACAAGCAGAGTGTTATTCATGCCTTGGAGTCCAATACCTCAGGAATATCAGCGGACGCTCAAATGTCAGGCTTCGACACGGCTGAGAATGGGGTTCGCCTTAATGCGGAAAAAGGTCGGGCGGTTTTGTCGAACATTGTAAGAAACATCTTGGACGGGGAGATTGCTTTACTGAGCACTGCTACCCATGACCCTTACATCACGATGCAAGGAGAAACTGCCCGTTTCAAGTCAGCAGAGGTTGGTATGTACAGGGCAGACGGGGAATCCTATCCGGTTGAGTATGCAATCATTGTGAGTGAAAGTAAGGAGTTCGGTTACGAACTTGCTGAGATTAGTACCAAGGATTCTTCCCTTAAAGGGTACGAATTGGCTGATACAAGGCATGAGGGACCTCTTGAAAATATCGAAGAAGCACGGCGGCTGGAAGTCACGGAGGACGCATTTCTGTCACAGACAGAGAACGCAGTATCCGACATGGCTTTTGATGCACAAGACGTAGCGTATATTTATGCAGAGAAGCAGAATGAAGCAGACCTGACGCTAACTACGCTGACAGATACTTACGGCGGCGGGGATGCAGAGGTAAACGAGAGCATTGTAGCAGAAACGGTTTACCATGACCCGACGATGCTGAGTGAATTTATCATAGTAGATACATGTAAGGATACTCACCTTGAGACTTTTACCCAAGTGTACACCTATCAGAATGTTGACGTGCAGGAGTTCGTGCAGACAGATACGATCATGCAAGCCAGCCAGCAGGATACGATGACAGGCGACCTCATTCACCCCGTACATGAAGGGGGTATTGATGGGGTGCTCACTCAAGGCGAGACCGTACACGATTCTAATTTACATGAGAGCATTGCCTACGAGACGTTGGTTCATGAGCCTGCACACCTTGACTTGTATACCGAATCGACAACCCGTGAGGATGTTTACATCATTGCGTCATCCAGTCAAGCTACCAAGCATGTCAAGGATGCTAGAATCGAAACCACGCGGACCGTGGACAAAAGGGTAACAGCAGAACTTCAGGAGTTCCTTACGTATGAGACAAGGCGGGACGGGCAGTTTGAGACCATTGAAGTAACTTACAGCCAGCCAGGTTCGTTTCTGACAATTGACCGGACAAGCACTGCTGACACTCGGCAGGAAGGCGGAGTCATCCCCGCATTGGAGAGTGGCAAGGTAGAGATGGACTACGATGCAAGAATAGATGGATTAGAGCAATCTTATTACTTCAACAAGGGCGGTATAATCTCTTTCTTTACAGGGGTAGAGAGCATTTCAAACGGCGCTGAGAATCGTCTTGAGTCGGCAGAGTACACTTCGGACGCTTGGGGAAATGAGAGTCTTACAGACGCTTCTAGCGACTCTGAAGCGAAAGGTAGAATAGAGTTCTCTTCACAGGCAGTAGTCAATCAGGAGTACGCCGCTGACGTAGGGAAAGCATCAGATGCCGAATACTTTATAAGTAGCAATAGTGATATCCAGATTGTGACCAACGCTGAGATTTATGTGGGCGGCGACCCGCTGGTAGATAGATTCATGGGCGCAGATAATATCAGCGATCGGACGGATGCAGAAGTAGAAGAGATGACGGAAGCAGAAGTCACGGAGCATATGCAAGCCGAAGTCCAATCCTTGGTTACGTTCGAGCAGATACAGGGCGTGATTGCAGAATCTCCTGAGATTCTTAAGGCTGTACGTCTCATGGAGATTATGTATGGCTCGAAAGCTGTCGATTTAATCGAAGCTGGCATGGAGAACATCATCCAAGACAGCATCACTCAAGGCTTTACTCAAGCCGACTTCCCTGCCATCACACAAGCTGTGATTGAAAGAATGAAACAGGCGGGCGCAGGTGTGACAGTCGTCGCCATCAATCAGGATGAAGTACAGGCAGAGCATAACAAAGGGGCAGAACTTGCTGTAGAAAATCCTTCTACTGGACTGTACATCAACGAACCGGAAGGAACGATGCCGCAGGAAATGTCAGGAGCATCTTTATTCGACTTCCACCGGACAGCAGACGTGTCTGAGATTGGTCGGGCTATCTCTGAAGCGAACAAGCTCATCGGCATTATGCAGACGATTGAATCGGCAGAGCAGACCACATTCGGAGAAGGGCTGAGACCGAACACGTTGACTGCCGCAGAGTCCGACATTACCAAGGACGGCGTAGTACATTTCCCTGAGACAGCAGTATCCGACCCAACCGCTGAAGGCGTAGTCGTAGGGATTGAGACAGGTTCGGTGGGCATGAAGTATGACGGGGTGATGGAAAGACCGGAAACGGCTGACCATATGACCAATGCTGAAGGTGTCATGCAGGAGACGGTGACAGCAGAGCAGTCAGATGCCAAGCAGGTCGGCTATGAGCACAAACCGGAGACTGCAGTCAATGAAACAGGCAGAGACGGAGTATGGTTCGGCATTGAGTTAGCTGAACAGCGGGCGGACAAAGAAGGCGTGACCCATGAAATCGAAGGCGCTCGAATTAGTGACGGAAACTCTCCATCGATCCTCCATGAAATTGAAGGTGCTTGGCAGAGCGATGCGCCAAGAGAGTCCGTTTTACACGAACTGGAATTAGTAACCTACGGTGACAGAGAGTACGAGATGGAAGAGACCAAACTGGAAGGGGCAACGCAGAACAAGTCTGCAGATGCAGTGCTGTCTGAGATTGAAGGGGCAACATCCTTTACTTCAGAGGAAGCTGTCGTTCTGGGGTTAGAATCCGCAGATTACTTTGACGGCTCTACAGAAGGGGTTATTTCTGGGGGGGAGTCGGCTTATCTTGATGATAGCAGTAAAGTCGGAACGATCTCCGAAATGGAGACAGCAACGTTAACAACCAATGCTGAAGCCATCGTCCATGGATCTGAGCAAGCTACGAGCGGCAAGGAGATAAACCCAGTTGTTCAGGAAGAAGAACTCGCTGACTACAGTTCGTATCAAAACGAATCGGTCATTGATGAACTCGATTCTGCCACACGGAAGAGGAAACGGCTTGTGACCGATATTCATGACGACACTGAATCTGTGAATAACCGTGAACCTATCGAGACACACATCGCTGAACCTGAAGACGCCACTAGACCAACCAGGGCTGTGGAGGTAGGTATTGAGATGTCAGAAGAAGCCGACAGACCTAAGCGTGTCTTTGAAGTCGATATTAATCAAGCGGAAGGCGCAACACGACCTAAACGTGAAATTGAGACGACGATTGAGAGAGCGGAGGGCGGCATCCTGAAGACTCCGGAAGAACCGAAAAAACCTCGCATTTGGCTCATTCTCGGAAAGATCGCTTCGTGGAGTATCTGGAACTGGAAGAAAACAAGGTAGGTGATAATAATTGGGAATCTATAAAAAGTCGAGTGGCTTGATCTTCGATGATAGGTTCGATAGCGGGAGTATTCATTCCCGCTATACCCTTTCACCTAGTGATGCTATTTCAATCGACAATACTTTGGGTCAGGTCATTATGCCGCACACAGACAACGACACTTCTATCATGTTTGACGTTCCTGAAGAGCAGACCGTTTTAATGGAAGTGACAGCAGACTATGTACCCACGGAACTTCTCGATGAAGGCGGTATTATCATCTGGCAGGATGGATACCACCGCTTGGAGTTTCTTGAAAGTATAGACACGACCACCAGAGAGTACAGCAAATGGCGGGCACTGAAAAAAGGGAATAAATGGACGTTCTATGCAGACCGAGGTAGTGGGTGGGAGATATTCGACACCGCTCCTATGGTAGCTGAGAAGATGGGAGTAATCCTAAAGAACCGTGAAGAGACGAACTTTGATACCCTGAACCTCGATAGAGTCATAGTTTGCAAGAGTGACAAGATTACAGTAGGTAATCTACCAATGGGGTACTCCGTTTACCTCTGTGACCCTGATGGTAATTCGGTGGCTTCGGCTGTAGTCGAACCCAACTGGACGGGGTGCGAGATTGAACTACCCACTGTCCCGTACAACGGCATTATTAGAGTCTATGATACGCAAGGGACGCTCCTGTCCAGCCTTGGTGCTTTTGATATCTATGGTGGCGACATTTACCTGTTCGGTACAGAACTGAAGGTCGTCTGGAATGGTAAAGAACTTAACAAGGAGAACGATACGTATCTTGGAACTATGTACGACAATCAGATTCTTGTTCAGATGGTACTACAGAACCCTTCCAAGGAGAAGCCTGCACATACTATATCCCTTGGCATCCTAAAGTATATGGAGACGTTTGGATACGAGTGGGCAGATATTTGCCATGATGATGGAGCAGATATTCCGACAGGGGATTTCTCAAAGCTTCTGGACATGGACAGTTTGCCACCTCTTGGGGAACGAAAGTTCTGGATGAAAGTCGAGAAGATGGAAGACCGTTTCCAGATTAAACCTCTACACTTTATTCTGGACATTAACCATACGTAAGGAGGTGACGTGAATGGCAGGAACTAAGATGACCCTTCGGCGCTATGGTGGTGGGGAGTTTCAGTATTGGGACGAACAGGAAATCATTGTAGACGAGCAGTACCTTGCGTTAGAGCGTGGGCTGTTTCTTCACCTTGACCATGAATACCGGATGGGTACAAAGCAGTTGGATGTTTACTTTAACGGCGCACACTTGCTGGAAGGCGGCGGCTACGAAGAGATTGACTCGACAACTATCCGCCTGGATCTAGGCAAGTATCAAGTAGACACGCCGTATGCTGGACAGACTGTACAGCTACAGGTTGGCGATGAAATCCTTATTAGGACTTGGAAATCGGAATACCGCCAAGGAAATGACAACATTGATGGACTCAGGTTCTTGGATCTGGAAAAAGAGGTACATAAGGCTAGGCAATACAAGGACGGACATAGTCCCTTCAATAGCCTTGACGAGCGTCTCGATTCTATTGAGCAGCGGGCAGAATCAAAGACCATGGTGTTCGTCCTAAGTCGGGTATTCGATGGCATAGCCAAGCTGGTCATGAGATTCCCGTATGAGGGAGATATCACTGAGGTTTATGCTTCTACATCACGTGAAGGTATAGCGGACACGGCATTCCAGATTGAAAAGTGTTCTCAGGAAAGCTACGACAGCGCAACCCCTGTGTGGGAGACAATTTTCCATACCAACCTTGTTGTGGATGGGGATGAGCGTTCTAGTCGCACCTCAAGTAGACCTTATGCTGTATCCGTTCCTCGAATTAACAAGGATGACCATTTTCGCGTTAACGTGGTCGAACGGGGCGAAGGCATTGAAGGCGTCACTATAGAACTAGTGATTCGGCTGAGGTAGTACCTTAGTCTACCATCTATCAATAAAATGTGGGATTACTTGCTTATAATGTATCTGCGGTAAAGGAAGACACCGCAAAATGATAATAAGAGAGGTGAAAGATATGGCAGGAACTAGAGGTATTGCAAGATTCCGTGGAGAGCAGTTGAACAACAAGTTGATGCGTAACAACCACTTCGATGTTGCCAACAAAATCAATGAGAAGTACTTGGATATTGATTTCCACGCTCACCGTGAATCCCTTGAAGATACCAAAATCGACGTGTTCGTTCAAAAGAATGATGTTACAGTAGGTGCGGGTCTCAACTCCATCACAATCACGTCTGACATTCTGAACACTGTCGTAGCGGTAGATTCCAACACCGAAGGAACTGTGATCGGTAGGGAACTCCAAATACGTAAGAATGGGACGCAAGACTTCCCGTTCATTGATGAGGACGGCGATCGCGTTTACGCTAAAGTTCGTGAGGATGCAGGAGAGTTCTACCTCGACTTCTTCAGTGAGGTCGCAGGAGCAGAAGCCCCTTACACGTTCGTTGAAGCTGTAACAATCGATTACAAGTACATCACTCGTACTAACTTGTCTGTAATCCCTGTTGACGCTATTGTTAGCGGCGGAGCAGGTCTTGTAGCCGATGCTGTTGACGCTAAAGCCTACATGAACCTTAACCAGTTGATGAAGGATATTTACGGCGGCTCTGGAACACTGGACAATGATGGTAATGCTAATCTTGCGACTAACATCGTACAACAAATTGCCAACGAGATTCAAGCACGTAACGATGCTGATACAGCTATCCGTAACGACTTGGCATCCACAGCGGCGACTAAAGGCGCAAGCCTTGTCGGTGTAGTCGTTGACCCTAACTACGATGGCGCTAATGTACAAGCTGTCCTAGCTGACCTTGCACAGCGTGTGGTTGACGTTGAATCACTGACTGCTGGTATTGCTGACCGTGACGCTGACTCGTCTAATGGTTACTTTAAAGCAGGAGACTTCGGCACTGCTGAGGGGCGTATTGTTAACCTTGAGACTGTCGCTGATGCTGAGTTTAAGGCTCAAAACGACCGCTTGGTGAAACTTGAAACTGAGGATGAAGAAGAAGTGTTTGAAGCGACGGGTGGCGAGACTGAGTACGTTTTCGTAAACGGTTTGGCTAAACCCAAGACTGTCCTTCTGTTCATTAACGGTCAAGTACAAGCACCTAGCATCAACTTTGATTACCTTTTAGACGGTAACGGAGCAGTCCGTGGTGTCAACTTCGCACCTGAAACTCTCAAGGTTACTGACGGAATCCCTGATGTTCTGTACGTCAAGTACAGGAAAATTCTCTAGTATTTAGACCCCCTTAATCGGGGTCTTTTTATTTGCATCATACTTGGCTATAAAACGACCAATATAGAAGTGATACTTTACAAGGCAATTGTTAAGGTTTCACCTGCCCAACTTATATTGTTTATAGCTTGATAAGAACAATTCTAAAACTAAGCAATTAAGGGAGGAAATACAATGCCAGCACCAATAGTTTCTTGGTATACATCCGATAACTCTTCGCAAGTAACTCAGTGGGATATCGGTACGGTTGACGCAGGTTCGTTGTCCACTACCTTTACGGTACTGATTTGGAATAACCGTGGCGGTTCGACGGCAGTCTCCGACATGCAGAACTGCACACTTACAACTAAGGATAGTTCGGGCGGTAACACAGGCGAACTTGTTACCAACACTTGGATTGAGGTTAAAGTTGACTCGCTATCCGAATCATCGTTTACGGCTGTAGGTGGGACGGTTACAAAAGATATCCGTGCTACGAAGTCCGACACTCCTGCGAAAACAATCAAAGGGCCAGCTAATGACGGAAACGTTAATACAGCTAACACAACCGCAAATTTTTCGAAGGTCACTCTTCGTGCAAACGTACCACCAACGGCTACAGCAGGTTTGGTAACATTCCTGACACGTGTGTCCTACCAGTACGTGTAAGAAATTGACTTCAATACAATGAAGGAGGAAATTGTATCATGCTTTCGATTTTCAATGAGCACAACGGGGTCTCTCCTGTAGGACAAGACTTTATATGGGTGGGTGAGTACGATGACGGTACTTACCTATCCGAATTTAACTTTGACACAAAAGAAGAAAACAGCTTCTACGATATTCAACGGGACAGGCTGGTTCGATTTGGTGTCATGGGTCATGGTAGCAAGTTTTTCTTCGAGAGGGACGGGGTATTCAACCTTGGCGGCATCGGCATAGAAGTTATTTACAAGGACGGAGACAAGGGGTATAACCTTACGGGTCACTCAGGAAAGTTTAGTGATGTCATCACCTACAAAGATGCTGAATCAACTGTAAACTTTGCAAGTGGTCGGGGCGGCACAATCGCTGATACTACTATAACTCAATATAACTTCGGGTATAAGTCTGTTATTGAAATTGACGGAGTAACATTCCAGTTCAAGGCTACTTGTAAAATCCCATTCGGTCAGCCAATACACATTAACTTCTGGCTAGTCGCAGACCAAAAGATGGACGGTGTGCTCCTGATTAAGAAGAATAATCGCATTGCTACAGAACTCAAAGCACCACTCAGAAAAGGTGTGGGCGGCGAAGTCAATTTCGGACTGTCTTCCTAAGACAGTCTTTTTTTATATAAGGAGGAACGTTCATGCCATATCAAATTGGTGACTTAGCTTTTACAGGTCAGGCTGATTCCCAAACACTTGTGGGGAACATTGCTGACGTTATGGTTGGAGATAAATACATATACGTTGCATACCAAAACTTGAACACTGTATATGTTTACAATAAAAACTCTGACGGGACTATCGGTTCATATGTCAGAAGCCGAAATTGGGTCAGCGATGACAGTTATATTTCGTACATCTGTAGAAATGGAAGTTCTGTCCCTTACGGATACGCCGTATTCACCGAGGTTGGTCAGGACTACATTGTTGGGTGGTCGAGTAGCCACAACCTTTTGTTTATGTGGACTATTAGACAGAGTGACCAAACAGTTGTTAACCGTGTTCAGTACAACGCCCCCACATCTATGGCTAGTTATGGTCGTGGTGGTTGGGATGGCGGGCAGTACGTATGGTTCTGGAACAGGAACGATTATGGTCTTTATAAGTGGGACTTAAACAACAAGACAGCGGCTATGGTAAGAACATGCACCATCGCAGGTAGCGGTTACTCGTTAGACTCAAGCTATACAGGGAGCGGTCTGTACGTTGCGGGAGACAAGGCTTATTGGGGTTCAGGCTCAAACGAAACCGATGGTCTCCTTGGTTGCTTTGATGTGAATACAGGGGCACTCGTAGGAAGCAAGATGACATACTCCAACCTACCCTCGTTCGGAGTAACAGCAATAAACGGGGCTGTGGGATGTATTCAGCCTAACCCTACACAACCCGGCATAGCTTACTACTTTACCTTCGGGACTACACTCAAGACACTATTCCTCACGACTCTAGACGTGGCTAATACACTCATCCCTACTACGGCTCACGCGAACGACCTTGCCATAATGTTCGATATTACTAGTGACTCAAGGGGAAGTACCACTTCTGCGACGTTCCGTGCCTTAATAAACGGGACTGAGCTAAATCCCTTTGCACCTTTACTACCACTTCCAGTGACTAATAATAGTGTGACAGTTCCAATCTCACTCATGAACATTGGGGGGAACCCATTCACCTTAGAGTTGAAGGATAACTACGGCGGCATAAACAGAAAGGTATTTACTATCACCGTAACCAATGACCAGCCTAGTATAGTGACTTCCGTATCCAGTGCCACTACCCACAAAGAGAACGTTGTTTTTGAAGCCATAGTGACGGATGAACCAACAGACTTAATGACTTACAGGGTTCTATTGAACGACGTTCCTCTGGACGATTGGACAGTATCGGGGTACAACTCCCCGCTTATTGTCAGACGTTCGTTCAGGTCTGACCAATTAAACATGGGTGCTAACGAAGTCAAGATTGAAGTGAAAGATAACTTTAAGACCAACACTACCGTAGTGTCCGGTCAAAGCACAATCACAAAACTTAACAAGAAGCCAGTAGTCGATGTAGTCATGAAAGGTAACACGCTATACATGGACTTTAATGACCCTGACGGAGACCAAGTAAGATTCAGAGTGTTACTGAATGGGAAGCAGGTGCTTCCAGAATCAGGGTACTCCATTCCCTTCCCTTCTCCAACGTCAATTATGTACACATTACCCAAGAAAGAAGTAATCACTAATCAATCCAACACGGTTGTTGTGGAGGTGGTTGATTCGGCGGGCGACACAGACATGTGGGCAAGCACAGGAGCACTAGGGTACAGCGGATTGATGTTTAAAGACACGGAAAGTAACTTCTACACGACCGACTTCGGTACTCTTCTTAAGTACCTGAACGTTGGAGTTCTTTACGCAAGAGAGCAGTCAGGAATCTATGAAATTACTGTAGAGAACACCTTGGGATATCCTGTGAAGAACATTAAGCTGACACCCATTCAAGGAGACCTTGATCCTGTATCAGAGAAAGTTGAAATAAGCCGAAGTAATGCACCGTTTTCTCCTGAGAGTGAGCTTCTTTACCCTGACTCATACGACACAGGAGACACACTGAAGTTTTACGTTCGATTGACTATGAACGATGATGCGGTTGGCGGCGGCAACTTCAAGATTAAAGTGACAGGCAATGCCCTGTAGGAAGAGAGGTCAATATAATGGCTAATCTAAAAGGTCAACGTGTCCAGATTGATGCGACAGGGGTTAACCTGGCGGCGGGGGCGCAAAACACAGTTGAATTTTGGATGTACTGGCGTGGAGTAGAAGGCGTTATGCCGTTTGGCTGGAGTAACTATGACCTCTATTTTTCTGGTGGCGGTTTTGGATTTAACACAAACAACAGCGATGTATTGGGAATCCCTAGCGCTTCCCTGGCCAACAGATGGGTACACGTAGCGGGAGTATTCTACAATGGAGTACCCGACCCAACGAACGTGGAACTATACATCGACGGAGTGAAGCAAGTCATATCCAACCGAAACGCATCCAACGCTAACCGTTCAGTCACTAATGTTGCTTGGATTGGTGGCTTTGGGGCAAGTGGTGGTTACTTGTTTAATGGCTATATACGCAATTTTCGTATTTGGAACAGAAAGTTATCTGCGGCAGAAGTCTCGTTAGCAATGACCACGCCAGAAGGACTGCCCGCAGGTAATGGAATTATCGGGCAATGGTACACGGATTCTATTGAGAATGTTGCCCCTCAGTACGACTATGCATTTGCCAGTGGGTACAGTGGGTGGAATCCTACCGCTTTAATGACTGGAAGTACCTCTTACCCGTTTGACGACAACGGAGACCTGTACGCAGGTTTCATGTTCCAGTGGGACACGCCAATTAGGTTTACTCAACTGAAGTTCAGGTCTCACGTAAACTTCCCTATGTATAATACTTCCATATATATAGATAACCTCAGGGTAGCGGACAACATCACTATTACAGGGACTTACACTACGTTAAATGGTAATTGGTATGGAAAGAGTGTAACCCTTGTTAGGAAGGGGGCAAGTAAAGACCAAACGATTCAGCAAGTGGAGTTCTACGGAGACGTTCTAAGCAAGGGGTTTGACAGCTCTATAAAAAGTGTGGGGAGTATCCCTGCTTGGTATACGTACAATATGCAATTGGTTCAGATTGACAATACGCTGGACGTGATCGGGGATACGGGTCACGGCGGTAATGATATCTGGCATATGACTAGGGCTACCAACATCCGTGGCGCTGTTCAGAGCGTAAGGTCTTACCAAGTAACGGGGTGGCAACAAACCACATCTCACCCTGACTGCTTTGATTACAATCCCTTTAATGGACACATCTACGCCGTCCATAATGAAGACCCGTTCACGATGCACAAGTACCTAATCAATAAGAGCGGCATGTCTTGGAGTGTTTCCCTTGTTAAGTCGTATACCATCGCTAATAAGGTAGCTAGTGGCGATACGTTAAATAGTTGGGCGGGCGTAAAGTTTGCCTTCAATAAGCAGACAAATGACGGGTACGCATACGTATTAGCTAACTACCAATCTGCGGGGAGTATCGCCAAGCTGTACAGGATTAAACTCGATATGAACAATGTTGTACCTGAGTTCGTTACAGATATTCCTTGGTATTACCCAAACAATCTAGGTAGCTTTGCGGTGACAGATGACTATGTGTTTCTTCCTACCTCAACAGGGGCGCACGTAGGAGCATTTGGTGTTAGAGATGGGCATTTAGCTAATGCCTACCCGATTGCAAATAACGTTAACAGCTACTTCAACGCTTCAAGTTATAACTATGACGGGGAAACGTTTGTAACGGCTAACGGCTACCAGTACGCTCTGACCCAACTGAAAATTGGAAACAGGAAGCCATATTTCAACGACATGAAGGTAACTCCTGCTACTGTGGCTAGGCAAGACTATACTCTTACAGGTAGTATATCCCATATCGACAATAAGCCAATGTCTTATAAAGTCTTCGTGAATGGTGTGGAAAAGGTATCGGTAACTACACTGCCTTCTCCAATCGCAGTAAATCATCTACTAATGAACAAAGATTTAGAAATCGGAATCAACACCGTGACCGTAGAAGCACTTGATTCTAGCGGGAGCATTTCTGTTTTTGTATTAAACATCGCCAAGGTAAACACAGATACTAACCTTAACCTGACGGCTTCGACTCTGACTTGCCACAAGGAAAATGTGACCCTGGAGGTTGCTGTGTTTGACGCTGAGAGGGATATGACAAAGTTCCGGATTTTGATAAACGGGGCGGCTGAATATCCAGAGTCAGGGTTCACAGAAAACCTCAAGACTCCTTACACTTATGTCCACACCATTAGGAACAGCAGACTCTCTATTGGAGACAACTCAGTAACGGTCAATGTCGTGGATGAGTTTGGCTCTACTGTGACAAAATCCTTTACGATCAAGAAGTTCAACGCAGAAGCCAAAGCTGAAGAAGCATCGGTCAGGGGGCAGATGTTATATGCCAATATTACTGACCGTGACGGAGATGCTGTAAGGTACAAGATTCTAGTGAACGGGAATCAAGTGCACCCTCCTACACTTGGGACAATGACTCAATACCTCCCAACACCAATCAATGTCCAGTATAGACTGCCAAAAGAATCAATTATTTTGGGTAACGTGCATGAGGTAAAGATTGTCATGGAAGACGACATGGGAGTCACGTCTAGTTGGGTGACTAATCCTTTGATTGAATACGCAGGGCTGATGTTTGTCTCTGAGAGTAACCAATTCTACTCTACCGATATCGGAGAGGTTCTTCGTTATCTTGAAGTCGGTACTGTCGTGGCGGGTAACACCTCAGGTACTTTCAAGATATTCCTAAAGAATACGGTAGGGTACAAGGTCAAGAATATTATACTGACCACGGCACAGAAGGACTTAGACCCCGTAGACGAAGAAGTGCAGTTGAGCCTGACAGACAAACCGTTCACACCAACGCATATGCTGGAATTAGGTTCTCTTGAGCACAGTGAACAAGCTACGTTTTACGTAAGAATAAGCACTTCAAGAAAAGCCATTGGCGGCGGCTTCTTCGATGTCAGAGTCGTAGGAGACCCTGCTTAATAGGAAGTCATGGGAGGTTAAATAATGAGTACACAGTCGGCTTTCCATTCATCGTATATCAAGAACAACGGTGATGTTTATACCTTCGGGTATAACAGCCACGGTCAGCTAGGATTCAGTAGTTCTTCCGTCTACCCTACGCAGACAAGATTAACTTCACTGTCCAACGTGAAGATGGTCGCTGAAGGGTACTACCATACAGCAGTACTTCTAATGAACGGCGACTTGTATACGTTCGGATACGGTTACTATGGGCAGTTAGGGGATGCCAGAGGTTGGAGGAACAATAACTCTAATTATACGCCTGTAAAGGTCATGTCAGATGTTAAAGAAGTCGCTTGTGGCTACCTGCACACCGTTGCCCTAAAGAACAACGGTGATGTACACACATTCGGGTACAACGCTCACGGGGAGTTAGGCAATGGTGGTACTTCAGACACATACACCCCTCAGAAGGTCGCAACGGGTATTCGGAGGGTAGGGGCAGGATACACCCACTCGTTTATCATAAACCAACAAAATAAGCTATACGCAACAGGGTACAATGGGTACGGTGGTTTGGGGATTAATAACTCAAGCAATAAGCTTTCGTTCACATTTGTAATGGATGACGTTCGACAGGCAGATGGCGGCATATACCACTCGCTATTCCTGAAAACTGACGGTTCTGTGTGGGGTACGGGGTATAACTACCACGGGCAGACAGGTAGAAGTCTAGGAAATGGTACAAACAACTTCTATGGAGTTCCGCACAAGATTATGGATAACTGCCGCTCTGTCGTCTGCGGCGGCTACTTCTCAGGCGTGATAACAAACGATTCAAAGCTGTACACATTCGGAAACGATGACTATGCGCAGTTAGGGATGGGGTATGTATCTGGAAGTATAAACTACACTCCAAGGCTTGCCACAACCAACGTTAGGCAAGTAGCTATGGGTTACTACTATACTCTTGTACTGGACAACGATGGTAAAGTAAGGGGCGTAGGGTACAACTATTACGGTATGTTGGGAACTGCTACGAACAACAACAGTAGCACAGGTGTAGTGGCTTGGCAGAATGTAGCTAGTGACGTTCGTAGGCTTATGGGCGGCGGTGAGGTTTCATTCACTTTCTCAGACTCAAGTATCACACCGTCATTTCATAAGGAAGACTGTCAGCTTGTTACTACCATCGGACATATAGCCAATGACCTGGTGTCGTATCGGGTTTTGGTTAACGGTACACAGAGATTCCCTTCATCTGGATGGACTTCTTCGCAGTTGACGGACTTCATTCTTACTAAGGATTTATCGCATACGTACTTTAATCTCGGAAGTAACATGGTAATGTTAGAGGTGCAGGACTCACAAGGGCTTACAGACTCCATTGCTTGGACTACAACGAAGACTAATGTTGCCCCTGTAGCTTCTCCTGAATTATCTGCGGCTCAGATTCACAAAGATAACGTCATGATTGGCGGTACAGTATCCGACCCTGAAGGGGATAGAGTACAGTACCGTGTGCTACTGAATAACATACAGAAGTATCCGATTACAGGATTCACAGAACTAACCCCTCCACCTGTTGACATTGGGCTAGTAATCAACAACGCAGACTTCAACGTGGGGGCGAACACTCTCAAGATTGAAGTGCAGGACGACTTAGGCTCACTAACCACGTGGACGCAGATAATCATCAAGACAAACACTGCACCTACAATCACAGGCACAGTTCTTGGTAACTTTATCAACGCTCAGGTCACAGATCCCGACTCAGATAAGGTGCAGTATCGAATCCTCCTGAACGGAGCACAGCTTTACCCTGAGAATGGATACACGGGCTACAATCCTGTACCATTGACAATCCAGTACGTCATCCCGAAAACGAAAGTAAATAAGGGCAAGAACAACACTGTCCGCATTGAAACGTTGGATGAATTGGGCGGCTCGAATTCGAGGGATATGATCTTCATGGGTGTGTATTCAGGGCTGTTGTTCTGCGATGCGGCAGAGTCGTTCTATTCAGACGACTTCGGAGATGTGCTAAAGTACCTTGACTTCGGGACTATGGTGGCGGGGCAGACGACAGCGGCAGAGAGGGTATTCGTAAAGAACACTCTAGGCTACCCTGTAGAGAATGTCAGGCTGTGGGTTGACCAAAGAGAACTCGATGGAATCAATGCCAAGGCCGAAGTGAGTAAGCTAGATGCTCCCTTCGAGCCACGTCCTCAGCTTGTCTACGTAGAGCAATTAGACCACAATGCAAAGATTAGTTTCTATGTTCGCATAGCGACTAATCGACAGGCGATGTGGGGCGGTATGTTCGATATCCTAGTCAAAGCTGACCCAAGAAAAAGCTAGGAATAGCCCTTACTATCTTATATTGGTGGTAAGGGCTTTTCTATGTCTCAATACAATGGGCAGGTAACTTCTCAATACAATGGGAACGGATGTGATAAAATTTGGCAGTCGTCGGTGATAAATTTAATTTTACGTCCACTTCTACGTCATCTTGGACAGTACCTAATGGCGGACGCTATCTAATAGAGTTAAGCGGAGCAGGTAGTACGAATGGCGGGAGCGGCGGCTACGTAAAAGGGGAAATAAACCTCACCAAAGGTGAAGTATTAGCTATTACAGTAGGCGGTCAATCTAATGGTGGTAGCGGCGGTAGTGGCGGCTCGGGTAAATCTAATGGCGGTACTTCTAGTTCCGGGAGTAGCGGTACTAACGGAGCAGGCGGCACTTATGTCAAAAGAGGAAGTTCCATCATAATTGCCGCAGGTGGCGGTGGCGGGCGTGGAGGTAACGGAGGATCGGCAGGACACAATGGAGGAACTGCAGCAGGTGGTACTGGCGGCTCGGGAGGTAATGCCGGCTCTGGTGGGGCAAACGGAGTCGGCGGTAGCATATCATACAGAGGTTTAGCAGGTTCAGGCGGAGCAAGTGGCGTATTTCCTCATGGTGGCGGTTCTGGCGGTATCGGTGGTTCTGAATCCTACTACAACGGCAAGGGCGGTACAGGTTCGGTTGGAAACAGCGGTGCGACTGATTATGATGGCGGCGGTGGTGCAGGTGGAGGTGGCGGTGCTTCTGCTACTCCCGGAGACTGGTACGCCGCATCAGGCGGTGGCGGAGGTGGCGGTGCAGGTGGCCGGAACTACATTGACCTTACGCTTTTTGGCAGTACATCAACAACAGGAAGTAACTTAGCTAGCGGTAAGGCAGTTCTTACATTCCTGAAACTCCCACCTGCTGTGTCATCGACAACAGACAACGAAGGTAACGTAAGTGGCTTAGTAACAGACCCCGCTAATGGTAACTCCAAATACAGGATTTCTGTTAATGGTGTGGTAGAAATGGATTGGAGCAAACTGCAAACAACGCCTTACAGTTTTTCATACACTGTACCTGAGAATAAATACACTTCCCTTATTAATTCCATCACTATTGATGTAATGGATAGTAGCGGTTTGAGTGGCGATACATGGGAAGGTATAATCCCCGTAAGTAACTTAGCAAGTTTTATAAACGTCAAGCAGGTATCCGACGTTACGTCTTCACTTAACGTACCTTACCGGAATGAATTTAGTGCCTTTTTTACAGTCAGTGAGAGCGGTAGCAGTGAGATAGCAGGGGTTATACAGCCTGTCGTAAGCTCTAGCCTGGAGAGTACATTAGCAGTACCTAGTCATTCCTATCTACCTTCTAAGATTTCCGTAACTGAGAATAACACCATGGACGGTACATCGTTTATATGGGGCGTAAGGGATGGTGACCTAGAGAGTATATTAGCCGTGCCCAGTCATTCCTATCTACCTTCTAAGATTTCCGTAACTGAGAACAACACCATGGACGGTACGTCGTTTATATGGGGTGTGAGGGAAGCTGACCTCGACTCGAAAATAAGCATCAAGAGGATGAGTGACAGCTACCTTAAATCTAAGATTGCCGTTCGAGAGTTGAACTCAATGGAAGGCACGGTCGATATCTTCGGTCAGGGAACAGAGGAAATTGGCGGCAGTATTTTCGCAATGGGTATCAGCGAGTCCACTATTGACGGCAGAATTGGTGTACGCTTACGGAACTCGATGACAGGCCAAACTGACATTTGGGGAACGGGGGATAGTGACGTAACCTCTGAGGTGAACGTAAAGCAAGTCTCTGACCTTCCGATGACCTTGGGTGTAACTCCTTCCAATAAGATGACCGCAATCGTAGACATTCAACAGCCTACGAGAGTTACAGACACACTAACTGCGAAACGAGACGCATTTATTCGTGAAACGTACCCTAAGCTGAACTATGGCGGAGAACAGACGTTGGTCGCAGGGTACAGTGCCGCTCGTACAGAGATATTCCGAAGCCTTGTAGGTTTTGATATCACGAATATCTTGGGCATGTCCAATGACTACAAGATTGAAAAAGTCACATTGAAGCTTAAGCATTCCATCGGGCGTACTCCAACGTACCCACTTGAACTAAGAGCCGTAACAGGTGATTGGGCAGAGTTAGGAGTAACTTGGAACAACCAACCCAATGCGGGCGATGTAGTAAGCCAAGGAGACTTTACAGCAGACGTTGAGAAAGGTTTCATCACCTTCGATATCACCGAATACATCCTGAAAGCTAAGCTTGAAGGTAAAAACATCGTAGACTTCTACGTTCGGGCGGTAAACGAAGCTGACGAATCGTCTCAGTTCTTCTCAATGGACGCAGGTGTATCTTTAGCACCGTCCATCGAATACACTTACTTTGATGAAGTAATCCGAAGCACTGGACGTTCTGGAATTGATACAAGCATCTTGGTAATGTACCCACGTACAAAGGATTGGTCGTCCAAAATTAATGTGTTCAAGAAATCCGATAAGAACGACATGTCCTCGAAAATAACGGTCACACCTTCAGGCAATCGGTTCGAGAACCTTCCTTCCCGTTTGATGATTTCCAGACCAAACCTGCAAGGTAAAGGTATCGTCAGAGGAGGGACTTGGAGCGACCTTACTTCCAAAGTGGCGGTACGAGAAGCAGAACTGAACGACCTTGAGAACTGTAGTATTACGGTATCCAGACCAAACCTGAAACAGACTCTTTACGTAGCCAACAGAAAAGACACTCCGTCGAAGCTAGGTGTTCGAGTATGGGGTGACGACAACCTTTACGGGTGGGCAATTGTAACCGTTAAAGAGCGTCCTGCCACCGTCTACGTAAGACCGTACATCGACAAAGTTGGTACAATCAAGGTAGTGCGTACAGTGGACGAAGACCTGACAGCGCAGTTCATTGTAAGTGAGCGTAATAAACTTGGTACGATTGAAGTCCTGAATCGTAGTGACCTAGACTCTGTGATGATTGCAAGGGGCGGCGAAGACACTGACATTGTTTCAAGCATCGTTGCCAACCAGTACCAGTTACTCGGCACGATTGAGGTCAACCCTTACATCGACTACAAGGGTAGCATCTCTGTAAGGCACACGAACGACAGCACAAAGGAATCTAGCCTGACGGTATCCAGACCTGACCTTAACTCTTCAGTTTACGTCAGATTCCGCAGTGATTTGGATGGCACAGTTACAGCAAGACGGGCTGACAGAAGTGAACTAACAGGACAGGCGGCAGTATCCAGACCTGACTTGAAAGGGTTAATCTTCCCGATTATCCACAGCGATATCACAGGAAGTATCACAGTCAGACGTACCGTTATTAAAGAACTTAAATCCAAAATCATCGTACCGTTCAGAAAAGACATCTTGGGTGAGATGGACATTGTAGGGGCAAGTATGTTGCCGTCCAGCATTCAAGTAAACTCTGGATACCTGTTTAGCAGGATTGAAGTCCCTGCCTACGGGAACGTCGATATTGACGGTGAGTTTACCGTTAGGGTGCGTATGGCAAGTGACGTTGACTCTGCCATCGAAGTTGTCCAATACGACACGATTGACGGAAGTATTACAGTACGCCAGTTCTTTGAAAAGTCCATAGAATCTAAGATTACGGTAAAGAGAACCGAAAAAGAAGAACTGACAGGTAAGGTCAATGTTTGGATTGTAAGAAACCTGAACGGTAGAATCTCCGTCCGTAGAGAAGCACAGTCCGGTATTGATTCTAGCATGTTCATTTTGTGGCACGATGACCTAGCGGGTAGCTTTATTGTCCCAAGTCGCACAGACCTGAACAGTAAAATCAAAGTCATGTACCCTGCACAAAGCGAAATCCCTTCTAAAATCCTTGCTAAGATTCGTGTTCACAGCGACCTCGAATCCGAAATCGACGTAGCGAAGGGCGGGGCTAGAGACCTCCTTAGTATCATGGGAGTCACATCTACGAACAAAATGACAGGTATTGTGGATATCACTTTACCAATCCGTGAAGAGGTTATTCTGGATACTGTCAAAGACGCTTATGTAAGGGAAGACGTTCCGACTCTCAACTACGGTGAAGAGACAACTTTCGCAGTAGGTAGTTACAAGGACAAGGTGCTTCGCTCCCTGTTAGGATTTGATATCTCTAGCCTGAAAGCAAGCTATGATATCGACAAGGTTGAACTCCGTATGGTTTACGGTCAAGTACCGACTAAGAATCTGAAGCTGTTCGCAGTAGACGGAAGCTGGTCGGAAACAGGCGTGACATGGGACAACCGTCCGAACATTGGGACTGAAATCTCCAACTCCTACACGGTAAACACTGTAGACGGACACGTAACATTCGATGTGACAGACTTCATTGAACAGCAGTATACAGTAGTAAACAACTTAGTTGACTTCTACTTGGTGGCGGCTGAAGAATCCGAACCTAACTACGAGTACTTCTTCTCCAAAGAAGCAAGCCTAGCCCCTCAGTTAGTGGTCACATACTTTGACCCTGCTGTATGGAGTTTTGGACGTTCTAATATCGACTCTAGCGTTCGAGTACCTTCCCGTAAGAACTTGTCGTCTAGGATTAGAGTTAGAAAACCAGCTTGGTTGGAAGTAGGCATTCCTGCATCCCTTGAGGTAACTCGTAACAATGAGTTTACAGGCGTAGCTAACGTGAGCAGACCTGATATGCTTTCGAGTATCACTGCCATGTACCGTGACCAACTTGATATCCCGTCTAGCTTGGGAGTATCTAACAAGTCTCTTAGTAAGGTTGACGGCAGAATGTCAGTAAGCAAGCCTGACCTACCAATCAGCTTCTACGTTAAAAACAGAGTAGACCTTCCTTCGACGGTCGGCGTAAAAGTTTGGACGGAGCAAGACTTCTTCTCTTGGCTGGTAGTCAATGTAAAAGAGAGACCTGCATCCCTGACTGTCCTCCCGCACAACGATATCGAATTGCGCTTTACGGTTCGTGGGGAGAATGCTGAAGACTTAACCACTCAGGTAACGGTTTCCAGACCGAACTTGGGCGGCTCGATAACAGCCAAACCTTCTGAGAATGGTGACCTGCCTTCCAGCATCACAGTTCGTCACAACGTGGAAGAGGGCATAGACGGAAGCGTTACGGTCAACGTAGGGGTCAACAGAGACATTTACTCTGAAGTAATGGTAATGGGTGTAGGGCAAGCTGAAATCCCTTCTGCGCTCGTCGTAGTAGGTTACAGCTTGGGCAGTACGCTTTACGTATCCAATGCGGAAGTACTGCCATCGAAACTAACTGTCAATCCGACTTGGTTCGAGTTCCTGCCTGTGACTCTCGAAGTAAGCAGACCTGATTTACCTTCTAGCCTTGAAGTTACTCTCCCTGCCGACATTGACGCTTCTATTACGGTCAACGCATTCGGTCAAGGTGAACTAGCGTCGAGTATTACGGTAAGTAGGGACGTACTTCAGTCAAGCATTAAAGTCACTGACCGCTCAGACGTTACTTCTATTGTTAAGGTCAAAGTCGATGCAGAGCAATCCCTTGGCGGCGGCTTGATTGTAAGCAGACCTGAACTTGCGGGCGTAGTTAACGTAGTGCTTAACAAAGACCTACGGTCAACCATTAACGTAATGTTCAAGGATAGCAAAGACTTAGGTTCTAAGATATTCGTTAAGTACATGAATGAAATCGTTGCGACCCTAGATGTAGTAGGGGCAAGCATGATTCCTTCGAGCATTCAAGTAATATCGGGTAACTTGGCTTCGGTAATCGCCGTACCTGCTTACGGAAACAAAGACCTGAAAGGTACAATCGGAGTAAAGAATCGTTTCATCTCTGAGATTCCAACTACTCTGCAAGTACAAGAATGGTCACAGTTCGTCGGAACTATCGGAGTAAGGAATTGGGCAGACCACGATCTGGGCGGTAGCCTGACGGTCGTTAGACACGGAGTTAGTGACCTAGTGTCCGTCATTGTCCCTGTAATGAGATATACGATCCCTTCGAGAATTGGTGTACGATTCGACAACACGATGACAGGTCACGTTGACTTCATCCCTGTTGGACAGACCGACCTTGACGGAAGTATTGAAATCTCACCTGCATCTGATATCGTGGGAAGCATCCAAATTGTACTGAACGCTGAGTACAACATTCCTTCTAGCCTGAAAGTACGGGCTAAAGGGAAGAGTGACCTTCCTGCGAACGCAAGCATCGTCTACAGAAAGAGCGAAGACCTGCCGACTACGTTAGGTGTACCTGCATTAAATAAAATGACAGGCAAGGTATTCATTATTCCTGTTGCTGATGCTGACCATGATTCCAGCATTTACGTTCTCTTCAGTTCTGACCTGAACTCGCAACTAGCCGTAAGGCGTTTAAGCATGTCCGAAAAGACCTGCAAGATTACGGTACGGAGAAGAGACAACAGTGACATTGGAGGTAGCATCAACACTATCCAGTGGAAGGTCCTTAATTCCAAAATCACTGTACGCAGAAGTGGTTTCTCTGAAATCCCTATGCGTCTTGAAGTCTTGGAAAAGAGTGACTTACTAGATTGTACAATCACCGTAAAGAGGACTGAAAAGGCTGACCTGAAGGCTACAATTACTATCAGAAGAAGTGCTGACAAAGACCTCAACGGTAGAATCTTAGCAAGACGGAGCGATAAATCAGACCTCCCTTCCTTCATTGAGACATGGCAATTCCGTACAGTCCCATCGAAACTTTATGTATTGTACCGTAACGACCTTGAATCCACAATTGATGTAGTTGCTGACTACGGATATTGCTTCATTATGTAATTATGAAGCCCCTACCTTACTTGGTAGGGGTTATTTTTTGCCCAAAATTACCTATATTGTAGTTGCAAGAGGATGAAACTTTCTTGTTTTTCCTACCCATTTTTCTGAGATACCTTGGCATAAATCTTGGTTGCGGCTATTTCTGTGTGAACGAGATAATTCCGAACAGAAGCCATGTCACAACTAGTGTTATACATGTGGGTGGCGAAATTTGTGAAGGAAGATGTGGTAGCAGAGGTTTCTATGGTCAATTCGGACGAGTTCTTATCTGTTTGCAGGTAGAGTAGGAACGTTCCAACATCATTCATTATTCCATCACATCCCGTTGTCTATAGTCACACAATATACACCGGATTATTATGTGACTTATTAACGTGCCACAAACAGAATGAAAAGGTCAGGTGATCGATATGGACGTAGGTGTAATTACAGCAATCGCTGGCCTCGTTGGTACTGCTGTATCCGGTGTAATCGGCTACGCCAGCGGCAAAAACAATAACAAGGTAACGGATAGAGAATTGCTCTCCAAGGACGAACAGGCCTTCCGTGAAAAGTTGATTGAACGTCTCACAGCTTCGGAAGAAAAGATTGAGAGACTAAGCAACGAAGTCATCACGCTTCGACAGGAAAACATGGAATTGATTAGTGAGAACAGGCTGCTGAATATCAAGGTAGAGCAATTAGTGGCTCAACTCTCAAGACGGAGGGGAGACGTGCGCTAAGATGGTGAAGTTTGTGAAGAACGCATTCTGGAACGACAATGACGGCTTCTCCGCTAAGGATTTTCTAATGGTACTGTTTGGCGGTCTATTTGCACTGTTCCTGCTTATTATATTCTTTGCACCTTTCTTCGGGGTAGCGGTCAGCTCCGTCTCGATTGAGATGATAGGAAGCCTTAGCCCTGTCGTTATGACCATCGTGGGCGGGGTATTCGCAGTACAGACAGTGAGGGAGTTCAAAACTACCAATACAGAAACTACCATGACCGTTCCTGGTAATTCTCAAGTAGAAAGTGTCTATAGTATCGCGGAGGAAAAGCTAGGGGATAGCACCCCGAAGATTTAATAGAAAGGGTGAACTAGATGGCTTTCAAGATGAAGTATTCCATTGTACAGAAATACATACCAGTCAATACGAAGAGACGTTCAGGCATCAAGAACCGAGGAATTGACTTTATCGTGGCGCATGACACTGGCAATGACGGCAGTACAGCGGTAGGTAACGTGAATTACTATACGAACTCTGCCAACGTCGAGAGTGCTTCGGCACATACCTTTATTGATGATGAGGTCATCATTGAGTGTGTGCCACTCACTGAGAAGGCTTGGCACGTGTTGTATAACGTCACTACAGACAATGACCTTTACGGCTTTGACTCCAATGACCACGCAATCGGCGTAGAACTGTGTTACTCCAATAAGAAGGGGAGCATTAATAATCAAGAAGCTTACAAACGGTTCGTGTGGTATAGCGCGTATTTATGTAACAAGTACGGATTGAATCCCTTGAAACGGATTTCAGGCCACAACGAGCTTGATCCGAACCGCAAGTCTGACCCGTACAAGAACGCTTTGAAAATTATGGGAATCAGTAAGGCTCAATTCCTAAACGATGTGGCGGCTGAACTGAAGGATTGCAGTACGCCTGAATCACCAACTAAAACTGAAGTATCGGAGGACGATGAACCTATGAAGCTTGATAAGTGGGCATTAGACATGCTTGTAAAGAACCTGACAGACTTTAAGGATAAAGGGTTCTTTACGGACGAAGCTTGGATTACCAAAGCCAAGAATGGTACGCTGACTGCTTCTGAACTGGCGTTCCTGAACACAATCCTGATTGCTAGGGCGGTGAAGAAATAATGGTAACATTAACTGGAGTATTGGCTACAGCAGTAGGTGCATTCGGTCTGTGGATGCTTGTGGCAGGCTTAACAGAAGCATTCACGGAAGTCATCAAGAAAGTAATGCCTATTAAGGATACAGGCACGTATGCAGTTTCTATTATAGTAGGCGTGGGACTGGCATTTGCATTCGGACTTAATCCATTCGGACTTACCGGAATTGCCGCATACTCATCTAAAGTAGCCGCTGGCTTACTAGCGTCCCGTGGGGATAACTATCTGAGTGATTGGCTGAAGAAATTAGGAATTAAAAGGGAATAGGATTGGCAGCTCTCTTTGCATCGTCTGGAGGAACCGAACTCTTTACCTTCACTAACACAACGTACTCCAAATTCATTAAAGAACTTCGAGCAATAGGAGTACACGTAATCGGTTAATAAAGTCCCGCCTTCAAGCGAACATCTATTTCGATAGTTTTAGATCGACTATTGATAACAGAGGGGTTGAGACATATGCGACATACAGCTATATGCCTTATCCACTGTGCTATCAACGGAGTCATACACGTGAACAACGTGACATCCCCTTCTCTAAAGGAAGCCAGGTGAGATGGTCAATATGTCCAATCTTATTACTGAATACCACAAGTATTATCAGTAAGTTTACGCCTAAGGGTCGCACGCCGAAGTCATTCAGGGAAGGGGCTGGACGTAACATCTCCCGCAACTTTGTTAATACTTGCGCCGACCACTTAGAGCAGGGAGATGATTTAACAATGGGGCAATACAAAGGACAGGTGATAGTATCTAGCGAAAAGCAATTCGTTTACCGTGACTCTGAAAACAGAGGGCATGTGCAACTGCCGAACATGGTGGTTTCTTGTTTGGAATTATCGGACACGTCTAAGATAGCCTACGGCGTGATATCCAAGTACGTTTTTGAGAACGGAAGAGAAGCATTTCCTGCCGTATCACGAATTGCTATGGCTTGCAACTGCACCAAGAAAACGGCAATCAAGTACATTGACGAACTCTGCGAGAAGGGGTTCATCCTGAAGGAACGTAACGGTAATCGGAAGACGAACTCCTACTATCTGATGGACATAGACAAGATTGACCATCTACATGTATCCGAAATGTTCTGGCGGACTGTAAATTCAGTGTACAAAGAAGTTGAGGTATGCCTATACGAAGATGTATACGAATGCTTCATTAAGATGCTTGAGAAGCTTGACAAAGAGGGAATCATCTTTCGGGAGATTCCTGTCGATGCTGAGACTGAATCACATATACGTGAGACCCTTTTAAGCAGGGTGAAGAAGGAAGGTGACGATCTGTTCAACCGACCGTACGCTGGAAAGGCGAAGCCTGATATCTCCGACCAACCTGCGACAAAGGAAGTAATGAGAAACGTTCTAGGTGGCACTGTTGAAAAAGCGGGCAACTTTGGGGAAGGGAAAAGCAGGTTCTCCCTGCCTGATGACATTGACCGATGGAAGAACGACAACTTCGTTCAATACTTCTACGAGAAGTTTATTGACGCTACAGGCAGAACACACGAAACCGCCCGAAGTAAACACCGTGGAATGATTGGGCGCTTGCTCAAGAATGTTGACGGCAACAAGGCGCTAATTAAGCTAAGAATTAATGCCTTTTTCCAAATTGGATACGACAATCAATCCCTTGAGTGGTTCTGTACCTCAGGACGGGCGGCAGAGATTGATTTGTTCGTCGAGAAAGGCAAGAAACCGTTCTATATCGAGGCGCAAGAGAAGAAGGAAATGGTTGAAACTACCGTACAGGCAAAGAGCGGCATGTCTGCTGAAGACTTCCTGAAGAGGATTAAAGGAGGTAACTAATGAGTATATTGACTGAAGCAAAGACAGAACTGTTTAGCACATGTGAAACCTGTGTGGTAAAGGACTGGTGCAAACTTCGTAGCGGTGAAGTGAAGTTGCCGCCCGAGCATACGCTCACCTATTGTGTGGGCTACGATAAACTGGAAAAGGCTATCGGCTTGGCTAAAATCCCCAAGGAGTACCGTACTGCCAACCTGCACAACTACGTTGAGGATTCGGACAACGCTGACTTTGCAACCATCCTGAAGGACTTGCTATCTAATTCAGTAGGTTTTGTCACTTCAGGTACGAACCTTGCCTTGATTAACAGGGGCAAAGGTACAGGTAAATCATGGACAGCCAATGCCGTTCTTAATGAATTTATTTACAAAGTTTGTCGTGACCCACAATGGTTTGATTATGAAACCCCTGTGGGAATGTATGTAAAATTTGGAGCTTGGGCTAACCGTCAGCGGGATATTTACACTCGTAATGACGAGAAGTTTACCTACGAAGCTCACCGAGAACTCAACCACATGAATGACGTTCCGCTACTAATACTAGATGATATCGGGAGCGGTCGAATCACCCCAATCATTCGAGACCTGATCTATGATGTTATTGACTTCCGTAAAGAAGAACAGAAAAGTACAATCTTTACAAGCAATTTCCCTGATTCCATATTACGTCAAGATGACATGCTTGGAGACATGGTTGTATCTCGAATGCTTTACAATACGATGGTCATTCCATTGGGCGGTAGAGACAGAAGAGAAGATAATACCTACAAATACTAAATTTAAGTGGAGCGTTTGTTGACGTGTTTAGTGAAGATATACCTATTGTCGAGCTATTTGTGAACAACATAGTTGAAAGAGACTCTATATATGTTGTGATACAGCTCATAACAGCTCGATACGAACTTAGAGAGGCAAGCGAAAACAGTCCAAAGGAGCATTGATCAGACAACTTAGTTGCGCTGATCGCATGACCTACCTCAAGCACTGTCACTACATGAAAACCCGTAAGGACTCACCGAATACAATTACTTCTCTAATTGTATTCGGTGAGTCCTTTCTATTTCCATAATATAGGATTAAATTTGCCGGCGGAAGAAATATTATGTTTTATCCTGAAATTAGGGGGGGAATCCCCATAAAGGGTGTTGTTATTGAAAATTGGTCAGGAGGACAAGTCTGACTTGTACATAATTGATGAGGGAAATGAAGTCACATAGAGCCTTAGCTGGAATCACGCCGCACCTTTTTCCGTAGATGACTCGACTACTAAGAGTGTAATCGGAAATTGGGAGGGAACACAATGGCGGCAATCGAAGAACTTCAGCTACTCAACCACATCCTAAACGTTAAAGAGTGGGGCGTTGTCGAGGATGCAGGTATTACTGAGGACTACTTTCAGGTACACAAAGAAACCTTCGAGTACGTCAAAGGCTTCAAAAAGAAAAACGCATACTTGCCAACGATAGAGACGGTAATGAACAAGTTTAATACGTTTGAGTTGGTGGAATTGGAGAACATCGACCACGTTGTGCGAGCGGTGAGGGAGGACTTTCTTTATAGGGAGTTCAAACCGATACTGGTATCTGCTTCGGAGACTTTCGCCAAAAAGGAAACGACAGCGGCTATTCAGCAACTTCAGATGGAAGCAGGAAGATTTCTGAAGTCTATCGGCTTAAGGGGTCAGGGCTACTCCTACATCGAAAATGCTCAACAACGTCTCGATGCTTATGACAAAATCCACGGTAGGGCAAAAGATGAAATCATAGGAATGACTACTGGATTCAAGCCGCTAGATTTAGCGACCAACGGACTTGAATACACAGATGGGGCGGTCGATTACTTTCTCGTGTTTGCGCCAACAAACATGGGGAAGACCCTCATATCATCCTTTATGATGTCAGCGGCATGGAACAGTACATTAGATAATGACTATCCAGCCTACTTCGCCTTGGAGCAAAGAGCGTCAGAAATTGCCCATAACTGGGACAATACACTTGCCAAAGTGTCACGGCTTGCTCTAACACGCGGTACGCTCTCTAACGAAAAGAGAGATGCTTATACGGAGTTTATTGACCGCCTTAAGCAGAAGAAGAAAGACATGGTAATTTACGACCTTAAGAGTAATGGAGGCAAACCTTACACGCTCGACGAAATCCACCGGATACTCGAACGAGAAGGACACAATCGTTGGACACTCGACCAATTATCAAAGTTACGACTTCCCTCACGGGGGAGCGGCGACCTTAGACAGCGCCTGTATGATGTTTCGGCAGGAGTTAGAGACTTAATTCTCGATACTGGTAAGCCCGCAATAGTTGTCGCTCAAGCGAACCGCGATGCCCTTAAGAAAGTAAAGAAGGACATTACGGAGAACGTTGATGCCGGAGATATTGGGGAAACCTTCGCCATCGTACAGGATGCTTCAAAGGGCATCTCTATAGTAAAAGTGAGTGACAACACCTTTAGAATCTTGGTCATAAAAAATCGTGAAAATGCAAGCGGACAATCGTTCCTTGTGCGCTACGACTTCGACTCTGGTATCGTCTCTATCCTGGATGATTCCATTAACGAACAATACTTCTAAGAGAGGGAGGGACTAGCCCATGTGGGTACAACTGTACCTTAACTCTATCAGCTTAGGAGCGTATAAGGAGAGTAAGGAGTTAACGGCTCACTGCCAATACTTCCCTAACTTTTTCAACGTTCACGTTGATGTTCATGAGGACGAGATAGAAACCCACTCTCCCGGTTTCGCCCAGATAGGGGGAAAGGGAAGTGATTAATCTCTCTCTCAAACAAGAGGGTCCCAATATTGAGATTCTTGAATCCTTGTACATTGATCCTGAAGAGTTGACAGATGAACTCAGGTTCTCTTATCAGCATCTCTCGAAGGTTCTAAGTAACCCTAAAGCATTCACAGGACTGAATGATACGGGGGAATGGGTCATGAGTTGCTGTCCATTACATTCCGAAACAAGGGCATCTTTTGGCATCTCTAAAGAACCGCCCTATCACTGTAACTGCTTTTTTTGTGGCTACTTAGGAACAATAGACACTTTAATAGAGAACGCTCTTGACCTGAATGAAGGAGAGGGCATTAAAGTTTTGCTTTCTACCTATATCATCGAGGAAGAAAAACGAAGAACGTTCGATATGGTTGACTTCATAGATAATCGCAGGAACAAGTACGTTATTCCCCACCTTGAAGAGAGCGTTCTTACTAGGATGAAAGATTCGAGGGCTAGTAATGAACTACTCTACCAGACTGGCATAAATTACATGCATTCTAGGGGATTTAATGACAGAACCCTCGAAACCTACGAAATCTGTGTTGACACTGCAACTGCGACAATTGTATTCCCTCAGAGGACGAGATCCGGAGAACTCCGTTTTGTACAGAAGAGAAAGATAGGCAACAGCTATCACGGTACTAAGTTCATTAATGAAGGCAGCGCAATAAAGAAAGATATTATTTTTGGTCTCCATTTCATTAACACACTTAGAACCACGAAACACCGAATTAGGCGAGTCAGGATGGTCGAATCACCTATTGACTGTATGTCCAACTATCAGGTGGATATCCCCGCAATCTCGATTAACGGACGTATTCTTTTCAGGAATCAAATTCGGGAGTTGCAGTTGGCTGGCATCGAGGAAATTGATTTGATGCTAGACAACGATAAAGCGGGCGAGAAGGGAATGCAAGACGCCGCAATCTTACTGGATAGGGCAGGGTTCGTTGTGAACCGTGTACGCTACCCTAGCTTTCCTGCGCTCAAAGACAGCAATGAACTGCTTAATGCTTGTTTACTAGACCGTCTCGACACCTACAACGTGAACCTAATCGGGTCAATGTTCCAGTAAGCAAAATTCTATACAAATTTAGTCGCATCTTACTCAGATGAAGCAACGACCTCTGATATTACTGGCAACACATTATACATGAAACCATTGGAGGAATATTAACCATGACAACTCAAACAACGATATCGAACTTCGATATCGAATCCTTAACACCTATCTTCAAATTTATACTGAAAGGCGTGAGAAGTGAAGACCGTGAAGAAGTTCAATCAGAAGCCGTGCTTCGTATTCTTACAGCCATCGACAAAGGAAAAGTTAAGAAAGATATCTTCACATTCTCTCACACTGTCGTTCAACGTGCAGTATTTGACTACTACCGCAAAAACAACCGTATGATTAGCAAAAACAGCACCTCTGTTAATTTTTGCGATGGGGCAGATGAAGAATATGGTTCAACTATCGATTACTTCTCGTACGCAACTGAAGAGATAGGCTATGGACTGTCTGACGTAAAAACGGATTACTTGAACAACCTCTGTATGTTTACACCGCAACAACGTCGAATCATTGATTTCATGCTCTTCACAGAGGAAGGGATAGATATGAAGCCAACAGAGATTTCTAACTTACTTGGCTTGAACAAGTCCCATGCTTCCCGTGCGATGAAAACGTTAAAAAAATTATGTCAGGGGTAACACCCTAATTTACCTACCTTAGAAGATATACATAGATAGATATTAGTAAGAGTGTCTTAGGAGTTTTTAGCTTCAATATTTCTCTCTTATAAAGTATAACATACTTTGCCTAAAAAACCTTTAACTGCTCCTATATATCTTTCGAATTTCTCATAGAAACATTCTACAACTGGACTTAGAGTAGTGTCAATACACTATGTTGTAAAACAGTGCAATTAAAATAGGTTTTGTAACAAATCTATAATTTTACAGATCATATTAATTACCCGATCCTTTAGTAGTTGAAGCAAATAACGTAGATATCCAAAGGTATAAATACACTACTAATATTAAGGAAGAAATATTAAAAGAAGATTAAATCTCTTTGAAATATATCGTATCCAATTCTTGAAAAGTCTTTCGCTCCTTTTTGAAAAGATGGAACGACGACTAATAGTAAGAGGTCAGCGAACCTCAGGTACAAATTACATTGGAGGAAACACATTATGTCTAACACAGTCGTTCGTGGTCTTGGAGCAATTCTCTCTGGCGGTGCAGAATTCATTACTTTTGAAGAAGGAAAGCCGATGACTATGCTCTTCATTGACTGGTTTGAAGACCTGCTCGGTATCCGTGAGCACTATGAATCCGGTCTGACACCTAAATACATTCGTTGCCCTGGCAAAGACATTTGCCCACTTTGCAAAGCAAACCCTTCCAAATATCCTGCATTGCGGATTAAGTTCCGTGTGTATGACCCTATAGAGAAGAGAGTCAAATTCGTCTCTTTGGCTAAGTCTCATGTTCAAAAGTTGAACCAAGAATTCAATCTTGACGAGTGCGACCCTACTAAGAACTTTGTAAACCTTTATCGTACTGGTAAAGGTGCTTCCGACACTGCCTACAGTGCCCGCCGCTATGTGACAAACCCTGAAGCTGGAAAACCTGTTCTGGACTTCCCGACGCAAGAATTAATCGACCAGATGCCTGATATTACACCGCAAGTTACACCACATAGCCCAGACGAGATTGCAGTTTTCATGCAAGCGTTAGTAGCAGGAGCCCAGACTCAACCTAACGTTTATAATCATGCACCACAAGGTGTTCAGTCAGCCTATGAGCAACAAGGAGTACCTGCAACACAACGCAAACTTCCATTCTAATCTGTAATGAGTAAGGAGCTGAGACGACCCTGGTTATTAAATACCCTATTTAAACACGACAGTCAATAATATCCATCACAACGTTATTTTCATATCTATAGGGAGTGTGAGTATGTCAGATAACGAAGTCATCAATATTTTAACTAAGGGCGAAAAGAAGTCTGCCCGAACCACACGCACTAGGAATACAGAAATAGTTAAAAAGGCGAAGAAACTCACTAAGAAAGAACAGAAAATCTTAGACGTAGAAGCATCGATCGTCATGCCTGACAATTACACGCTCATCAATACTCCTGAGCTACTTCAGCGATTAGTCAACTACTACAAAGCATATAAAACGATGTATCAAGGCGATGCCTATGTCTATCTCGACACTGAAACTTATGGACTAAACAACTGGCGGGACACTTTAATCTCAATTTCCATAGGTTTTGAATCAGAAGAGTATTTTAATATACCCATGCGCCCTTTTTTACATGAAATGTCGATAAATGTTGAATGTTTGTCATTTGACGCGGTATCAACCGCCCTTAAACCATTGTTAGAAGAAGAAGATATGATTGTCATGGCAAATGCAAAGTTTGACATTCACGCACTCAAGAATTGGGCAGATATTGACATTACGTTTAATATTCATTGGGACACGATAATTATGGGCAGTTTATTAAACGAAAATAAACCAAAAGGTCTGAAAGAATGGTACAACTCTTACGCTCTTCCTTGGCTAATCGAGCAAGGTAAATTGAGCCATGATGAACTTAGCCGCCCAACTTTTAGGTTCGGTAGCATGTTCGACAAGATTCCATTCGATAGTATACCTCACAGGCTTGCTAACTACTATGCTTGCCATGACGTATTCATGACTCATTGGGTGTTCAGATATCAAAAAAGCATTGTGGAAAATCCATCTTTTGGACTTGACGGCGTTTACCGTCTTTTCCGAGAAGTTGAGATGCCATTGCTGGCTGTTTTTGCTACAGCAGAACGACGGGGAGTAGAGCTAGACTCCAAGTTTCTGAAAGATATTATTGGTAAGGTTCTACAAGAGAAATTGGACGAACTTAAGGCAGATATTTTCGCCGTCTTAGGCGGAACGATTACTCTTATTAAGTCACGAACCCGACAGCGACAAGGGATTAAGTTTAAGGAAGAGTACGAAGTAGTGGAAGAGTTTAACCTAGGCTCCCCCGCACAACTAGCCAGCAAACTATACGTAGATCATAAGATTCTTGAGGCTGAAATGGTTTACGACAAAGACCTAAAGCGTAAAGTACCTAAGCTGTCTACAAGTAAGAAGGTACTTACAAGGAATAAGAAGGTAACCGTGACCCTTGGTGATAAGACTCACAAAATTATCGACTATATTCTGGAATACCGTGGGCTGTCGAAGCTAATTGATGCCTTCTGTAATAAGCTTCCTGACGATACGGTAGAAGGAATCATCCACTGTTCCTACAACCAACTGGTAAGGACTGGACGTGTTTCCTGTTCAGCACCAAACCTTCAGCAAATTCCATCTAAATTTGACCTGATTCGCTATGCCTTCCGTGCCCCTAGTGGGAGACTACTGGTTAGCGGAGACTTCTCGCAACAGGAATTGCGCTGGTTGGCTATCTTTACTCAGGAACAAACCCTCATTGATATCTTCAAGCTAGGGCTTGATATGCACAGTCGGGTAACATGCCAGATTCACAGCTTCGACTATGATATGTTCGAGACGATTCGGGGTTACAAGGGGGATTCAGAAGAAGAGACCAGCATTAACGTAGATGAAGCGATTACGAAATATGCAGGTTCTCATGAACTTATCTATGCAATAACTTATATGAACAGTAAAGAACAGGGCACTAACTCTTCTACTACGGAGATTGTCCGTCTGACCATTGAACGCCTTTCCGCATTTTTTGAGTTACTTCGTAAGAAAACCAAGTCCGTAGTATTCGGTGTAATTTACGGTATTACGGACTTGGGCTTAAGTGACCAAATTGAATCCAGTAAAGAGGAAGCAAAGGAACTGATTGACGGCTTTAAGTCCTCCATGCCTAACTACCTTAGGTGGGAAGGAACAACCCACAAAGAGGTTATGGAGAAGGGCTACATTGAGACTGTTCTTGGACGCAAACGCAGATTCGGTGAGATCATTGCTGAAGCTAAACAGGAGGATTTGTGGAAGCGTTCTGGTTGGCACTGGAAAATTGAAAAGTGCAAGCGGCAGAGTTGTAATGCCAAAATCCAGGGCTCAAGCGCTGACCAATCCAAGAAGGCGATGGTGGAACTGTTCTACCCTAAACGACCAGACGGAACTACGTGCTTAAACCGTCGTGAGTGGGTAATTAACGGCTATGTGTCTCAACTTGAGAAGGATGATATCCACCTTGTCCTTCAAGTACACGACGAGTTGATTTTCGATGCCCCTGAGACCGTTGACCTAGCCGTACTAAAGGCGATTACAGATACAATGGCTAATGTTATCCCTAACGATGCAGGAGTCCAATTCAAATCGGATATTGAGGTATCTCCTTATTGGGGCGGCAACTTCTCGCAAGAGCAAATCCGTCTTATGAACGAAGGTGCTTTGGATTGGAGAGATATCTTTGAGGAAGAGGTTAAGAAGAAGCTTTCCAAGTTCGGTATAGAGTATGAAGTCGGTATGTTTGCTGAGAAGGATGACGAAGAGGAAGAAGAGGAGGCCACATAATAACGGCTTCTTTGTTATTTGTTACTAACTAAGGTAAGTACCTTATATTGAAGATAGCAAGTCTGAAAGGAGTGATAACATGGCAACAGCTTCAGGGATTAGGGTGTGGGGAAACGTTTCTCTTGCACAAGACACAGAGATTAAAACTGGAGCTAATGACAACATCGTCGTTACTGTCAACGGAACGGATTACCCCATCACATTAAACGTAGGGGAGTATAAGACCAGCCATACGCATGTAACCTCCGAACTGGTTCAGCATATCGCAAGTAGATTAACAGCGGCAGGATGCCCTGTTTACGCCAAGGTGGGCGGTATCCACGACGATAACCCAAGAACTGTGCTTGTCATTGAAGCAGTAGATAAGGAGGCAAACGTAACAATAGCGGTGTCCGGTAATGGCGCTACTGCCTTTATAGGAGATAAGCCATACCAAGTCCAGCCGCCCGTTTCGGCTTCTGTACCTACTCTGGCGATGGTTAACTTAACCTCAAGAGTTCAAGCCAAGAAGACCTAAAAGATCCTTTCGGGGGTCTTTTTATTTTATCGCACCTTTTTACGTCGATGGCTTGACTACTGTGAGTGTAATGCAAAACAAACAATCGAAACGGAGCCAGGGACACATGACAACAGCAAAATCCAACCCTAGTAAGCAGAAGCGTACTTCTCAACGAGTGATGGTGCTGAACGCACTGCGTAACGCAGGTTCTAAAGGATTGGCTAACTACGAACTGTACGAAATCAGCCAGCGTTGGGCGGCACGTCTCCAAGAACTGTACAAGCAAGGCTACAAGATTCGTGTTGACAACTTGGGTGACGGTATTCACAGCTACACTTTGGTCGAAGAACCTGCCGTAATCCTGCCGGGACCTGAACGTGCTCAAGATGTTCTGACTCGTGAGATTGAAAGTAAGTTCGGTGGTTCTGTGACAACTGCTCAACTCCTTTACATCCTGCAATCTAACAAGCTTCAGGTTGGACGTAAAGCGGGGACATTCAGCGTATGAGAATCGGAGACATTGAACGGAACAAGGAAGACCGTCACTACGGAGCGGTCGAGTATTCGTCCTTTGAATTTTTAATCCACTCTTGAGTTGTTTATGAAGGGCAGTTAGGTCTGAGCAAGAAGATGGGCGTTTCTGCTTTCGCACTCTTGAAAATTTGATTTTGCAACTATCCGAGACTATGTAGCGACCACTATAGAGAAAGAGGCGACAAGCTATGAAGATGACAACAGAACAATACACAGAAATCATCGTAGGAAAGGTTGCTCACACGGCAAAGAACATCGCTAAGAATGGCGGTCGGCAAGAGGAAGTCGATTCTGATATAGCAGCAGCAATGATTATCACCTTCGCTCAAGAGATGATGCAAGTCATGAATCAAGTTGAGCAGATGAACGGCGAACCAACTATTTTACACTAGGAGGAAACACATGAGTGATGAGCCATTGCAAGAGGTTCTGCTTAACATAGGCGGTAACACCATCAATGACGTAAACAAGATGAATGCCCATTGGGATGACTCGAACGATGTAGCTGAGGAAAAATACGCTGGTTCAAGATACGTCTCTGTTGGCGGTGTTCTTCTGAAAAAGGGTGTCAGAGAAGACGATTAGCTTAATCATCTTCAGTAAGTATTATCGTTACGGAAACTTGGTCAAGGTTGGAGATTGCTCAGAGATTACATAGGAATTCGTAAAGATATGAGAACAAAGCCAGCCATGGAAAAGAGAAGGTATCTTCACCCTCCGTACTTGCTATACAAAGTTCTCCGACAGATGGGAGTAGTTAAAGTGATACCCAAAATTTCAACTATTAATTGGTCTAACTTGACAACTGACTTTAAAGAACTAGGGGGTATGACCTCCGTTGCGCCTTACAAACCTAGAGCAAAACAGGGCTTGGTTTGCAAGAAAAGCGGTAAGACATTCCAAAAAAAATGTAGCAGTAATCATCTATTCACTTGTTGTGACCGGAGAATAAGGGCGATTATGCAATACCACGAACACAGGGATACGCATCTTGCGGGAAAGAAGGCCAGATACCGTGAAAACAAGGATGCTTTTAGGCGCTTGGCACTTGTAAAACATCACAAGGATAAAGTTATGGAAGAGTTCCAGGACCTCAAAGCAACCTGTGGGTTCCGTCTTAGGGTGATTACAGAGATAATGGATTCCAAGACTGAGGGAGGTCAGTAATGTTAGATCGTTATGCTGTTGGTGGGCGACTAGACCCACCCTACTACCCTACCAAACCTCACCCTCATTTTGTGGGCAGGGCAATCATGGTTCCTGCTAAGGCGAACGGGGATAGGATGATCAAAGATACCTTCACAATGTCCCATGACCTTGAGTTCTTTGCGGTATCCATCAGAACGAACATGAATACCGTCGAAGACTACTGGAATTTAACTGTGGACGGAAAGGTACTCGCCAAGAACATTCATTGCAAGAATTACGAGGAAGGCTTGTACTTTCAGGTAGCGCATCCAGTGGTGGCAGGTAAAGAGTTCCTGTTCGAGTACCACACACCACACGGAGACGGAAAGAACCTTGAGTTGATGTTCCACTTCCTTACTGAGCCTGACGTTAACCTTGTACTCACCGGAACAACTGATTTAGGTAACTACCCTGACCCGCCCGAAGAGCCAGCCGAAGACCAACAACCACCGGACGCACCGGAAAGTGGCATACAGCTTCCTGTTACGTGGCAACCGTTTACTTCCGTTGTTGAAGCTGAGAAGTGGGCAAGTAACTTAGGAGTGTCAGTAAACTTCGCTAAGAAGATTGATGCCGCTAACTATGTGACCGAAGCATTGGCGTTACTCCTGAATACCTGCGGCGGCTTCGCTGATATGATTCAGAAGCATAAGCTAACAATTAAGATTGAGAACGGTAATGGTGCGAATGGATACTTTGACCCTTCCTCTGGAAAGGTTGTCGTAAGTAAGACGTATGACTACGCCAACGCTGATGTCATTGCTCAAATGGAATACGATACTGGACAGAAGTCCTCTCCTAATAAACTGAGGACGGTCATTCATGAGATTGGGCACTGGCTTCATTATCACAACATTGGAGCACAACAGTTCTATACGTACTCTGCCCTTGACCCAGACAACTATGGAGCGAAGACAATCCTCACCAATGCGGAATCGACGTATATTGCGAACCACCTTTGTAACTATGCAACCAAGTGGTTTCCTATTGAGTTGATGCCTGAAACATTCACCGCCAAGATAACTGGAGTACCTATTGATGCGAAGATATGGGAGTGGTACGAGCAGTACGGTGGATTCAAATGTGAGGGGTGGTAACGATGTGCCAACATGTGTTTCATAAAATCATCTCTTTAATAACAGCACTATATCTCTGTAAGAGGGAGCAAACTTCCTAAAAGCGTCTTACGTTGCCTTGCCTGTCTGAGTGAAGCGCCTTTATATAGAAGAAACTCAATCAGTCACGTTTACGAAAGAGATGGAATTGGCAGTAATGGAGAGGGGATTTTTATAATGGATATTACAATTCCTTGCATATTCTGCAAGCACTTTAATAGGGACGAACGGGAGAACATGACCTGTGCGGCTTACCCTAATGGAATACCTAAAGAGATTCAGGAATTAAAAGTAATTCACACTGAGTCGTATCCCGCCGATAACGGAATCAAGTACGAGCCATTAAGTGATCAGCATGACTACTTCAAATACTTTAAGGGAGAGATTCGACAATGAAAAAAGTAGTCGGAGCGTTATTGGCAGGTTTGGGTATTGGTGCGGCAGGAGCAGTCGGAGTTGCAGGAGCGTTAGCAATTATTATTAGTACTATTCTACTTAAAACTTTGTTTGCTCTCTTGGTAGGTTGGGTTATCGGGTTCGGGTTAAAACTCATTGCGGGTTCATTCGTAGCTGGTACGCTGAGTGCTATTTTCCACACAGCAATTCCCGCTTCCGCTTTACCACAAATCTTTGCAGGTATTGCATTGCTGGCATCCTTCATTAAACCTTCCCACAGCTTAGCAGACAAGAGCGCAAATAAGTAAAAGGTTTAAAGCTAGTTTTGAAGACCTGAAGAAAGGGCTTTGTAACTCCGCTAATCATACGCTGACCATTATAGAGAGGTGACATGAATGATAGGATTCTTAAACAAGTGCCCCCACTGTGGGGCACGTTCTTCTTTTACACCTGAAGAGATGGAATGTGATAAGGCGTTGGTGCTGTGGTGCAGTCTCTGCGGTAACTTCATCAATCAGACATTTACTATCGAGACTGTCCGCAGGTGGTGGGTTCGGTACGACGAGGGTGAGGAATCTATCGTTCCTCCGATCAGCAAGTACAACCTTCAGAAACTCATGGAGATCGAACAGATGCTTAACGAGCAAGGTGAATGGATGGAGAGCATTGAGATTCACATTAAAGACTTTAAAGAATACCAGTATACAGACGAAGAGGGTGACTTTAAGAATGAAGGTTCAGATAACAGCTAATTTTTTCCTTGACAACGGTGAAGTTAAGAGGGTGGAATGGTTCGAGATTGACCCTAAGCTTAAAGGTAAGATTGTCGAGGATGGCGTAGATAAGCCTGTGGAAATAATCCTCAAAGCGGCTAAAGACGTACAGGAAGAATACAAGAAAATATTCCGTAAGTATCAAAAGGAAGGTGAAGTATTCGCCGTAGAAAACATCTTGGGTGAGGTATCAGGGGTTCACTTTACAAAGGTGGCATACTGGACATTACAAGCAAAAGAAGTGAAAGAGGAGGCAACCGAGCCTACCAATAACACAACTATTTAATAGTAGCCTGGATAGGTTCGAATCCTGCCCACTAAGGTTGTACTTCTTTGCTGAGTTTTACCCCCGCACGAATTTCTATCGAGACTTACTCTTTTCTGCGGCTACTCACGTTTATGACATACGTTCCAAGCCTATAATAGCTAATATCCAGGCCTTCTATTAGTTGTTCGTTAACTATATGGGAGGTGCAAGAACAAAGATGCAGCTGAGGGTCCGAATGCCAGCTTCACACGTATTACTAACGGCGAAGTTACAGAATCAATCGCAACTACCAGCTGTTATGGAGCGACCACTATAGGAACAGTAAAACAAACAACGGAGGTAACAACAATGACAAAACAGATTTCCTTTAAGCCTTTCGGTTTCCCTGTAGTGCCTAGCATGAACGGTGGTGACTTTCTTGCCATCATCCAAAAAGCCGCGCGCTATGACGAGACGGTCAAGTTAAATAAAGACTTATCGAAACGTGTCGAGGAATTAGAAAGCACTTTAGCTGAACAAACACTTAAGTCAGAAGAAGCCTTCGCAGTCCCTTTGTTCCCACAGGGTTTTGAATACTTCGGAAATGCCGGAGAACTTACCGACGGAGAGATTCAGGGTGGTCTGGTTTCTGCCGCACAGGCAGAACTAGAAGCAGGCAAGTTCCACTTCATCGGAGCAGGAGATTCAGCTATCATACGTATGCACGATGAAGACCGTATCATCACGGTCGTAGCTCAAGGGTACTATGAGCACCAAGAGATCCTTCCTGATCGGAACACTAACGCTAACGGATGCGATGACCCCGACTGTACCTGCCAATTTTTTAAGTTCGCTCCTTCCATCTAGGTTACACTGTCCCTCTTAATTGAGAGGTTTGTCACACCATACATAAGAAGTGGTTACATTGTCAAAAGGATAGACCAAGGTTGAAGGACTCAACGAACAAGTTGAGAACGACTACCTATGAAGTGAACGAGAACGGACAGAAGAACAAAAAGTACGAAAAATAGATCCACCTGTACGTCATTAAACTCGTACCTATTGTGCTCCGTGGTGAGGATAACCCCGTATGGAGGGGTGGCATGTTCTATCGTGAGAAGGGTGGCAAGAAGTAAAGGTACAATGACCCTCAAACGAAAGAAGGTAAAACTGATGATGGACAAAAACGAAAACACAATGATTCTGGGGAATAGCCCACTGTTGATATCTGATGTAGCTTCTTTGATTAAAGCAGGGGAGTTGGACAAGTCTATCCCATTTATGGCTTATAACCGAGCCGCCCGTCGTACCGCTGAGAAGCAAGCAAAGAAAATGATTCGTCGCTCGAAGGACTAGATCTATAAGAAAAAAATGCAGGTACGCCATGAATGGTGTTTTAAAAACAGACTCCTATATGACTTCGTGCTTTGGAAAAAAGGTAAATGGAAGTCATCTATTAAAGGTGGAGTAAATCGTAAATGCTAGGACACTTTAAACGCATATTACTAGGAGGGGTAAAATGGAAAGGGCTTATGGTTACACTCTTGGAGTTGTAGTAGAGCAAGTAGAGATGATTGAGAGTGCTATCCGGAATATGGAGCAAGCGATGCGGCATGTGTCGCCCGCCACGGTAGACGTAATTCGCAGGAACAAGAATCAGCTTGAATCATTGCTAGAACGCATCATGGATGCTAACGTATCTTCCACCCCTGGGCTTCAGGCTTCTATTCAAGGTAACAAGCAGTGTCTTCAGGACTGCTTCTCAGCAGACTACACAAACCGTCTCAGCACGATTAGGAGGACAAGACGATGAAAATTAAGTTCAGGGACGTTTATGGAATTCTTCAGAACAACAGGAAGGCTGTTTCTGATATGGGACTGGATTATACCAATGTGCTTGAAGGGGAGGGCAAGTGCCTTATCTCTGCGGAACTGGATGCCCTGAAAGAAAGCTACGGAGACCTGTACAATTCGGACATCAAATTGAACGAAAATATCGACGCTATCAGGAAAAAAGCTAACTCCTGTTTTGCCTGTTTAGACCTAATTTAGCTACGCAAATACGCCAAAGTATCCTCTTCCAATGATTGAGGTGAATTGTAAGAAATTCGAGACCTTCGGGTCTCTTTTTCTTACGCATCTTTCTCCCTACATAACTCTACTACTGAGAGTAAAGGGAGAGTGATACAGATGAACATTGACCACAGAATAGCCGCAGGTTTGCTACTTAAAGAAGTTCCTGAGAAGCACATGAAGGAGATACACTTCCAAGCGAACGGGAAAAGTATTTTCCTGAGTTCCATCACTGAAGAGAAATTGGTCTCTGAAGATAAGTTAGATATGTTCCAACACTGGATTGAAGAGACAGTAATCAACCTGCCTTCTTACGAGACCCTGTTGGAAGTTCTTGAAGCTGAAGGGAACATTGTCTAATGACAACTAACGTAAGAGACATGACGAACAACAAGTAAGTTCGTAACCGCCTATCAAAATCTTGTACACAGCGCATGCAAGCAGTATACGCCTTACTTGATGGGATTAAACATTCTTCCGGTGCAAGTCGAACGTTAACAAGTTTGAAGTACTTATTGCAAAACACGGCAAGACCTACGAGTTCAGTCCGTATACTATTCTAGCAATAATTCAGGTTGAGACGAGTTCTACCTTTAATTCTAATCTCGTCGGTACTCACGGCGACACAGGGTTGCTTCAGGTGCTCCCCGCCACACAGAGATATATGAAGATTAAGGGTAGCCTGAAAAATCCTTCAGTTAATATCGAGATTGGCGCTAAGTACCTTGCTTACACACAAAAGAGATTCGGTAATGACCTTGGCATCGTTGCGTGTACAATCAGAGCGAGGGCAACGTTAAACGAGGAGTGACAACACTAAATATCTGTCAAAAGTAAACAAAGCACTGATGACAATCAAAAGGTAGCTAAACAAGATATGTTACTATCCCATAGCGATTTCCCTATTTTGGTAGTAACATAACGGGAAAGGGAGTTGTCGCTATGGCTAATAAGCACTTGAAAGATATAATCCGAGAGACCACAGAGGTCTTGAAGGAGGAATCCCACCAGCACGGAGCACTTCATGAGATTCACCCGAATGATGTTGAGCGTGTTTTGCGGAGAGGTCTCGATACTATTCTCGAAAACTTGGTTCAAGGTAACAGAATCTATCTTATCAATTCCTTTAATCTCGAACCCAAGGACTATGACGCAAAGTATGTCAAGAACCTCAGACCGGAGAGCCGATGGTCATTGAACCATATTGAGCAATCCTTATCAAACCGTCTGAGTCTGCCAAAAAACGACTCAAGGTCGGCAAGAAAACCTATCCGCTGATGTAATAGAAAGACCCCGAAAGGGGTCTTCAGATTGTCGAGAAACCCTGTACTTTTTTCAAAGTACGGGGTTTCTCATATTTTAAGTGGTCGGTTTAAAAAGGAGATAGGGGAGATTCCCCCCGTTTTTCAAGGCGATCCAGGTGGATCGCCATCTTCTTCATGTTCTGCACAGCTGCCGTCATCAGGGCCTGTTCCCTGACGTTTTGAAGTCCGCGCAAACGGCAATAGCGAAACCCATGGAGCTCTTTAGCATCCGCGAAGCTTCGCTCAATCGTCTCTTTTCGTTTTCGGTAGAGATACTTCCCGGATCGACTGAGCCGGTTGCCTCGCACCCACTCTTTGCTGTCCTCCCAGACATGACGGGTCACCACTTTTCGATGGTTTGGAGATCGTGTGCATTCGTTTAATAACGGGCAGTTCTTGCAATGCTGTGGATCAGAGGTGTACTGTCGGTATCCCTCGCGGTTGGTCGTTCTATACGGTAATTCGTGCTTTGCCGGACAAACATAAATATTGCGCTGTGCATCATATATGAACTTCCATTTGGGGAATAAACCTTGGGTCGGGTGAAATCTTCGGTGAGCAATAACGGCAAAAATATTTCGGCTTTGGAGCCCTTTGCATATGGGTGAAGTCAAGTACCCCGAGTCCAGAGAAACGGTTTCTACTTTAAAACCAAATCGTTGTTGTTGACGATCCAAACGGGACAAATACGGTATAGAATCATAGACATTTCCAGCGGTCACATGTACATCCGTAATCATGTTGTATTTCAGATCCACAGTACGGTGGTCTAAGTAGAAAAATCCTTCCGGCTTCCCATCACGTATCATATAACCGCTGTCAGGATCTGTTGTGCTCATTTTAATTTCCTTTTCCTCTATCACGTCCTCTCTAGGTTTTAGCGCTTTTTTCCATGTGCATTCCGGTCGGCCTCTACGGCAGCTTAAGTTCATTCACATAATCACGGATGTTTTGTAGAACCTGTTCTTTGGTGTACTTATGCTTATTCGCATTCGCTTTAACGTGAGTTGAATCGGTAACTAAGACACGTCCGCCTACCATACGGTGCTGAATCGCTTGTAGCACAATCCCGTCAAAGATTTCCTGAAAGATTCCGGTGTCTTTAAAACGAGTACGCCGATTCCAGCTAATCGTAGAGTGGTCCGGTACGTTGTCGGTGAGACCTAACCCCAAAAACCAGCGGTAAGTGAGGTTGGCCTGAATTTCACGTTCGAGTTGGCGTTCGGAACGGATACCATAAAAATAACCAAGAAAAATCATCTTAAATCTCGATTCGAACGCAACATATTTGTACACCCTTCCGCACGTTTATTTACTGATATTATACAATATTAACGCGGTGTCGTGTTGAATTAAATGTATAAAAAATAGCTGTCGAGATTTTCTCGACAACCTGAAGACCCCGAAAGGGGTCTTTTCTTTTTGCTCGCATCTCATACCATACATAGCGCGACTACTAGAGTATGAAGCAAATAACACGGTTTAATACCGGAAGGAGATGGGATAAATGAGTGTTGTTAATACCCCCGAGATAGCCGATAACGAATTGGATATTGAGGTAACAGATGCCCAAGCCACAGGCAACCACAAGAAAATCAAGACGATGGATGACACTGTGTACAAAGCATTTATGGAGAGAAACGGCTTAGCAAAACCTCAAGGACTGAAATTGAAGTGGAGCGATTTCAAAAAAACTCTTACAGTCAACGAGGATGGTGTCGTGGTTACTGCATATGGTGAGGTAGTGAACTTTTTGAAAGCTGCACAAGAAGACAGAAAGTTCGAGGTGAAGTAATAGTGCTGAGTCCCAACTACCTACATCTTAGGCAAGACAACCTGAAGGATATGCACAATATAGAACTCCTGAAAGCATGTAAAGAAGATAGAGAACTCATGGGCGAGTTCTTGAAAGCTAATAGAGACTTTATCTTCTCGATCATCAAGCATTTTAAAGGGAGTGTCGAGGAACTTGTTTCAAAGTTTCGTATCACCGAGGACGAACTGTACCAACACGCATGTATCGGCATACTCACATCTATTAGAGACTTTGACTTTGATAGGGGCATTAAGTTTACGACCTTTGTCGTGCGCCCCATCCTCTGGGAAATCAATCAACTTCTTTATAGTGACTCTCAGTCTGTCCGGTTAAGTCGTGGTGCAGTTGAACTCATTAAGAGGATGGCCGAGATTGAGGAATCTCTTGGGTATCGCCCCGCCGAGGATGAAATGTCCGAACTGCTTAAGGTGACTGTCGAACGCTATCGAGAGATTGCGATGTTCAGTGATGAACTTGAGCACTACGACGGTATGGAAAACTTCGAGTTCGCCAACAAGGACGAGAGAAGTATTGAAGAAGAGGTTACCAATCGTCTCTATGTAAAGCAATTACTAGAAGACCCCATGTTCACGGATTTCGAGAAGAAGGTCATGTGTTTAGTCTTGGAGGACGCAAGCAACAACAATACACAGATTGCGGAACGTCTTAACGTTTACCCGATGACGATTAACCGTACCTTGGCTCGAATTAGAAGTAAAATCGAGAGCCGTAAGTCTGACGTAAAAGAAGAGAAAACCAAGATTCCTTCCAAGTATGAACGGGAGATATCCATTCTCGCTCAGGAAACCAAGGAGCGTAATGAGAACCTCTGCATCGAAGATATCACGGAACTACTTGATGTCTGTGGTTACGACACCTCCACCTACTCGACAAGGGTTCTCTATTATATCCGTCAGAAAGCCAGCCAACAAGGTGCTTGAATCAATCGCAAACATCGTAAAAGGCATTTTCGGTAAAAAGGTAACCCTGCAAGCACGTACTTACAGGGAACTGGTTGAACAACTGGCTTGGGCTGAGCATTAAGTGACACGAAGGATGCTTTACTTGGTCTTCGATTTCGACTGCAAGACGGTGTACTGACTATGGAAAATATTGCTCAAGATGCTGAAGCAATCATTGCTCATTGCTCATCACCAAGAGCTTCTAACAGCCAAAGCTCACCGCAGTGACTTCCATGGACAAGTTGCCCAAGTCGAGACCGCAGTAAAGTTGGTTGACGGTCTGAAGACTGCTGTGGTGACTCCCGAAGAGGGTCTGAACTAATCCCTGAAGGGGGGTGAGAACCACATGGCAGACATTATCGTATCTGCGAAGTACGCTGCAGGTGACAAGATTATCGTCGGAAAATAAGACGAGTAATCATATGGTCTAATACATCGTGAAAGTGCTGACGATTAAGAACATCGTACCGGATGTTGATGAAGCTGGAAACGACATTATCACATACATGGTTGAAGTCTACTCCCCAACAAACACGAAAAATGCGAATGGACGTTAAGGAGGATGGCTTGCAACCACTTGAAGTCAACACTGAAGCATTCACAAACTACTAAGTAAGGAGGCGTATTTATTTACCCATAATCGGAGGAATTGTCAAATGACATCATTAAATTTTATGCACCTTGGTGCGTTCCATGTAAATTAATTGCTCCAATACTCTCTAAGGTTACTGTCGAGCGTGGGATTGATGATGATTCTACTACTGGTGCTGAGGCTGCTTCCAAAATCGGTGTTATGAGCGTTCCTACGGTGGTCTTTAAAAGAAGGCAAAGAGGTAGGGCGTTTCACTGGCAATGCGCCTGAGCACGTGATTACTTCCTGTGTAGAAATAGCAATCCACGCCTAATAGAAAGGGGAACGAATATGAGAGAACAAGACTATCACGGCTGGAACATTGAGGTATATGACAACCAAACTTTCCTTTTAGGGGCTAACTTCAACACTAACGACCACATGGGCAAGAGAAATATCTACGTGTGCTTGTACTTCGGTAAATGGACAGTAACTATCGGAAAGTTCTATAAGTTCCCGAATGATTACGGTGACGAATGAACCTGACTCTTTATTACAGCAACGACTGCGGTCACTGCCGACGCTTACAGAAGACTCTCGACAAGATTGCTCAGGAACGACAGCAGGTCAGCGTCTCTAGGATTGAGTATGATCCTTCCATTCACACGGAAGTAAAGTTCGTCCCGACAGTGGTTGTAAGCCACGGAGAGAGAGAACTAGGGCGTTTTAGTAGTGCTCTAGCAAAGAAGACAATCGACGTTTGGCTAGACCAATTAGAAGAATACATTAAATTTTACTTAGGCTCCGGATCCTTCTGAATGAGCAGCATACCCATCCGCTGTGCTATTTCCCTCGGCATGGGCATACTGAGCACTGTATTTATCCCTAGAAATGCCCGTTTTTATTGAGATATACAAACATATGAAACCAACGTACATAAGGTGGTGACAGATCCCAAAGGGAACTGTATGGAAAACAGGTCCCGAACTACGGAAACGTGGATTTGATACCATCCGTTTATCTCCTTTTGAAAATCACTTCCCAGGGTACAACCCGTTATCTGTGGCCAAGAATTATGCAGAAATTAAAGAGATTACACAACTCATTCTAATGAATGGCGGACTTGCATTCGAGATCCAGGGAAAGAGCGGTGGAGATTCAACCTGGCTTAACATGTCGCTACCGCTATTAGTGGCAGCATTCCTCTATGTGAAATATAGAAATCCGGAATGCCCTAGAATTGGTGATGCCATGGATATCATCCTCTTTATGGACATGGAGGAGATAGAGGCACTATTCAATGATTACAAATTAGCAAGACGAGAATATGCGCTGTTCAAACAAGCAGCCGGCTCAGATAAAATCTTAGCTAGTATTAAGGTAACGATCGCTACAAACATGCAACTGTGACCGGGTAGTCCACTTTGCACAACGAAATGATATACAGCCCAAACATTTACGATTTGGATTAAACAATGACAATAAAAAAACCGTTGTCCTGTTTGTTTCAGTACCTGAAACGAAATCCCTTTACGCTGCTCCGCTCATGGCCGTACTCTATCAGCAACTACTCCAGCGGCTGCAAGATATTACAGATGGATTCCCCGTCCTTTTCTTTTTAGATGAGTTTGCCAACTTGGGTATCATTCCGATTAGTGATACGGTTGCTGCTACAGCACGTTCCAGACGCATGGGGTTAGCTTTAGGCATCCAAGGTATTGAACAACTAAGTCAAAAATACGGAGAAGACAAGGCTGCCAATCTCTTAAATAACCTGAAGACTAAGATATTCCTTTCGGGCCTATCCCAAGTGTCTTGCGAGTACGCCTCTTGGTTCTGTGGAACCTCAACTATAAAAATAGAAACCATTTCTACAGCTTTTCTTGCTATGATACCAGACAAAAAAACGATAACATCAGCTGAACGAGATGCAGTCACATCGGATGAAGTGAGACGTCTTGACCCAAGAAAGGCACTCGTTATTTCAGACTATCTGAATGCAGCAACCGTAGATAAAATCTCCCACTCCCACTAAAAAGTAATGGTTGCTGCTGTTTTCTCTCTCATTCTTAGATTTACAACTTCGACACCTTTAGGGTAATGGAAGGAGATTGGTTTAGAACCATATTTTTCTGAAAAGGCCGGTGACGGGAACAGGGCTTGGACTCGATTTTCCAAACTGTGGATAATACGTATGATCGCACAGTGGATCTCCACATCTTCCCTTGGGGTTTACCCTCCCATGTCACGCTGGGTCGTTGCCCTTACATTCCTTCGTTCTACCTGCCTAGGGGTGGAGGCCGATTCTCGCTCCTATACGGGGTCATTGCCCTTATGGTTTATTCAACTTCGGCTTCTCCGGTGCTTCATTTGTCAAGTTATACATCTGCGAACGAGTCAAGATTTTCAAGGCTATTGACTCTTTGAACTACGCTGCATTCCGTTGTAACTGCGCTTGTCGTACAGGACCAAGAACGTCGTTTGCGTTGTACTCTATTTCCTTCGTCCCCAGCGTGTGCAGGACGCGTATCAGTTTTCCGCAGAGCGCGATAAGCGACTGTTTTTTCTTTAGCGGATTTTGACTTCGTGTTGTGAAATACTTATGAAGGGCCTTAAATTCCTCATTCTTCGCTACCATTGGCATGACGCAACGGAACAACAAGGCTCTTAATCGCGAGCGTCCACGCTTGGTGATGCCGGTTTTACCCTTGCGTTTACCGGAACTATTTTCTTTTAAATTCAAGCCCGCCAGCCGAATGATTTGTTGTCCGTGGTCATAATGACTCAGATCGCCAACCTCAGCCAGAAATCCTGCAACGGTAACCGCGCCAACGCCTGGTATATTCAACATCTGCGTTGTTCCCGGGATCTCATTCAAGATGTCCATGACCTGATTCATGGTCATTTCCACCTGTTTAGAGAAAAGCTCAAACTGCTCGAGCAAGCTCAGAAGCTCCAGTCTCGCAGCTCGTAACCCTTCGGTAAGCCCGATGGATGTCCCGGCTGTCGCAAAGAGCTTTTCCGCTCTCTTGATACCGACTCCTCGCTTCACTTCCGTTTTCCAGTGTGCGAGAACGCCTCTGGCGCCTATAGAGACGATCTCTTCCGGTGTCGGAAACTGGCGCATTGTCATTAGCGAAGCTTTGCCTTCCCAATCTTTAAACACGCTCAAATACTCTGGAAAATAGCGATCGAACCAGTTATGCACACGGGCCTTGACTTGGTTTAAACTCACCATAACCTTCTCACGGAAATTCATGAGGATGCGTAATTCGGCATATTCCATCGCCGGCAATTTGGGCTCTGAATACTTCCCGTTTCGAATGAGATCTGTAATGACTTTGGCATCCTTATAGTCACTCTTCGTCGGCGAGTTATCCTCAAGTTCCTTGCTCTTGTTTACGTGATGCGGGTTCACAATAACGACCTTTATATCTCGAGCTTCCAGAAAAGAAGCTAGCGGAAACCAGTAGTGTCCGGTAGGCTCGATTCCGAAAACAATGTCCGTTTTCAGATGAACCTCCTGAAGTTCTTTCATCCATGTTACTAGCTTCGTTAACCCTTCCTGATCGTTGTGGAACACGCAGTCTTTTCCTAATTCAATGCCACGGAAATCTACCGCTCTAGCTACGTGAATCTTTTTGGCAATGTCTGCTCCAATGACTAGCGTTTCTTTCGTAATTCGCGTAATCCGTTGATTCTGTTTCAGTTTCATCTTATACTTCATGATGTGCGCCTCTTTTCGTATGTGGGTATTGTTCTTGTCCGGAACAACGATTCCCAGTATACTAGAGGCGCATTTTTCATTCAGCTCAAATTACTTCATTACAGGAATGGCTTCTATTATGAAGATGACAAATATACCAAGAGAGTACGTGAAGGAGACCCCGATTTTTCTACTGAGTTTGAGGATCTTAGAGTTCTTTATGGGATTTCCAAAGATGGAAAATTTGATGCTGATCCATTCAATTAAACTCATAAAGACTAGGTGAAGGGAGCCACAGCCATTGGCAATATCTTTAAGAGACTACCAGAATGAAGCATCCTGTATCGTTTTCTAGAAACTTGCTGCAGGCGTAAAGAGACAACTTATATTGTTCTCCCAACTGGAGCGGGTAAGACGATCGTGGCTGCGGCCGTCTCAAAACTATTCAAAGAAACTTTTGATATAAATCGGCCTATTGTTTTCATTGCTCATCGAGACGAACTACTAAAGCAAACAGCAAGTAAAATGAGCCTGGTTTGGAGGGATGTACGTGTTGGCAGGGTTAAAGCCGCCGACAACGAGCAAGAAGTCGATGTCATTGTCGCATCTACTCAAACGTTAGTCCGTGGCAGGCAGATGGTTAGACCTTCGCTTGTTATTTATGATGAGGCACATCATAGTGTCTCTAAGGGTTCATACAAGGTCTTAGAGACCTTGGGCTGCTTTGAAGAAGATGGTCCACCATTACTCGGAATAACCGCGACCCCAAACAGACTTGATCGGCAAGCCTTAGGCCAGGTATATGAGGAGATTGTATATGAAAAAACGATCTTGGATCTCATCCTATCCAAGTATCTCTGTGATATTAGGGGGAAAAAGATTGTTGCAGATGAACTAAATCTGGATTCCGTTCAAACACTTGCTGGTGATTTTAACGAAAAACAACTGGGTGAGCAAATGGGCCAAGAAAGTGTTATCGATACAATAGTCCAGGCGTATTTAGAACATGGTGAAGAAAGAAAAACGATTATCTTTGCTGTAAATGTGAAACAAACCTATGAAATTACCGATCGCTTATCTTCTCATGGTGTGAAGGCTGCCGGGATAGATGGTTCATTGCCTGAAGAGACTCGCGATCAATTGCTCGCTGATTTTTCTCAAGGCATTCTACAAGTCATGGTGAATTGTATGATCCTAACGGAAGGCTTTGATGAACCGAGTGTAAGTTGTATTATGATGGCGAGACCCACTAAAAGTGAGAGCTTATATACCCAGTGCATTGGACGGGGGACCCGATTATATCCGGATAAAGTCGATTGCCTTGTTCTTGACATCGTTGGCGTTTCAGAGAAATACTCATTAATGACACTAAGTGATCTTTTTCCTCCTGGGCAAATAGAGGATGATGAGGAAATCGATGAAGATATCCTAAAAGACGAAATGATAGAGGATGGGGAATCCGTACTTGAATTTCAGGAGCGCCTGCATCAAATTGCCTTTGAACATGGTAAGAAAATGCATGAGATTAATCTTTTCTCCACAAAGACAATCTACTTATGGAACTCTATCTCCGGTATTGCTTACTACATTAGCATTGGCAATAAGCAATATTGTTACTTAATTAAAGACGATACTCACTGGTGGATTTTATTTGAACACACAAATAAGCGGCTGTATCCATTACATGATGAAGCTTTATCTCTAGAATACGCACAAGGTATTGCTGAAAGCTTTTTGCAGACAATCAGTACCAAGATTATTTATAAGGAAGCTCGGTGGAGACATCATCCAATGAGTCCAGCTCAACGTTCGCAGCTCGATAAAAATGCTATTGCTTATGATGACACATGGACAAAAGGGCAGGCATCCGATGTACTTAACAGTATTTTTGGAGAAAGAATTGCAACTAAAGTCATTGATAGATTTAATGGGGAACTATACCGTAGCATGTTATCAAATCAATATGTGCGTGATAAAATTTATCAGGATCTATCGAAAATTCAGAAAGAGATCAATTAA